CGCCGACGCCGCTCACATTCATCACGCCAGAATAGTCCATGTTACACGTCCGATAATAAAAGATCACAATTTACGTAAAGATAGGGCACGCCGACCCTTACGTAAAAAACAACACCCCAAAACACAATCTTCCCCGTGTTCCGGCCATTTCTGACCGAACATAAGAGACATGATCGGACTACAACATACTTTTACGAACAACTGCGCACCGATCAATCGCCACCAACACCGTATGCCTTGTTGACAGCCAGCGCACAAACAAAAATATGAAAACACGCTATACGGCATACCAACCTGTTCCGTATAACCCATACAAACGAGGACATACAGACCGCACAATGTGCATAGCTCGTATCATAGCACAAACGTCAGAGAAAAGATACTGCCCCGACAATATATTCTTATCTTTTTTTCACTTTTTTCTGCAACAAACGACACAATACACAAAACCTATGGTATAATCAAAACCCGTACAAACAAAACGCATACCCCGCCCAACGCGACAAAAACACAAACCAAATAAAACATACAACATGAAAAACAAAACGACACTTGACGACTCATAACCAAAAAACCACAGGCGTGTTACCGACCCGCAGAGGCGTGGGGAATGCGTATACGTGGTTCTTCAGAAAGAGGGGGTACTGGAAATTGGTCGATGCGTGAAATGTTTTTCAGAGGAGAGAGGGGGTACTGGAAAGAGCGTGATCCCGCCACGTGGCGGGCTTTTGTAAGATATGTAAAACTGGAAAATGGAGGTGTGCTGTGGTAGTAGGAGATTTTGGGGAGTTGAGCGGTATTGGTGTGGTAGGCTGTCGTACGGGTAACGAGTTGTTTGGCTATGAGGATGTCGGCGTTCGTAATGGCGTATGGGATCGGTTTCGTGGTGGAGGTCGTACTGGTGGGGAGAAGCGGGAATTGCCGGATATACCTGTGGTGAGTAGTTATTTGGGCGTTGTGGGCTACGATAGTGATCGTAGCCGGTTATTGGTGGAGTTTACGGATGGCGTTTTGATTGAATATCGTGGCGTTCCGGAGGGCGAGTTTCGAGATTTGTTGGACGCGGACAGTAATGGTCAGTATTTTTACTATAATATACGTGATGTGTACCCGTGGCGTAAGTTACGCGGTTGAGTTGTAGGGATTGTCAACTTCTTTTTTTTATTTTTCTTTTTTGTAATTGTGTCTTATAATTACGGTATGCTTTAGTGGCATATTGTTTTCTTTGCGTATGCTTTTTTTGAGGTGTAATTATGTCTCAGTGGTATTACTATTTGTCTGGCGGCGAGCGAGTTGCCACGGAGTTTTGGAATCGATTCGTTTGGTGGTATTTCAGTGTAATTACCTTATGAAATATGGTCGGTTGGGCGTCCGTCGTCGGTTTCGTCCTCGGATCATAGTTTGCCGTATAGTGCGGGAGCGTCAGCTCGCCAGTTGGGAGGCGATTCTGCGTTTTTGTGGTTGTCTGCTTCATTGACTGCGATTTTGTTTTTTATTGTATTTTTGATGTTTCTTTTGCGTTGAGTGTTTTTATTTCTTGTCGTTCGTGTTTTCGAGTTTCTCTATAGGTATTTTGGGAATGGCCGCTAAACCGTCTTTTGAGCATCCGTATTCTGGACGTTCAATTTCTGGACGTTCAATGGATTTGTACAAATGTACAAACCTTTCTTAAGTTCCAAATTTTGGTTTTCCTTTTTGGATTTGTCTTGTAATGTTTGTGTTTTTTTCTTGATATTTGTCGTGATAGTTGCATATATTTACGTGGCTATGAGAGAAAGATGGCCTTGACGTCCATACGTCTGATTTGTTTTCGACGGAACGACTTTTTTTGTGGAGCGGTTATGTATACGACTATGAAGAGTGCTGATCGTTGGTTTGTTGTTCCGATTGTATTGTCGGATGGTCGTCGCAGTCGGATGTTGATGCGATATGATCGGATTGTTGGTGCGGAGAGTTGTCGTGCGGAGGGCGTGTGCGCGGTCCGTTACGATACGGGCACCGGCGTTGAATTGGTGGAGGTTGGTATGCCGTTTGATTCGTTTGTTGAGATGGTGTGCGAGGGACGGTTGGACTCATTTGATAGTTCGGAGCATGTTGAAGGCACGGATTTTTGTGCGAAGCCGCGATAGTTTGTAAGGCGTGCCAGGTTTTTTATTGGTAACTATGAATACTGTAAAATGTAGCGTTTTCCGTTCTTCTTTGGACGGTGTTGATTTGACGATTTCTACTGGTGGCGTGTTGCGTTTGGAGTACCGTAGTGTGCGCGGTTGGCGTCGTGCGGATGGTTTTATTGTGTTGCTTTTTTGTTCTGATCCGGAGGTGGTTTACGAGGTTGCGTGTCGGAACGAATGGGGGGCGGGCCATGTGGTAGGTTGGATGCGTCTTTTCAATGTTCCGGAGCGCGAGCAGCCGGTTTAGTCATGTTTGCGTAAATATGTAAACAATGTTTTGAAATTTGAGTAGCCCGCCAGCATATAGTTGCGCGTTTAGGTTTTTTGTTTTAACAATGTATGAGGAGGTGGTATGAAAAATTTTCGTGATACGATTTGCGAGTGCCCGTTGGAGTTTTTGAATCTTCCGTCGTGGCGTACGCTTTACTATCAGCTGTGTGCGCTGACGGGTCGCACGTTCGATGACGTGGATTATGCGAAATGGTTGGGCATCCCGTGGGAAGATTACCGGCTATGGAAGGTGGCCGGTTTCCATCCGATGACTGGTATGAGGCTGTTTTTGCAGCGTGGTTTGTGTTTTTATTCCGGGAGTCAACAAAAAGAGTTGCAAGAGGCGACGGCGATGCGGTATCCGGATTTGGTTGAACCGAATTTGTACATATTGTGTAAGGAACTTTTTTCGGAAGATACGCCGGAGTTGGATACCGAAGTAGGCACGGGCACCACAGCGGAAGGGGCCGTTGTAGGGTCCGAACCGCGTTTTGAAACCCCGTGTGAATGCGGCATCTGCGATTGCGCCACGGGCGGGCCGTCGGGGGAGACTACTGAGTCTAAGCAGCCTAAACAAGAACCGGCGAACGGCGAAGATGTCGCGGAACCATCGGACGAAAGAGAGGGCGGTACGCCGAGTACTGAGAAAGGGTGCCCCTGCGGTTGGGAAGTGCGCGTTTATAAGTTTGAAATTCCGAGTAGTTGCCGTGAGCCGAAGGATGCGTTGTCGAAAACCATATACAGGCTCGATCATCGGTTCTTTGTATCGCCGCCCGTTTGCTACGGCGATGTTCCGAAGATGTTGAGTACGAAAAAGAGTACGGATTTCGACGGCCAATGGGGTGCGCTGCGTTCCTGGTTGTTGGAGGAGTTGTTTTTATTTGGGCGGGAGATAGCCGACTCCGGGCCCGATGCCGCCGAGGAAGCCGTGTTGGATGCGTGGGCTTTACGTGCGTTGGCTATCGCGAGCTGTTTGCAGTCCTTCTTTAGACTCCTACTTCCCGATGGCGTTCAGCTTGTGGAAGTCGGGCTTGACTTGCTGCCAAAAACGGCGAATGAATCCGGACGGCATTTTGCGATATTGGACAAGGCGTGGCATTCCGTGTTCCGGGCGCAGCAATGCGAGGGCGTGGGTAGGGAAACACTTTGCGTTTTGTACGCGGCCGTTTATTCCGTTTGGGAGCTGTTCGACGGCGAATGCCGACGCAGGCGCGGTCAAACCATGACCCTCGGAGAAAATGACCCCGAATGACACGGCGGGCATGCCTTTGTTGCGTTCGTCATCCCGCCACGTGGCGGGATGACCTATGTTTGCGTTTTGGTTCGCATAAACCAAAACACGAATATCAATAAAATTTAATTGACATCTTGATTTTTATTTTTTGTTGTGCATACTATAGAAATGACTTGCGTTGAATTGTAAACATGAGCAGAAGTTACAGGGCACATTTGGATTGTATACATGAGGAGCCGGACCCTTACGAGCCGGACCCTTACGAGCCGGTTTGTTGCGAACAACCGGACACGTTGGAACGGCTAAATGAAATTTTGCAGGAAATATACTATACGGAACTTGAGTTCTTGACGATTGGTTTGCTATAAGTTGCCCCGTTCGGCATCGTCATATTTTTCCGATAGTTTTCAAAAGAATCGAATGAGTCCCATTAAAAAGAGCACAAAAAAAGTTGCCGCTAAAGGAGCGAGCGGCGGGTGTCGTAAGAAGTCCGCCGTCTTTGATTTTCTTTTCCGCGACAAATTGATCCCGCCGTTTGATGTCCACCCCGGACTGTACCAGTTATATATCAAAGAAACGATAGAAAAGGCAAAGCTAAGCGGATGGGCCCCCGAAAAACTAAGCGAGAACCTGATCTCGCTTGACGCCTATCTCTATTTCGTCGGCGGTCTGAATGCGTTGACTGAAAAGGAATGCGCCAGTTTGACACGGGAAAAGGATATTTCGAGTTTTTCTGTAAATTAAAGGTTGTATTGTGTTGGTCGCCCGTCATACAAAATAACAGTTTTCAAAGAAACCATCCAAACCCTAACTAACTATGGCAAAGAATCAAATTGAGTTCCATGAGTATTGTTCGTTATTTCCGCCCGCTTCGGATCAGGAGCAGTCGGAACTTGCCGAGAGTATCCTAAATGAAGGCCAGGATCAGCCCATTATTATGTTCGAGGGGAAGATACTCGACGGCCGCAATCGTTATCTGGCGTGTTTGAAGGTTGGCGTTGAGCCTGTTTTTCGAGAGTACCAGGGGGACGACCCGCTTGATTATGTAATGCGGTGCAATTTGTACCGTCGCCAACTTACGCCGTCGCAGCGGGCGGATGTGGGTTCCGCCTATTATAAGGCCGCACGCAAGGCGGGCAAACACATATCGCGTAAAGAGGTGGCGGAACGATTCGGCGTCGGCGAGCGGACGTTGGACCGGGCCGTTCTTGTGAATGAATTTACGACCGAGGAAGTGCGGCAGAAGATTGCAAGCGGCGAACTTGCAATTAGTCAGGTTGAGAATGCCATTAAACAAGTGCAGGACGAGAAAGGGGTTCCCAAAAAGGCGGGGCTGAGCGTGGCGGATGCGGCGGGCGAAGCGTTGTCCGCCGAGATGCGAGCCCGCGTTGACGAGTTGGTAAAAACCGACCCGGAATCGCTTAAGCCAAAACAGACGCAAGAGTCTAAGCGAGCCACGAGAAAAGCAAAGTTGCAGGAGGAGACGGTCCCGAATGATGAAGAGCCGGAAGTGGAATCCGAATGGTCAAAAAACTTCAAACCGGACCCGAATCTTGTCGCGTTCAACGATCAGGTATTGGCGGGTGCCTATGACGGACGACTATGGGAGAAACAGATTAGGGAAATAAACGATATTATGACCCGAACGCAAACGTTGCCTGATCTTTTTAATTCTTGCCTTGAATTGTCGCAATCGTTTCATAACGAAACGACGTTAAAGATGGTGCTCAACATGATCGTCCAAATGTTTGACGATCCCATAAAGAGATTTTTGGATACAAAGATCAATGTCCGTCAAATGAAGGATATGATAACGACACTGATCGCCGAGGTCAACAAACTCGGTATGTTTGACATTGCCGACGTTGATCGTTGCGTTGAGGGTGAAGTGCTTGACGCTATCCGGCAAAAATATGCCGAAGGATGCAAACGGGTCAAAAAAGAAGCCGAGCGATTGCGTGATAAAATCCAAGCTGCACACGCCGCCTCGAAAAACGCTTCGGTTTTGAACGCGACCGAAAGTAACGAACAAACCGAAGAATACTAACTACTAACTACTAACTGTTGTATGCCTAGACACGATTACAACCAAGTATGGTTCGACGACGATGATATGCCTTCCGAGATAGACGTTTTTAACGACGAAAACCTGCGGCGGCAGAAAAAGGAAGGTGACGAGGCGAAGAAAGCCCCGTCGGTAGAGTCGGAGCCGACAAGTATTGCCGGGCTGGGCGGTCGGTCCGCAGTTTCTGCTATGGCCGCGTTCCAATAACACATTTTAACTATGTCGAAAGAAATACCCGTATCGGCCCATGTATTGCGAGACCAATTGGTAACAATTGTCCGGCGGATTACTACGGGCAGTGAAAAGGCATACGGGCGAGGCGCGTCCTATATCGAAACGCAATTGAACCGACGGTTGGAACATTACGACGGGGATTACGAAGCCGATATGGAACGCCTTATTGCGTTTGCAAATAATGCGGCTGCTACGCTTCCAAGAGGTTACGCATTGAAAAAGATTACAAAAGAAATCGACGAGATATTGCGGCTTTATGAAGACCACCCCGAAGAACAGAACAATGTAAACCCGTACGCCAGTACCGGCGGCGGCAAACGAGTTATTCGAGGTACGAATAGCCTAACTTAAACAGGGACGGGCGGAAATCCCACCTATGACTCACATGTCTGTTGAATTCGGCGTCCATGATTTGGAATTGATGCAACATGAATTGTACTACGTAGAGCCGGCTGATCCGCGTTTTGTGTTGCTTGATTTGTTGTCCCGGTACGGTCTGTACCATCGGCACGATCAACCGTGTGAAGAGGACCGCGTGGTGTTCTCGCGCACGAAGGCGGGTACGGAATTTTACGCTAGCATAAAAACGAGAATACAGAATACAATACGAAAGGCGTTTAACGCTGCTAAGGCGGCTATGGACGCTTCCGTAAATGGCGTTGCCGCCGTCCGCGATATAGAGACGTTGCCCCATGTGGCGGCAACGGAACCGTTTGAAACCCAAGAACAGGAGATTCCATTATGGCCAGCGAACAAGTAACCGTTTTTAACAGTACAAGAACGTGCCGCGATTGTGAGCAGGTACTTTCATGCCCTAATGCCGGGTCCGTATGCGAATGGTTCACGCCGAAACAAACAAAAGAAGTATCGGTTAAATCGAACGATTGTTCGACACATGCGTCCTCGACGTCGGAATCTTGTCGCTGCGGATGCTAATAAATTGCTAATTACCTCCTCTATGATTATTGAAAATCTTCCTATTGATAGTGTCTTTCCGTACAAAGGGAACCCTCGTATCAACGATAACGCCGTTGATAAAGTCATGGCTTCTATCCGTGATTTTGGGTTCCGGCAGCCCATCGTCGTTGACGAGAATATGGAGGTTGTTGTCGGGCATACGCGGTTGCTCGCGGCGCGGAAATTGGGCTTGAAAGAGGTTCCGGTCCATATCGCGAAAGATATGACGCCGGAAAAAGCGCAGGCGTACCGGATTGTTGATAACAAGACCGGCGAGATCGCCGAGTGGGATTTGGACCTGCTTTCGCGTGAGCTTGAAATGTCGCTTGCGAACGGGTACGACATGCAATCTTTTGGGTTCGACGCCTCCGAATTGTCGAAGCTGCTTGAATCCGGCCCCTCCGTGTTTGAAAACACGGAACGACCGCCTTTGGTTCTTCCCGGCTCGCTCCGTGAAAAGTTTGTGTTCCCGCCTTTTTCCGTGTTCGACACCAGACAGGGTTGGTGGAAGGATCGTAAGATAAAATGGAAGGAGCTGGGCATAAAGAGCGAAGCGGGGCGGGGCACCGAAGGGAGCGGTTTGTCTACCGGCGGTGTGTTGTTTAAAACTAAAACATCGCATCCAACGTTTTACCGCGAGAAGACAAAGAAGGAGAAGGAACTTGGCTACGCGCTTACGGCGTCTGAGTTTGCGACACGTTATTTCGATCCGAAGGATGACGCCGCCGCGGGTAGCAGTATTTTCGATCCCGTGTTGTGTGAATTGTTCTACCGGTGGTTTTGCCCGGCCGGGGGCGTTATCGGAGACCCTTTTGCGGGCGGGTCCGTGCGAGGGATCGTCGCGTCGGAACTGGGCCGGAACTATGTCGGCATGGACCTGCGTGAAGAACAGATCGATGCAAATATCGAGAATTTCAATCAGATATACGGGCCGCGTATGGCACGTGAAGTAGGCGGTAAGGTGCGCGTACGAGTATCGGCCGCTATGATGACGTTAAAATTCAAAGGATGCCCGACCGATTTCTCTGATTCTTGTTTCGGCAATTGTCGTAACGTGTTTCCGTTTGAGTTGAATAAAAATGGAGCCCTTATTGTTAGCCGTAGGTATCGGTTGATGGATTGTTATGCTGGAGGCGGCGATATTCCGGCATACGTTAAGTTTAACTCGGCGCTTGTATCGCTTTTTGGTGCGTCGGAAGTGGCCAGGATTGAATCTATTGTCCAGGCGCCGAACGCGAAAGATTTCTACGCCGAGATGCCACGCGATTCGTTCGATTTTTTGGTTGCTAACGGTGGCGTAAAACAAGACGATACGGTCGGGGACGTTAAATGGCTCGTCGGCGACTCGGCGATGGTAAATGATTTTGTTGGGCATGAGCCGCAGTTTGATTTCCTATTTTCGTGCCCGCCTTACGGCGATTTGGAAGTTTATTCGGATGATCCGGCGGATATATCCAATATGCCCTACGGCAGGTTCGTTGAAACCTACGAGCGGATTATTGACACGTGGTGCCGTCTGCTGAAAAATAACCGGTTCGCCTGTTTCGTGGTTGGCGAGTACCGGTCGAAGGCTACCGGCGGCTATATGAATTTTGTGGGCGACACGGTACGCGCGTTTGAGAAGGCGGGTTTGACTTATTATAATGAGGCCATACTTGTGAACGTTGCCGGTTCGCTAACTTTCCGTGTTGGGCCTATGTTTAATAAATCGCGTAAATTTGGGAAACAACATCAGAATATATTGATGTTCGTTAAGGGCAGCCCGCAAGAAGCTGCTAAGTATATTGGGCCTGTTGACGTTGAGGAGATTGAGGTCCGGGACGAAGATTTGGAATTCAACGGCGTTGATGACGGTTCCGATTTCGATCAATCGGAACCGTAACGTTCAATAAGGGCCCGTTTCCCAGCTTCGATAAGCGCGTCCGGGTCTTTTTCGATTTGTGTGTAGAAACGTGGGTTGGTATAGGCTCCCTGCGCGTCTAATATGGCGTTTCGTTGCGGGCCTAGTTGACCGAATTTGGATGCCAAGCTGATCGCGCCACGCCAGTCGCCCTCCCGCATTTTTTCCTTGAGTATGGATAGTTTCGTTACCCATGCGTTCGGCTGCTGCGTGTTTGCGACGGCTCCCAACAACTCAAACGTTGATATATCGGCAAGTTTTTGCATGTTTGTTTTATTTTGTTAGGTTCGTGTTTCGTTTGTACCGTTATTATAAGGTTAGTTTGCAAAATATGCAAGCATAATATGCGGTTTTTTACTTTGAATTTCACCTTCAATTTTGCATACTATTTTATGCGAACGGTCCAACAATACTACATTCCGTTCGGCGACGATGCCGTAATCAAGATGCCGGTCAAATCGAGGATTTTGAAGGCGAGGATTACCGAAAAAGGCATTCCGGGCAAGAAGCCGCCCGTTGTTTGCGTATGGGCGTCGGGCGAACACGACTCTACGGAAACGTTTGATCAGCGTTTTAAATTTATCGGTTCGAGCCATCCTATTCCCGACGAATTCCCGTTTTCCCCCTTTGCCTATTTTGATACCCTGTTTGACGGTGCCCTTGTTTGGCATCTTTTCATCGAAAAATGAGTAGAAAACGAAAAAAGTTGTCCGTCTGTGATACGCTCGCTGCTATCTTGGTGAACCTATGGGCGACCGAAAAGAAACAGGTTCCGGCATCGTGGAATTTCTTTAATCATACGGAATTGGACGATCTGCTCCATTCTGTGCGAAACGAGTTCATACGTAACGGGAGCTATGCGCTTGTTGCGCATGATTGGGTATCCAAACTTGCGGCGTGGATCGGCGACCGACGGTGCCTTGAGGTAGGTGCGGGGCGTGGGATGCTTGCGAAGGCTTTGAAGAATTGTGGCGTTGACGTTCGGGCGACCGATAGCCGGAGTTGGAAATTCCTGTGTGATTTTGACGGTGGCATGTGGACTCCGGTAGAAAAAAAGACCGCGTTGCAGGCGGTAAAAAACTATGGGAAGGATACGGATATTTTGATTTTATGTTGGCCGCCGGGCCGGAATGCCAAGAAACAAGAGCGCGAGATGGCCACTCGCGCTGCGGCCGCTTTTAAGAAAAAGAATCCAAACGGTCTGATTGTTTATATCGGTGAATTGAGAGATGGCTGCACGGCGGATGATACGTTTTTTGATGCCGTGCAGTTTATAGACACTGACCGTAAGTTTAACGCCGCCTCGCGGTTGTTTTGCAATTGGTATTCGATATGGGATGGGCTGTATTTGGCGCGAGTAATGTAATAGTTTTGAATTTGAGATCACTTTGGATTTGTTTCGGTTGAACGGAGTTTCGTGCCACCTGTTGGTTGGCGATTGCCTTGATGCGTTGCGATGTGTCGAACGCGGCACAGTCGATTTGATCGTAACGTCGCCGCCCTACGCCGACCGCCGCGAGCATACCTACGGCGGCGTGCCGCATGATAAGTATGCAGGTTGGTTTGTAGAACGCGCGCGCGAGTTTCGCCGCGTTTTGAAACCGACAGGTACGTTTATCCTCAATATCAAAGAAGGGGTTCAGAATTACGAACGCTTGACCTACGTGTTGGAATTGATACAGGAGATGCGAAAAGACGGGTGGCTATGGACGGAGGAATACGTATGGCATAAGAAAAATGCCATACCAGGCAAATGGACGTACCGGCTCAAGGACGCATGGGAACGTTTGTTGCAGTTCAACGTATGCCGTGAGTTTGCAATATACCAAGATGCCGTTAAAGTGCCATCGAAACGGTCGCCAGACGAGCGGGCCAAACGCCGTTCTTTGGGTTCTTCGCAGGGGCGCCGCGAGATGCGGACCTGTTCCGGGTTTGGAATAGATGAATCCCTCGCAAATCCCGACATGGTGCTCCCCTCGAATGTTTTACATCTGCCCGTTGTCGGTATGAATAAAGGGCATAGCGCCGTGTTCCCGGAGGCGTTGCCCGATTTTTTCATACGTTTGTTTACGCGGCCCGGAGATACCGTTTTGGACCCTTTTATGGGTTCTGGCACGACCGGCGTTGCGTCGGTCAAGCTGGGCCGGAATTTTATCGGAGTTGATAAAATTCCAGAGTACGTATCCGTTTCCAAGAAACGGATATACGACGAATGGGAACACGTATGGCAAGCGCGTACCAAAGCGCGTAGTTTGTTTGATTTTTAAACTTTTGTAAACCCATTAGCCCTGAGTAGTTATGAAAACGAGAATATATAAAGAAGCAAAGAAGCCTGTTACTAAAAATGCGAGTAAAAAGTCAACAAAAGAAAGGAGAATGCCACAAAACGGGCCAAACCCCAGTGAAAGTAATATCCCAAAAACAAAGAAGAAGGTGGTCGCGCCGTCTACCGGCGCCTATGATGATCTTGCGAAAGCCTTATTCTATTCTATAGGGCAGCAAGCAACGCTGCTGGCGTTGCTTGAAAATATGACCGTAGAGCTTGCGAGTGTCAAACGTGATCTTGAGTCGGAAAAGCGTCGCACGATGCCAAGCAGCACGTTAATACTCGGTGTGAAACGTGGTTTGTGGGAGGATTTCGATGCGATTGGGTTGAGTAACGGTTTCTTTGTTTTCCAATATACATTGGAACGGCCAAAACCCGGCGATTCGACATGTTCTTTTTTCATCTGTCAAATGAAGGATAACTTAGTGACGCATGATGTTATGAAGATGCTGAATTTGATTCTTGACTGCAAACGGAAACGGCTAGAGTTGAACGACGGTATCACTAATTTTTTGCGGACAGAATGTAGCCGCGATTTAGTAATGCAATTGGTATCCCATGAATTGGTTCCGCCTTCTACATTGCGCTTGCAATGGTTTGACGTGGAAACAGCTCCTATTTCTACAGACGTGCTGGACCTGCTGCCTTCCTTTTAAAATGTTTGAAAAACTGACGCTAACCAATTTCCAATGCCATGAAAGTCGTGAGTTAGACTTGGATCGTATCACGACCTTTGTGGGCAAATCGGATTCCGGAAAGTCGGCCGTTGTCCGGTCTTTGGAATGGGTATGTTTCAATAACGGCTCGCCATCCGCGTTGCTCCGTCGCGGCGCGGATGATATGTCGGTCCGCCTCCAGGCGGACGGGCATGTAATTGAACGGTTCCGGACAAAATCAAAGAACGGCTATTACTTCGATGGCAACGTGTCGAATGCTATTGGCAAGGGTGTGCCCCACGAAATTGAAATGTTCCTCCGGATGGGCGAGGATAACGTACAGCAGCAGTTTGATGCCTACTATTGGTTCAACGCGACTGGTTCCGAATTGGTTTCAAAGCTGAACCGGATCGTTGATTTAACCAAATTGGAACAATGGATCAAAACGGGCGCGTCGAAAGAACGTCAATTAAAAGAGAGACAGGCGTACCTCGCCGAACGTGAAAAAACCGTGCGGTCCTATTTGGAGGCACTGGCCCCCTACCGGGCGTTGGAGAAGGATTTGGATGTTTTGGAACGGCAACAGGCGAAATACGCAGAAGCCAAAATTAAAAAAGACGAATACAACCGGTTGCTTATCTGCCTCGAGGACTTCCAAACGGATATAGGTATGAAGGCCGTGCGACGTGATTGCCTGCACACTTTTGTTGAACTGTTCGCTGAATTACAAACGCGTCGAGAATTGTTGGACAATCTTACTGCTGTTTTAACGGGTATCGATCAGAAAAAGAAACGCGCGTCTCTCCTGCGTAAAATGGTTTCCGTCGCCCCCGATGCGGATTCCATTATTTCCGAGAAACGACGGTACAGCGCCCTCTCGCAAATTGTTGTTTCGTTGCGAGACCCCGCCACGTGGCGGGATCGTTTGTTGGAAAAACAAAATTGCCTACACAAATTGTTGGATAATTTTCGCACACTTCAAAATAACGCCAAAAAATACAAGTTGCTTTTAAAGTATACTTCGGTTGTTTTGCGCCTTTGCTTGTTGCGCAAACGTGGGGAGCCGTTGGGCGAGTTGTTTTCCGATCTGTTGGAACGGAAAACATACGTGGATAATGCCAAAAATGTGATTGTTGGTATCGAGAAGTACAGGACCGCATTGCTGTTGGCGCGTAGGACGCATGGCGAATTGTGTGCCGAGTTTGAAGAGAAATCGGGTGGACTATGCCCTATTTGTGGTTCAAAGATATAAAAAACGAATGGATGAAGCCCCACTTTTGATTGCTTGTTCCGATCTGCATTTGTCTATGCAGCCGCCCGCGTTTCGGTCCGCCGAACCCGATTGGCTGGCCGCACAGGCTCGGCCACTCCGGTGGCTAAAAAAACTGGCGAAACAATACGGGTGCCCCGTTGTTATCGCGGGCGATATTTTCGACCGGGCCGTGTCCGATTCCCGGCTCCTTAATTTTGCGGACCGCGTACTCCCCTGCGCCTATGCTGTCGCGGGCAACCATGACTTGCCCTACCATAATGTCAAGAATATATCGGAATCTGCCTACGGGATGCTTATGCGTACTAAACGGATCGTGGATATAGACGGCGTGGTTATTTTAAATGTGAACGGCGTTTCCGTTGCCCTGCACGGATTCTATTTTGACAAAGAACTGGCCTCGTGTGAGAAACGGGCGGACGTTGACATCCTTGTGGCTCACCGTTTCGTATGGGCGCACGGTTCGTGTTACGGCGGGGCATCAAACGAATACCATTTGGACCGGATTGCCGATCTGTTGACGGGCTATGATTTCTGCGTTTTCGGGGACAACCATATCCCGTTCCTGCAGGGTAACGTTGTCAATTGCGGCTCGTTTTACCGGCGAGAGAAGGGACACGTGACGTTTCAACCCGTTGTCGTGTTTGTTTTTAAAGATCGGTTGGAATTTGTGCCCGTCCCGGTTGCCGACGATATTATTTCCGTCCGGGGCGATACGAAAGCAGAAAAGGATAGCCCTGATTTTACGCGGTTTTTCCAATCGCTGAGCTATTCGGAATCGCTTGTTTGCGATGTGGATGAATTGCTTCGGGCGTTTTTGGTGTCGCGTGATATTTCGAGTGAGGTGAGGGATGCGATCACGACTATCGTCTCCGCGTAAAGAGCGGGTGCCCAATTTGTTCCCGTTTGCGTTGTCGAAAAGCAACGAGTTTGATGGTATCGTTTGGTACGATGATTATTTGGCTCGCGTTGATCGCGCCCGGTGGCTGCGGTCGAAATTTGTGGATCGGGTTCCTTCCGGGCTCTTTCGCCTGATCGTTGACGCAGATGTTGACGTTTCCGTATTGGATAGGTGGTACGATAGCGGCGGGATCGCGTATGTCGAAAAGGCGTGCAATTACTTTTTTGGTGTGGAATAATTATGAGTCTAAGCGTAGAACAGTACGAAAAGTATAAAAAACAATTGGCCGAAATCCAAAAGGAGATTACTACTTTGGAGGCGAAGGAGTCGCAGTTGGTCGAGCACCTGCACGCGACCTACGGGCTAACGCCAGAGGAAGCCGAAAAAGAAGTAATCCGGTTGGAGAAGGAATTGCCATGTATGGAGGAGGCTTTTGAAGATGCCTACCGTGAGTTTCGTGAGCGTTATGAAAACCTGTCGTGAAAATAAAGCCGCAGAAACAAAACCGAAAAGGCGTGAAAAAAAAACAAAGTATACAAAAGGCTGCGTTTACGGACGGCTTACCCTCGTGGGCGACCGGCCGGTAAGAAGAGGCAAGGCTACTTTGGCTGAATGCGAATGTTCGTGCGGCAATGTAGTGTTTGTCCACTATTATTCGATGCTGAAAGGCTCCGTCCGTAGCTGCGGCTGTTTACGGGCTGAGTTGACCCGTCGTAAGAGTCAGGAAAGCGGTCTGGATATGTCTGATACAGTAGAAATTGACGGGTACGTATTGCCACGTGAATCCATACCCCTGTTCCGGGCGTTGCAATACCGGAAACGGTTCGCAGTAAATAAGGCGAATGATGAGACGGTTGACGATGCCGCGTTATGCCGCGATTACCTATAGACGAATGAATCAAAAGATAGAATTGCAGAATTATAGGAAACAGATTACCGGTAAACTTGCGCTGCTTGACCGGGCGGAAGCAGAACTTGCTGATACCTTGTCGGAAAAATGCGCCGTTGGGCAGTCGTTGTCCGCCTTTGGCGAGGCGACTCAATTGTTGCGAGACCTTTACGAACAAACACAGGAACGGTTCCACGGGCAGATTATGCAAATCGTTTCGTATTGTTTGGCCGAGGTGTTCGGCAACGATGCGTATGAGTTCAAAATCCTATTCAACCAGAAACGCGGGCAGTGTGAAGCGCAGTGCGCATGGTACAGGGACGGCGAATACTATACCTACCGGGACATCGGTGGCGGCGTTCTTGACGTGTCCGCTATGGCCCTGCGGTTGGCCGTTATTTACCTGTCCCGTCGGTCCCTTCGCAGCGTCGTAATTATGGACGAGATGTTCAAATACCTATCCGTTGAATACCGCAGTAAGATGTCGCATCTGTTGGAACGCCTGTGCGATGAGTTCGGGTTCCAGTTTATACTTGTAACGCACGCTTCCGAATTCGAGTTGGGCAAAGTTTATCGGATCGGTCGGTCTGATTGACGTGCGCTGTTGACGTTCACGTAAACATAAACTAAAATTGCTTTCAAAGTTGTCATGTTCCGTCCTATCGAAGCGTCGATAGCAGCGTTTCTTAATTTTCAAAATAAGACGCCGCGTAAAAAGTCGCCTTTCTATGTGTATCTTCAACAATTGCGTCAATTTAAATATATAAAGGCGTATGAAGAGAGAAAAGGGATAAATCGTTGGGAAGCTATCCGTGCGTTGGGACGGAAATGGACCGGTTTTAATCCGAAGGGCGATACCGCTAAATTGAGGAAAATGTTTATGAAACATAATGAAGATATACTTACGATGCAAGGTGCCGATTTGGATGTATTGGCCGAACATTTCCATGTAGATACGAACCTGCCGACGTCGGTAAAACAGGAACAGGTGTACCAATCGTTCGCAGATAAAATAAAAAACGATCCCGTGTGGACGAAGGAAAAAATCGAACGAGATAAGAAGTTCTTTCTAAAGACGCTCGAATCTGCCCATTTCCCAGGCATCGCCTGCAACGCCTGCGGGGTCGATGAAAAAACGGTAATGATCTGGTTGCGGACCGACCCGAATTTTGCTGATTCGTTCCGGGCGATACAAATCCGAACGGCGGAACAGGTCGGTGCGAAGCTGCTCGTTAAGGGTATCAAGGACGGCGATCTCGGTGCGCTCGCTATCCTTTACAAAGGGTTCGGCCCGCATCTGCAATTGGTATCGCAGACCGCCGTCGATATGTCCGCGTCCGCCGTGCAGGGTATGGATATTTCGAAACTTTCGCTTGAAGAACAGGATACCCTGCTCCGTCTCATGCGTAAGGCGCAGGATAATACGACACCGACCGCCCCTACCCATTTTATTGAAGAAGAGGAACCGTCCGCCACCACGTTCCTCGAACATGAACTGCCCGCTGGTATGCCTAATGATGTTTTGGAACCTCTACCCGTAGAGGCGTGATTTGAAATAGCGAGATAACTTATGCAAGAAATTAGCCCCAATATGATTTTCAACCCTGCTATGGAAATAGCACTGTTGAAAAGTGTATGCCAGCAATCTTTTTACCGGTTTTTTCAAGAATTTTGGCATCTCGCGTCTACCGAGAAACTCCAATTGAACTGGCACCACGAATACATTTGCCAAAAGTTACAAGAACTATTCGAGGATGTCGAAGCAGGGCGGCCTAAGAAACACGATCTCGTAATCAACATTCCCCCTGGCAGTGGGAAGTGCGAGGTGGCAGGCAACCCTGTTTTTACTCCAAAAGGGTATGTACCTATAGAACAGTTGGATTTGGGCGAAGATGTGATTTCTATTAAAGAGGGCGTTCTTTGTAGCCAAAAAATCATTAGCAAGGGTTCTTATTACGCCGATTGCGTGACGATACATACAGATTTAGGGAATTCTAGGACATACTCCGGGAATCATCCTTTTATGACACAGCGAGGATGGGTGTGCGCTGAAGATTTGACCACTGAGGATTTCGTACAGACACTTTGCGCAAAAGTGGATACAAATGATAGGATCCCCGACGCAGAGTTGGATTTTATAACTTTAATGCTCTTTGAAGGCAGTACAACTGGTCGCAGCAAGAAATTTACTAATTTCGATCCACAGGTAGTGAACGTAATGGAGAAGGCTTGTTCTGATTTGGGTATCTATTTAGTTCCCGTTTGTAATGGGGCAAGGCAGGGTCAGTTTGCGATTCGAGATAGTAAGGAATGGGATAAAAATGTCAAACAAGTAACTAAAAAGACGGGGAAGTCCAGCCAACTTTTGATTGATTATGGCCTATATGATTGTTTAGCGAAGCATAAACGGTTGCCGCAGAAGTTTTATACCATGCCGTTTGAACAAAAGTGTCGTTTTGTTGGATTGATGGCAGCCACTGATGGCTGGGTAAATAGAGCATACAGTACGCTATACGTAGGGCTATCATCGAAAGGGCTTATTGAAGATATTAAAAGATTGTTAGCCACTATGGGCGTTATGTCAACTGTGGTTTACAAGCGCAATACAATTCCAGATAAAAAAACAGGTGAACGAAAAAAGTTTGATTCTTGGGAATTGTGTATCCACAGAGAGACATGCAGCGAGTTGTTTAAATATATTGATTGTTTGCACAAGCAATCAAAAATAAAAAAATCAAAGCAACGGCATAGCGTAAGATGGTACTACCCTACGTCGTTGGTGCTTGATAAAATAAAAAATGGCGTTGTTACGTTTTCAAAAAGTCAGCTTACCTACAGGCACCATACGGAAGTATTGCGGAAGGGAGGCAAACGGGATATCCGGTTGGCCTTTTCCAATTCGGGAAAAATTTCTAGGGTGTTGGTAGAAAAACTGTTGCCTTTAGAACCAGCTTTGCATGAATTGTACATTAGTCCTTGTCGATGGGATAAGGTAAAAAATGTAACGGATGCCGGAAGGCAAAGGGTATACAATATAGGTGTAGAATCTGCAAATTATGACAATCAGAATTATTTTTCGGATAATACGTTGGTTCATAATTCATCACTCGCCTCGGTCCTTTTTCCTGCTTGGTGCCATTCTCGTATGCCGCAGTGCCGGTTCATCACCGCCTCCTTCTCGCTTGATATAGCGCAGTCTTTTGCCCTACAATCCCGACAGGTATTGAAATCCCCGTTGTTTGTAAAATGTTTCGGAAGGTTCAAATTCTTCCCCGAACGTAAGGCGCATTATATGAATCAATATAAGGGTGAGCGAATGGTCTATACGACCGCTCAATCCCCGACTGGGCAGCACGCGCATTTTATTCTTATAGACGACCCGATTGAACCGATGGCCGCCGATAAGGATTTTCAGATTGCGAATATCAATATGTGGATGAACCGCGTTATCCGCTCGCGTACCGTCAAGGCGGATGTTACGCCGCTTATCTTGATTATGCAGCGATTGTCGGAGAGCGATCCGACCGGCGAATGGCTTGAGAAATCGGCGGGCAATGAAATCCTACACATTCGGCTCCCCGCTAGTTTGGATGATAATTCGCCCGTGAATCCGCCCGGTTTGCGAAGGTATTATATGGACGGGCTTCTTGATCCGATTCGGTTGCCTAGACATACATTGGAAGGTATCCGGAAGCGGATGTCCGCGTCGGATTTTTCGGCCCAGTACCAGCAGGAGCCGATGCCCTCCGAAGGGCTTATGTTTAAGGTGCAGAATATACAGGTGCAGTCAATAGACCCGCTTGATCCTGTTGTCAATAAGGTGCGGTATTGGGATAAGGCAATTAGCACAAAGGTCAACGCGGCTTTTACCGCCGGTACGCTCATGGGCAAAACGGCGTCAGGGCGGTTCGTAATTTTGGACGTGCAGCGTGGTCAATGGGACGCCGCGACCCGCGAGCGGATGATACTCAACATTGCGAAGTCGGACGGCCCAGCCACGCTTGTCGGTATCGAAATTGAGCCGGGACCCGTTTGGGAAGAAGAACAGGTTCGTATGGCTGGCGGGACCCGTAAGAAATTGAAGGACGTTTGCGATGGCGATTGGGTCATAAACGCCAGCGGCAACGCGACACAGGTCGTTGAAACGCATGTACAGGGCACCCGCGAGTGCCGGAAGATTGCGTTGAAAAGCGGACGCGTCGTACACGCCGCGTTGGACCACCCATTCCTTACTACTGACGGCTGGGCCGCCGTTGAAAAATTGGTAGAAGGCGGCATATTGTACCGACGTCTGTTTCCGGAAACGAGGAGCCGCAATATGTTCCCAGACCGGATTGTTCGGATCGATGACGCGGGCGACCTGCCCTGCCGGTGTCTGACCGTGGTGGAGGGTGCTAGTTTTTTGGCAAACGATTTCGTTGTCCATAATTCGGGAGGTATCGAATCGGCACAGTATACGATCCGGAACCTGGCCGGGTTCATGGTCCACGCGGACCGCGCGTCGCAATCGAAAGAGGCACGCGCGGAACCTATGGCGATCCAGGTGGAACACGGGAACGTGTTTATGACACACGGGGCCTGGAATACCGATTTTATAAGCGAGCTGGCCCAATTTCCGCAGGGGAAGTTGAAGGATCAGGTTGACTCTGCGGTCGGAGCGTTTAATCTGTTGTCGAAGGCGGGCGTAAGAAAGGCGGGCGCACTGTTTTGACGCGGCATAACCTTGCGATAGAATACCTGGGCTTGAAACTGCCCCGACAATTCAAAAATAATTTTAAAAGCCGATGTAGTCAAGATTTTTAAACGCCAACCCCGGAAAAATGAGGATCAAATAGGATTGACTGTCGAACTTGGGATAGGTTTTTGTTTTCAAAGTCTTTGATACTGGAACGTTTTGGTGCATACCTGCCTGCAGTGTGCGCTGGTTGGAATTGTTTTGAGATGATGGCCTACTTGGGTTTTCGCCGCGTTTACGATGCGGGCCGCGTTTCTTTTGAAATATTTTCGGATTAGTTTTTTGTAATGGATGAAGAAAAGCATATTTTGAAGACGTCGTTGTACCCGTTTCAACGGGACGCCGTGGAGCGGATCAAGGAGTTTAACGGGCGTTGCCTACTTGCGATGGAAATGGGTTTGGGGAAAACGCTGGTAAGTATGTGCTATGCGTTTGAATCCGGATCGTTTCCGGTTGTTGTCGTATGCCCGGCGTCGCTCAAGTTTAATTGGGCCTCCGAATTTGCGGTGCATTACGGGAAGAAGACAAGGATTCTTTCAGGCCGGGAACCCAGTAAATGCGAACCGTTGCCTACGGTAGGGCAGCGCGTGTTTATCATAAATTATGATGTTTTGGAGGCGTGGCTTCCATCGCTTCTGCTGATACGTCCTTCGCTTGTAATCTTTGACGAATCGCACTATGTGAAGACGATAGACGCGAAGCGAACCCGCGCGTGCGCTACGCTCGCCTATGAAGCGGATCGGTTCCTTGCGTTGACCGGGACGCCGATGACGAACGGGAACCCTATGGAGTTGTATACGACGCTTAATATGATCTTCGGGGCCCACTTTTGCAAAAAAGATGTGTTTGAGGAACGGTACACAAGGTCCCATACAATCGAAGTGCCTATCAAGCGGGGCAGGCATTGGAATAAGGTAAAGGTGCGCAAGTACGACGGGGCGAAAAACATGGAGGAACTTAACGCCTTCTTGAATAATAGGTGCATGATACGTAAAACCGTGGTCGAGTGTTTGCCCGACCTGCCCCCGTTCGCCCGGCAGACGACGCTGATCGATCTGGAACCGAAGCAACGTCGTGAATACACGCGGTTGGAACAGGAGTTTGAGGATTGGCTTACGGAACGGTACCCGGACCGCAAAGTGCCGCGATCCGGTATGGTGCAGGCGATGGTCCATGTTGGGTACATGAAGCGGCAGGTCGCCGAATGGAAAATACCCGCCGTTATTGAACAGATCGATACTTTTCTATCCGGGAACGACGGAAAATTGATAATTTTTGGTATCCACCGTAAGATACTTGACGCAATTTGGGACCGGTACGCGAAGAAGAACGGTAAACAGCCGTATATTGTTCGTATCGACGGAGAGGTATCGTCCGGCCAGCGGCAAGCGGCGGTCCATTGTTTCCAGAATGTTAAGGGTACTCGGTTGTTCCTCGGCCAGATAGTGGCGGCGGGGACCGGGCTGACGCTTACCGCGTCGCATCATAGCTTGTTCGCTGAGGTGGATTTTGTGCCCGCGAATCATCTACAGGCCGAAAAGCGCAATTACAGAATAGGTACGTCTAACTTTGTTCATTTCAATTATGTAATTGCGCGTGATACCATAGAAGATATCGTGTGCAACAAACTGTTCAAAAAACAACAGACTTTTAACTCGGTGATCGAAGGGAAGACCGAAGCGGTCGATACCGGAAATTTTGACCTGATGTCGTCCGTACTGCGGGCGCAGTTGGAACGGATGAAGAAATGATTGCCGATCTTTTGAACGCCGTTACGCCTGTCGAATACCATGAATCCGATAATATATGGATCAAACGAGACGATCTGTTTGAACTCGCGGGCGTTTGCGGCGGGAAGGTGCGGACGGCTGTTGCGTTGGCCCACGCGGGGATTGAACGCGGGCGTAACGGCCTTGTTACCGCCGGGAGCCTTTCTTCGCCGCAGGTCAATATCGTCGCGCATGTGGCCCGCTATTTTGGTGTCCCCGTCCGGTGCCATACGCCGACGGGTGATCTCGGCCCCGAAGTATCGCGTGCGAAGCTGGCGGGTGCGGAAATTGTACAGCATAAGGCCGGGTATAACAACGTGATAATCGCACACGCCCGGAAGGACGCGAGGGCACGCGGTTGGGAGAATATCCCGTTCGGCATGGAATGCGCGGAAGCGGTCCGCCAGACGAGCAGGCAGGTTGCGAATATTCCAGATGGCGTGAAACGTATTATCGTCCCGTGCGGGAGCGGTATGTCGCTTGCCGGGATTCTTTGGGGTCTGAAAAACGCGAGCTTGCGTATCCCGGTCATTGCGGTTCGGGTCGGTGCCGATCCCGTCCGGCGGCTGACGACGTACGCGCCCTACGGGTGGAGACAAATGGCTACGATTGTGCGGTCGGGTACGGACTACCATGCGCCTATTTCGGACGCGGCGTTCCACGGCGTGCGGCTTGACCCGCATTATGAGGCGAAATGCGCCCCGTTTGTCCGACCCGGTGATCTTTTCTGGGTGGTCGGGGTCCGCGCGTCTGTGAACGACGCTGCGGACGACTGCGAAATTTCCATGTGATGCTTGATTTTTACTTCTTTTTTGGCATATTGTAAGCATCGTTGTTTGCGTTTGGGTGGGCGATCCCGCCACGTGGCGGGCTTTTGCGTTTTTTCAAAAGGATAGGTTCGATGGCCAATGAAGAAAAAAGGAAGCGGCTGCAGAAAGAAATCCAATCCTACCAAGATATTCCCGGTGATATTAGACGTTTAGTTTCATTTTTAGAACTTATCCACGAACAAAGTGAAATTTGTAATATGCCAGCCGTGAAAATGGGGTTGGAGTATTTGCCGAAAAAAATAGCGTCAGTTCTACAGAATATAAAACGGTTGGAAACAGCGCAGAGCAGGCTTAACAATTTAAATGAAGGCAGGGACGAACGGCACGGAGAAGATGTGAAAAGTAACGAAGAATTGAAAGCAGAACTTGATATGATATTTAGCGGCGAAGTGGAAGGGTTCAATAAAAAGTGGTCACGCCTTGAATCAAAGTAATCCTAGTCGTATGCTACTGTGTCTTAGTTCGCTTAGTATAATGGCCAAGTGCTAAATTTATACGTTAAGAACAATCGAATCAAGTGACTCGCCGGTCTGATCATATCGGCTAACTGCTATTGATTTCCTCGGAGCGCTACAAAAAGAGAGGCGAGCAGATGGACAAAGGCATACAATTGAAACAAGATATTGAAGACAGCGGGATTTTGGAATGTCTCACTTGGAGTGAACAAGACCATTTTGACTCTTTACGTCATTTTCTTGGCGGCTTGTCCCGACTTGACGGCTTTTTGGCGAATCGATTAGAGCATAGCTGTCGCGTGAAAGGCAGTAACATTGACTTGTGGCTACGGCCCCGTGACAGCGGTTTATCCTTAATGTTTCAGTATCTTGAATGGATTCCTTGCGACATTTATGAAGAAGAGGACGGCACTTTTTCGATTGTTCGGTAGGCTAATCCCAGCCATCTACGTCAGAACTGGTCGCAATCCCTAAATCCCACAATATCTCTTTTATCTGCCGGTATTTTGCTCCCTCTGTTATTTTTTCTTGTTTGAGATATTCCTTAACTGTAGCGATAGCTTGCTGGTACTTGGCAATTTTAATTGCATTCTTTTTCATGTCCGCTTCATGTTCTTTTACTTTGTCTAAAAACCATTTTTCGATTTTCTCTACTTTTGCTTCCAATTGGTCTCTTTGGGATATTTGTTCCAAAGAAGTTTCGTGCATTTCTACAAAACGCACATTGTTCACTGCCGTTTCATCGAATGCTGCTTTGGCGTGGCCCATTGCCGCGTTTGCGTTGCGCTGTAGATTTTCAAATGCGCTGATGTCTGCCCGCATGGTTTTTATCCTTTTAGGTTTTTCAGAACGGTTTTAACAAATGGCCAGTATTATGTTTCGTGTTCGGATAATGTTTTTTTTTAAGTCTTTCATTGTCTCATTTAGCTTCTCTTCCTGCGACGCGCAGTAACGCTCGTAGTAATGGCCCAGCATCCATTCAAGCCGTTTGATCCGCTTTTCCTGTTCGGCGATCCCGTCGCGTCTGTAGTCGGCGGTTTCCTCTAAATTCGCGATTTCAATTTGGAGGTCGGCGATTTCCTCTTGGAGACCGTCAATCTCTTCCTCGTATTGTTTCATATAGGAGGCTAATTTATGGTGGAGGCCGTTTATTGTATGTTTCAGGTCGTTTACGGTTTGGCAGTTTTCGCATTTGTCGTATTGGTTTTCCATAGCTTTCTGTATTTGTTGTGAAAGGTGTAGTTGCTATTTCGCGTGGTATGCCAAAAACACATAGTATACCAAAAATCTATAATTTTCATAGGTATACACACTATGAAAAACGTTGTTTTCCTGTAAAATGGAATGCTTGTTTTCTTGTTTCGTAACTATGCGTGCTATACTTCGACAACCGCAAAATTATATTTCGGAAGTTTGAATTTCTTTCATTTTGTGGCATAATATGACAACGATGGCTTCCCTTCACTTCACACAGACATTATGCAAATAAGTATAACAAAAGGAACGGTTCCGTTAGATGTCGCTCTGCGCGCCGGTTTGGTCGCCGCTATCGAAAGTATTTGTGATACCCGGTTCCGAGACTTTCTTATGTTTAAGAAAGGGTATGCCAGTGGCTACGAAGACGGCGCGACCGGAGTTGCTCGTGGCGATGTCGTCGTCCATAAACTGGGCGATGACTATTTTTTGTTCGCCGGTAAAGAAACATAATCAACAACAGTAACCATGTTTCAAAGAGAGCAGCAGCCCGGCGTTAAGAAAGCGGTCCGTTTGTTTACGGAGGTGCAGCGCGTATTGTCGCACGTTGAAGCCAACGGGATAAAGATAGACGTGCCGTACCTCGACCAGGCGATTGCCGATGCGCAGCAGCAGATAGCCGAGGTCGAACGCAAGATAAAAGAAACCGAAATATGGGACCGCTGGTTCCGTATATTCGGGGCCGGAGCGAATCTTCTTTCGCGTGACCAATGCGGTACTGTCCTTTTTAAGAATGTCCGAAATGCGCATCGGCTTAATATGGGTTTTGACTGCACACATTGGACGAAGGGCGGCAATCCCGAAACTTCGGAAGACGTGGTTGAGCGAATCGAAGGGCTGGAAGAGTTCGGTCGTGATTATGCTCGCCTACAGCGGCTTAATAAAGTGCTCGGTACGTACCTTCGGGGCATAAAAAGAGGTATGGATAGCAACGCGCTGATCCACCCGAATTTTTCGCTCTTTACCGTAATTTCCTACCGGACCAGCTGTATTGCCAAAGGGATGCTGATTTTGGTATCCCGCGACAAAGATAAAGCCCCCGTAGAAATTCCCGTGGAGGAAGTTCGTGTCGGCGATTACGTTTACTGTATAGATGATGAATTTAATGTGCGTCTGAAAAAAGTTTTGAATGCCTGGAAAACAGGACATAGAGAAGTAGTGCGTTTGCACCACACGGACGCTAACGGTCAGAAACGGGTGCTTGATTGTACCCCGGAGCACAAGATTAGGATGGCCGACGGCGAATACGTGGAAGCATATTTAACTGCCGCCTATAAAAGGAGACAGTTTACGCCGAACAGCCTGCGGAACAGTTGCGCGCTGTCGGTTGATTCCGGAAAGTGGCGCATGATCGCAGGTTGTCGCCGGATTGAACTCGTTGAATTCCTGCCGGATACCGTTGATGTATACGATCTCGAAGTAGAGGGTTGTCATAACTTTATTGCTAACGGGATTTGCGTGCATAATTGTTCGCAACCGAATTTTCAAAACATGCCGACCCGTAACCCGGAGATGGCGAAAATTATCCGGCAGTGTTTTATACCGCGTGCCCCCGACCGGCATTTTGTTGAGATCGATTTCTCCGGCGTCGAGGTACGGACAACCGCAGCGATCAATCGGGACCCGACGTTGATCGCGTCGATTAACGAGGGGCTGGATTTCCACAAATCGGTGGCGGCGATGGCCTACATATTGCCTGAGTCGGAGATTACCAAACAATTGCGAACGTCCGTTAAAGGACCGTATACGTTCGCCGCTTTTTACGGCTCGTATTGGAAGTCGATTGCCTATGAACTATGGGATCAAATTGTGTGGGGCATGGGCGGGCGGCCGCTCACGTTGAAAGACGGGACGCTGCTTTTGGAACATCTCGCCCAGAAAGGGATTGCACGGTTGGGCAACGCCGCCGATCCGCAGCCGGGTACATATTTTCATCATATCAAAAAGACGGAACAATGGTTTTGGGGCGAAAAATTTAAGGTATACGCCGATTGGAAAGAATCAAATTTCAAAAAATACAAACGGAACGGGTACGTAGACTTGCCTAGCGGGTTCCGGTGTGCCGGTATCTTAGATAAAAATGCAATCTCAAATTTCGGTGCGCAGGGTGCGGCGTCCCATTGCTTGCTTTGGTCTATGGCCAAGCTGCACGATGATTTGAATAAAAGAAAAATGTCCTCTTTAATTATCGGGCAAATCCATGACTCGATTGTGATTGACGTGGCGGGGAATGAGTTGGAGGATGTTTTGCAGACAACGTATGGTATTATGACCCGACGGTTGCCCAATGCTTGGAAATGGCTTGTCCCGCTCGACGCCGAGGTAGAGGTGGCACCCGCCGGTTTAAGCTGGTGGCATAAGGAACCTCGCAGTTGGGAGAAATAAAAGATTGAATTTTCGACGTTGCGTGGCATATACGATAGGCTTTTGTTTTAACTTTCTCACACAAAATAAACTATGGAACTTTATCGTAAATACAGACCGGTAGCTTTGGACGATGTGCTAGGGCAGCGCGACGCGGTGGGCGTCATCAAAGGGTGGCTCAAAAAAGGGCGTGAAGCCGTCCCGCATTCGATTTTACTGTCCGGCAATTCTGGATCGGGCAAAGCTCAGCCGTTATCTGCAAAGGTTCTTACGCCGTTTGGATTTGTCCAGATGCGAGATTTGCAAGTGGGCGATTTTGTTGTTGGGAAAGATGGCAGACCTACAAAAGTAATCGGAGTATTTCCACAGGGGGAAAAAGATGTATATGAAATTACTACGGTAGGCGGGGCCGTAACGTATGCGACTGCCGATCATTATTGGACGGTGCGCTCCGCACAGTCAACGGGGTATTGGAGAACAATAACTACTTCAGACTTGTTGAAGTATATGAAAGGTAAGAGCGGAAGGATACATAATTTAATGCTTCCATTATGTGATCCTATACAGTTTTCAAATGCAAGGGAGTTGTTAATTGACCCGTGGTTATTGGGCGTTTATTTGGGAGATGGACATTTTTCAACGCATTCTGGGAATTCGTTATCGTGTGCTATTACGAATAGTGAAAAAGACATACAGAGAAGGGTAATGACGTCGGCTATTCACGGCGATAAAGTTACATTAGTTAGCGCAGAGAAACGCGCGCCGAGGTTGTCGTTTGCTCGCGAAAAGAAAAATAATGAAAGGTCAGAAATGGCACAGGCATTGTTGAAATATGGTTTGTGCGACAAGGGATCAAGTGCGAAGTTTATTCCAGCGGATTATTTGTACGCGGACGTAGAATCCCGCGTAGCTTTACTACAGGGTTTGGTAGATACAGATGGTAGTGTGAGCCCAGGAACACAAACCGTGGAGTACACAACTACTTCACAATCGCTGGCCGAACAGGTTTGTTTTTTGGTTCGTTCTTTGGGGGGTATAGCTAGTTTGTCTGTAAAAAAATGTGTGAAGTACCGTTATAAAGGCGAATCGCTTGCTGGAAGGGAGGCCTATCGTATTTGTATTAGATTTGACAATGGTATTATTCCTTTTACGTCTGAAAAACATAAAAAAAGAGCGGGGTCTTGGGATAGACGGTTTTTTAGCGGTACGGGGATACAAAGTATCAAAAAAGTTAGAAGGGAAGAATGCCAGTGTATTAAGGTTGCCGCGTTAGATGGTTTGTATATTACTGATGACTTTATTGTTACGCATAATACGACGCTCGCCCGAATTTTGGCAAAGGAACTCGGCTGCGAGGAGAAATTGCATTATCAAGAGATGAACGTTTCCGAAGAGGGAGGCGTCGATATGGTCCGTGGTTTATCGGAACGGGCAATACAGGCCCCTATGATCGGTGATTGCCGTATCTGGGTACTAGACGAGGCAGCCGGTTTGACGCTCAAAGCACAAAATGCGCTTTTGAAAATACTGGAAGAGGCGAGACCGTTTGCCTATTTTATCCTTTGCACGACGGACCCGCAGAAACTATTGCCTACTGTTATAAACCGTTGTTCACGGATCAATATAAACGCGATTGACGATGATTCGATGGGCGGTATTATAGACCGCGTTTTGGAAGGCGAGAAGCGCGAGATCGACCCGCTCGTCCGGTCGAAAATTATCGAATTCGCAGGCGGGTCGGCACGGAAGGCGTTGGTGAAACTCGAACAATGCCTCGCGGCTACCAAGCCGCAAAATATGCTCGCGCTGATCCAGGCCGATGAAGCTTTTGAGACGGAGATTAAGAAACTATGCGAAATCTTTACTGGCGGGCAGAAGGCGACGTGGCGCGAGACGGCAAAAATTTTCGATGCGCTTACAGAAGACCCCGAAACGATCCGTTGGTCGTTGCTCGGTTGGCTTTCGTCTGCGATGTTGCGCGGTTGGGCTGCCCGTAATATCGATACCCAGACGCTTGCCTCGTGTATTGGTATTTTGCAGTACGATACGTTTAACAGCGGCAAGCCGGGACTTGCCTTGATGGTCTACGAATGTTGGTGTTTAACTACGAAAGGGTAGAGGAATGGTTAGCGATAGTAACGAAACGTTGTATGGCAAGTTGTCTGAGGAGCAGCTTTCAAAATATGGCGAAGGCGTTGATAGGCAACGATCAAAATTGGATGCAGGTACGGAAGAGATCGATCCTGGTATATTTATTATTAATCGCGACGATCTCGTCTCAGAATGGGAGCTTCAGGCGATGCGCAGCTACAAGTTTGCGCAGAAAGCGGCGCAGTACCGTTTGAAAGAATCTGATTTGAAAAGGCAGTTGGAGGTCGCCGAAACAAAACTAGGGAATAATGTACGGCTAAATTTTCAGTCTCACGGGATAACAAAATTGACCGAAAAGGCTGTTGAGGAGGTTGTTCAATTGGACCCGAGTATCGAAGAGTTGAACGAGCGTATCCGAAACGTAAGATATTTTTACGATATTTACAACGCCGCTGTTGTGGCGTTGGAACAGAAACGGAACGGGTTGGACAATTTGACACGGCTCCAAAATAGCAACTATTATGCTTCAAAACAGTAACTATTTGACGTTAATTTTTTGTTTGCTATAATTCAGTTATAAGAAATTTCGTAACTATGATGTTGAACGATTTTTCGCAATTGCAAGGTGCTGGCGATTGCCGCTATTTTGGCAGCAATACGTCGTTTCAAACAATAGAGGCAGGCCAAGTCACAAGTGGCGGTCGGCGCGAAACCGTTTGGAACATGGCAAATTTTACGAGTGCGCCGTACAAAGAAGGCAGCGTGCTCTTTTGGTTTGGCGCGACTTCACATGACCAGGGAAAGAGCAATGAGGAACGCAAAAACGAAGGACCGCACGTACACGTGAATCCAAAAGGAATTCCAACGAATGAGTCGCATCAGTACGGAACATTTAAGATTTTGCTTTGCTACGGGCCAAATAGAGATCAGGTAAAAGCGATTAGTTTTGGCGGCGTGCCACAGCCGGTTATTGACCGAACTTTAAAACATGTAAAAGCGAACAGAAAAGCATTTCTTAAAGATTGGGATGCCCTAATGCCTCCAATAAACACAGAGCCTACAAATGACCCCCAAAAAGAAGCAGAAGCAGTTGCAAGATACAAAGCCGGAAAAAAAGAACAAAAAAGACAAAACAAAGGCTATGCAATACCCGACATATCCGGCTTACCCGTCGAATGAAGAATATCCCAGAGTATGCCGGAGAGCCATTATTCTTTCAATAGAAAAAGATGGCTTTTGGATTCGAGGGCCCGAGAAGGATTATTTTTTATCATTCGATCTTTTTCCGTGGTTTCGCTATGTCGATGACGCAGATATTCATAGCGTAGACTTTAGTTCTACTGATTACGGTAAATACGGGTGGGTACATGGTTTCCATTGGAATTTGTTGGATATTGACATCGGTCTTGAACTTCTTGAGCAGGCGGCAAATGGGGAAGATATTAGACCGCGTATCCGCCTTATCACGCATTCACATCGCAGAGGAAAGTTACAGGATCGAAAACGAAACAAAAAAAGTAGAAAAAAAGAATTTAACATTCCCGTTCAATTTATTTTCGACGGCTCGTTTACAGTGAAAGCTGAAAATGCGGAAGAGGCCAGACGGATAGTTGAAGAACAGTGTAGTATTTGTTGCGGGGGCGTTCATGTTGATATATTTAAAACGCAACCCGATACGATTGAATGGAATTTCACAGAGACGCCGCAGAAGCGAATTTTATAGACCAACTAACTATAGGAAAAAGAAACATGAGCATCGATTTAAATGTAAATGATACGTCTGGAGAGTTCATGGAAAACCCGGTGGAAAATGATGCAAGGAAGCTGGCGACCGTTACACGGATCAAGTCTGTATCCCCTATTGAAGGTGCGGACAGAATTGAGTGCGTGTCTTTTCAGGGAAACGGTTGGCAGTGTGTTGCCGGAAAGGGCGAGTTCCGTGTTGGTGATTCCTGTGTCTTTTTAGAGATTGACAGCTTCCTTCCAAAGGAGGACAGATACTCTGTATTGGAAGGACGATGCAATAAGGTGATGAACGGGACTGAGGGCTACCGGCTGAAATCTGCTAAGTTCAAATCCTGTATTAGTCAGGGTTTGGCCTTGCCGCTATCGAAGTTTCCTGAGATTGATTCGGATACGGAAGAAGGTGCGGATGTTACGGAATTGTTGAAGATTAAACTTTGGCAGCGTCCTGTAACGGGAGGTTTTGGTTTTAATATCGGTAAGCCGCTGCGCAGTTTCCCTACGCATATTATGCCCAAGACCGATCAGACGCGGATACAGAGTATGGGACAACGTGATATTCTTGAGCTGTTTCAATATGTCTTCGAGGTTACCGAAAAATGTGACGGAACATCCTGTTCGATGTATTGCAACAAGAGAATAGAACCGACAATTGGTGGCGGTCCTAATGTATATTGGGACTTTGGCGTATGTTCCCGTAATCTGGAACTCAAAGAGCCTGCTGTGGAGTATCTGACGTTTAATCGCGTTGATGACGAAGGTAATGAGGTTCCGTTTACGAAAGAGGTTTTTACGAAGTCTGTCTATTGGGACATGGCGTATAAGTATCATATTCGTGAACGTCTTGTACAGTATTGCAAGGGTACCGACAGGCTGCTTGCTTTGCAGGGCGAAATTATGGGCCCCGGCATCCAGAAGAATCCGTTCAAATTGAAAGAAGCGGAGCTGTTTGTTTTTGATATTTATGATATTGAGGTTCGACAATATGTTTCCGCTGCAGAGAGAGATCGTATTATCTGTTGTCTGAATAGTCTGTATGATGACCCGCCGATTCAGCAGGTCCCCGGGATTGGATTCCAAAAGATTAGCCCGGATATTCCGGAGATATGTGCTGCAAGTACGGCAGCGTCCATGCAATATAACGATCTTGATGATAAGAGCGATGTATGGAATGTCTTTCTTGGTGGGCTTATTGATTTGGTCGTACAGCGATTGGTTAATCAGGCGGACGGACAGAGTGCCTACGGCGGCGCGAGAGAAGGCATTGTTTTCAAATCGGTGCAGAATCCTATGGTCAGTTTTAAGATAATTTCCAATGCTTTTTTGTTGAAAGAAAAAGAATGAAACGCAAGACGCACTCTGGATACGCAAGAACGAAAGTAACGCAGATCGGGAGTTACTTTTTGGTGCAGGTCGAACAGGATTACGTCGTTTACTCCGACGAATATGACGAAAACTGGGTCTGTAGTGCTGTGACGTTGGAAACTGAAAGGCAGGAGCAGTTGGCCTACTGCGCCGCCTGCGATAAAAGGCTTGCAACGAAATTGTGTACGGATTGCCGAGGAGTTCTGCTGTGCCGTAACTGCTCAATTTTTTATGAACTGGAGTATTACTGTCCTTTTTGCTACGAACAGAAAATGAGAACATTAGCGGATGAAATGCGTGAAAGAAAAGACGAGATAACAGATAAACAGCGGAAGAAGGCGCAGGCAGAAGTAACGCGGCTTTCTAAGGAGCGTTTGGAGATAGAATTGCCGAAATTGGTAGATAGGTTTCGACATCATCAGCGTTCTCAAAAGCGTCGGATAGCGGAAGGACGTCCTTTCAAGACGCCTACGAATGAATACGGGCTTGCCGTTCTCCCCGAAAATACGCCGCCGGGCGTTTCCGAACTACCTATCGGCGCGGAGTTTTTGTTGAAAGATAAAATAGTGGACGCCCTGATTGAAGGCACAATACATAATGTGTTTGCTTGGTCCATGACTGGTGATAATACGTACAGAACGACATTTGAGAAACTGCCTATCGAATTTCAATATCCTTCGTCTCCACAATATGACCCTTATATAAAGATTGGTAAAGGCGAAAATGAGGTCAAGATCGGAATGTTAGATAGCACATCCTATCTTTACGCCGCAATCCAAAAACAAATTTCAGCTAGCCAATTATAAAATCATGCCCAAAAAGAAAATCGTAGAAGAACAAACGACAGGCCCCGATTATTTACATATAGAAGAGGTCGAAGACCTTGCGCAAATAGACGCTCCAAATTGGGTCCCCGAACGTGTGAACCCTGAAAACTACCTGTCGTCCGGCTTGACGCTGCTTAATCTGGCCGCGACAAACGACCCCGATTGCTTCATGGAGAAGGGTTCGTATTTATGGCTGGCTGGAATTCCCGGCGCTGGAAAATCAATGTTGGCTATGCAGCTTTTGGCCGAGGCCGCAAATAACCCCAATTTTGACGGCTACGATTTGATCTACGACGACGCCGAACACGGTAGTTTGTTCGATGTGCCGAAAATGTTCGGGCATAAACTTGCGAACCGGATCAAGCCGCCCGCTGTGGATAAGACAGGACGCCCTGTCTATTCGGCGCAGGTTGAGGATTTTTATTTCCTACTCGACGATTATCAGGACGCGAAAAAGCCGTTTGTGTACGTGTTGGATTCAATGGATTCGCTTACCTCGTCGGCGTCCGACGACAAGTTCGATGAGAACAAAGACGACCGGCGGGCCGCGTTGGAAAAAGGGAAAGATGTAAAATTGACGCAGGGGATGGGCGACGGGAAGGCAAAAGTCAATTCGCAAAATCTACGCCGCGTTGTCAACCGTCTCGCCGAGAACGGGAGTATACTCGTTATCATAAGTCAGCTCCGTGATAATATTACGGGGTACGGGGACAAGTTTATCCCGTCCGGCGGGAAGGCGTTGAAGTATTATTCTCATATTGAGGCGTGGTTTACGTTGGGAGCAACTTTGAAGCGAGTTATAGACGGGAAGGAACGAAAATTTGGCCAAACGTCTACGGTTACGATCAAGCGCAATCGGATAACCGGGATGAAACCGAGCGTCGATTTTCCGATCCTTGCCGGGTACGGTATCTCCGATATGGATTCTTGTCTCAATTGGTTGTGCGAAGAAGACCGCGTCGTCGTCCCCGCAAGGATTACCGGGCTTTATAAGTACCCCGCGTTGGGTCTGGAATTATCTCGTGAGAATATGCTTCGGGAGATGGAGAATAATTTTGAGCCGTTCAAGAAAGACATAGTTGATACTTGGTACGCTATACTTGCATCGATTTCAAGTAACCGAAAAAAGAAATATTCCTAGTTATTTGACAAAATACGGATATTTGGTAAGATTGCGTTTTTACCAACCTTAAACCAAGTACGTATTTTGTGGTGAGCAGCGATATACTTGTTGTCGAACGGAGTTGCGCCGAGCAGTTGTTTTCCAAATTGGGCTGTCGGAATGTGCGCCGTTGGGAAGATGATTTGATGGTTGAGCGGCTTCGTCATGCGGCTATCTTTTATGACCCACGCATCGATGTCGGCGATTATCATATTTTATTGTCACGTTTGGCGTGTTCTGGCGACTCCGAGATTGTTCTTCGCTACGGCTTTGATTTTCCAGAATGTGTTGAATCGGCGAGTCGTTTGGCCGTGTTGAAGGACGGGCGTGTCAGGGGCCTTAAAAAGCGTCATAAACGAGATCAACCGTTTTCTTTTGCCAAATGCGGCATACCCGCCGGTGCTACGTTGGTTTTTAAACCGAATCCTGAAATTACGTGTACGGTAGAGGGCGATCCGTGGCGTGTTGATTTTGGGGATGATTCTTCGCATTCATTTTCGCAGCGGACTCGTATTTTGGCAGGTGCCAAAGATTGGGTATCGCCTAAAAACTATTGGCTCTATGAAGGGAAATTGCTTCGGTACTATTATAAAAAAGTACAGTTGGGTAAGGATCGTGTTTTTAACAAGAAACAGAGTAAGCGGAAAGTATATACGGCAGAAGAATTGGCCAAGAAAAACAGGGCCAAAGAAAAACTTGCGTTGAAAGAATTCGCAAGGAAAGAACGCGAGGCGAAAAAGCGGGCTAAGGAAGAAATAAAACTCGCAAGGGCCGAGGCGAGGCGGGTAAAGATAGCGGCCAAAGAAATACGTCGTAGAAAATGATTTTGTTGCTGTTTTTCTTTTCGTTTTTGGCATACATAGAACAACGTGATGTTGTTCATTTTTTCATTTTTTTCATTTTTTCATTTTTTCATTTTTTCATTTTTTCATTTTTTTTTTCGTTATGGCTGTTTCTATTTTTGGGCATGAGTTTACGCGTCTCCGGCGTGCGCTACGTCGTTCGTTTGCCCGCGATGTTTTTGTTACCGGAGATTCCGTTGTTGGCGCGAGTGACTACGGCCATTTTGTAATAAAAGGTAAACAAGAAGGTGAAGACGTTCCTTTTTGTTTTATTTTGCGGCAATTTTCTATGGAGCCTGATTTGCACAAGCCGGTTTTGTTTACACCCAACGCCGTGAGGTACTATGTTTCTGGCGCGCAGGTAGAGGTTCCGCTTGAAACCGAGGAGGGCGGAATTGTGCTGCCAGAATCACAAATGAAGTTTGTACGGTTGCCAGACGATTTTGTAGACGCCTACAAAACGTTATGCCCCTTTGTGGACAAGGATAGCACAAGAACAGCCTTAGGTTTTGTCGGCGTCGGCGATAACGCGGTTGTGGCATCCGATGGTGCTTTCTACGCGCGTAAGACGTTCCAATTTCCGCCGGAAGCTCTGGTGGATTACAAGTCGATCTATGTTTCGGCGTGTATTGACGAGTATCGGCAAAATACGCAACGCGATCCGGACAAAACTTTTTGGACGGAGGGGCGGATACACTTTTTGATTCCGCCTGGGATACGGTTCGACGAAGGTTCCGTTGATTTTGGTGCGGCGTCGTTTGATAACCGGCCTGTATTGATTTTCAAACAGGGCAACGCGACTATGTACGCAGAAGCGGGACAATGCGGCGCATTCCCGCATCTGGATATAGTAGAAGAACCGCACGGGCCAGTGCAATTTGTATTAACGCAGGAAGAATCTGAACGTGTAATCTCTATTTTAAAAAGCGCGCCGCGTGGCCGGTTTTCTGATTCCGTTCTTTTATTGTCGCATGGCGGCTATGTTGCCTTTGGTTTTCAGCCAAATTACGGAGATGAGAACCGTGTTATTATCAAAACAAACATACCAACAAAATTGCCTGATGATTTTATGGCGTGGTATAAAATAAGGTATTTTAAAAGGGTATTACAGTTTCCCGGCGTCAAGTATTTTTATACCGTATCTATGCAACAAAGCGAAACTATCGCTGATGTACAGGTGGGAGATACGCGGTGTTTGTTTATGAATGTTTCCAATGACGTGTCGTTGGATTTGAGTTCATTTGAAATCAGGCAGGCAAATATTCGTAGGCCGGGCGTCGGCGACCTGCTAACTTCCGATTCGTCTGAAATAACAACTTCCAATTCGGCCATCCTTTCATTATTTTAAGATCGATGTTTTTGTTTTTATCAAATATAAAATTGGGTAAATACCTTGCTGACCAGTTGCCGCTTTGCATATTGCGACGGTTGGATACCGACCCGCAAATTCAGAAGATTGTTGAAAGTTGCAATGAGTATTTTGTTGCTAATAAAAACGAGTTATCCTCAAGTTTAGAATCCGCCGAGCAAGAGCAGGAAAGATTGGAGGCCGAATTGTCAGAACTTCAAGATGAAATAAGTAGCCTTCAATGCAGAATAGATGAAAATGAAGCCTACGAAGTTTTGGCCGATAAGGTAGAGCAAATGTTAGATAAGTTGACGTGTGATCTTGATGATTTGGATAAGAGCGAAATCGAATACAGGCTTGATGCTATTTTAGATTTGTTTTGATGTTTGTTTTTCACATTTACAGGAGCATTTTTTATGAAATTTGTTGCGAACAAATTGGCCGCAAAGTTGAAACCGTTGCGGTATGGTGTCCCGGCCAACCCGACACTGCCGCAATCTGACTGCGTGATCTTTCAGGACGGAAAGGCGTTTACGTTTTCGGGCGAAGTATTCGCCGTGATTGATCTCCCGTTCCCTGTTGTAGGGGCGGTCAACTACAAACAGCTATACGAGGTGCTCGTAAAATACGGGCCGGCGGAGGTCGAAATAGTGCCCGACGGCGCGACGTTTGAGGTCCAGAAGTGTAACGGGAAGTCGAAAACAAAATTTACTTACGACCCGCAGATTATTCTTTCGTTGCAGTCTGTTTTGCAACCGGTCGCCGACGGTTGGAAGCCGGTGCCCGCCGAGTTCGGCGATGCCGTGAAAATGTGCGAGAGCGTCGTGGAACTTGTCCGGACGGATGAGGTGATGTCTTCGATAAACGTTACCCCGAAATGTATGGAAGCGGTTTCCGCTACGCAGGTCGTAAGGTGCCGATGCCCGCTTGATATACCGAATAGGTTTCTTGCCCGTGGCGGTATTTTGGAGGGTATGCAAAGCATCGAACCTAAAGAGCTTCAATACGTTGAAAACAACAATGTACAATGGTTCTATCTCCGAAACGCCGGTGTTTCCGTGGCGACCCCCGTTTATAAGGATGATTTTGTATCGGAAATGGACGATTATCTCGCCCCGTCGCTTTTTAAAGTCAAATTTCCGTCGGAACTTTTGGCGGATATTCCCGTTGCGTGCGCTGTTTTGGAAAAGAAGGATAAACTTGTTGTTTCGCTACGCGGCGGCAAGTGTTTCGTTTCGGCGAACGGGAAGCACGGAGTACACCAGATAGAGGCGGATTTGGAAGAACCGGTCCAGCAGGAGATGACGTTCCAGATCGCGCCCGATCTGTTTCAATACGTTATTTCAAAATTTACGGAATGTACCGTATCGCAACACGGTATCCGAGTGCGGAGCGATAAATTGATGTACACAGCTGCTGTTGAATTGCGTAACGATGGGATTTAATTTTGGAGTTGGTCGCAAATTGACACAGGGCGTCCGGTTCGTCAAATGCGCCGAATGCGGGCGAAATGGGCGCCCTTTGGAACCTGGCGGGATCGGGAAACAGGGTATCCTTATCGTTACCGAGATGGCGACCAAAGAACAGGTCGAAGAACAATCGTGGTTCGTCAGCCGACAAAACACGTCGGTAACTCTCTGTTCTGATTTTGGTTTGAACTTGCCCGAGGATACATGGTTTACAGCCGTGCTTCCCTGCGCCGGTCCGGCGAGGATGAAAACGTTCCTGTACGATCATTGCCTTCTGAAACTGAAGGAAACGGTTGACGCTCTGAAGCCAGTTTTGATTATTTCGGTGGGAGCCGGTGCGACAGGCGCTGTGCTTAAGTTGTACAAGCCGTCTCATTTCCCCCTGAATTACAGTTCGCAACAGTACGCAGGTTACTGCCTGCCGCTATCTGCCGAACCCGGCTGGGATTGCTGGTTGGCTCCCGTTCAATCTGATAGGGAACTCAACATGTATCGGAACGGCGATGTAATAGACGTGGCTTGCGGCTGGCAACGGAAACATTTGAAATGGGCGTTGGAGCAGGCGAAGAAAGGCCGACCGGGGCCGCTGTTTTCTGATGAAGGTATCGAAATTATTTTCGATACTGACCGGATTGTCGCTGCGTTGGAACAGGCACGCGGTTGCAAATACGCCGCGTTCGATTACGAATGTAACGCCCTGCAAATGCTGATGCCTGGCGCGAAGGTGCTTACTGCCGCCGTCGCTATGGGCGATAGTGCCCAGATACATAGGACAGTTGCGTTTCCTATGGCGAGCGGGAACGTAAGACGGGCATGGGTAGATTTCCTTAAATCGGATGTTCTAAAAATTGCACAGAATATCAAATACGAGGAACATGTTAGTTTGGTTCATTTTAACACGCCAGTCGTCAATTGGGCGGTCGATTCCGCCGTTTTGGCCCGGACACTCGATTGTCAGCCCGGGAACTCCGGGCTGAAGTTTCAAGCGCTGGTTCATTACGGTGTCGTTGGCTATGACGATGTCGTTGATAAGTATATTTCGTCAACCGGTAACGGCGGGCTAAACAGGTTGGAACAGCTCGCGCCGGGGGAACTTATGCTGTACAACGGGATAGATGCGTTGATTACGTACATGCTTGCTAGGGATTTGAGTAAAATTATCGGATTGGGTTTTTAGATGGAGCGCGGCCTGTGGAGATTGCGTCGTTTGATGGGGAACTAGAACGTACTGTATTAAGCAGTTTGATCCACTCGGACGCCGTGTTGGCCGCCTCCGCCGTTTCTTATCGACAATCGCCGTTTCTTTTTCGTTCCGACGCCGCCAATTCCGTCGCCCGCTGGTGTGTGCATTACTATAAACGGTACGGTAAAGCTCCAGGTTCCGATATTACGCAGTTTCCCGTTGAAATTGCGCTGACCGATGAATCGCAGGCACGCCGTATTGCGCTTCTTATTGAATCGCTTCCGCCGCTCCAATCTAGCAACAATGACCGTCTAATTGACATCGCCTCGAAACATTACGAACAGGTACAGATAGAGTACCTGATCGAAAGTTTGAAGGCGAAAATGTCGCGGGACGATACGAACGGTTGCTATGAATTGATAAACGGTTTTTCACGGATAAGCAGAGGCGTAACAACCGGCGTTAATCCGTTCACGGATGAGGAGGCGATTCGGGCCGCCTACGCCGAAAACACCGATAAATCGCTCCTAACGTTCAAAGAAGCCGATAGTGCCGCGTTTTTCGGAGATACGTTTTGCCGGTCGAGTTTCGTGGTTGTGAACGCCGCCGAGAAGAGCGGAAAATCTTCTTTGCTTCGTGAAATAGCGCTGCGAGCGTTGCGACAGGGCTATAACGTTGCCTATTTCGACGCGGGCGATAATTCGCAGGGGCAGCTCCTGCGGCTCCTTTACCAACGGATAACGAGGCACCCGAAACGAGCCGGGACTGTCCGTATCCCCACGACATTATCGGTACGCGAAATCGACGGTGAGAGTTCTGTTGATATACAGCATGAAGAAAGGGAATATGCCGAAGATATGAATGTCGATATTGCGTTGGCCGAGTGTCGGAAGTGGGCCGTTGACTTGGCGGAGACAAGCAAGGCGTGGAAATTGTCGGTCCATTCGCACGATTTGACCGTAAGTGAAATCAAAGTCATCCTGGACGAATGGGAACGGACCGAGAACTTTATACCCGATTTTATCTTTGTAGATTACGCCGACCTGCTCATCCCTGAATCAAAAGAGGTCGAGTTTCGGCACCGGATCAACGCGACGTATAAACAGTTGCGTGGATTGTCGCTCGCCCGCAACGTTTGCCTTGTCAGCGCGACGCAGGCGAAGGCCGATGCGCTGGAATCAAAGGTAATGACCCGCAAACACCTCGCGGAGGATAAACGCAAGGCCGCCGACCCGACCGCTATATTGGGACTGTGCGCGACGGAATACGAATGGGATTTGGGCGTTGCTCGGCTGAACTTCCTTGTCCGACGCGGCGAACCGTGTAACCCTTACGATCAATTGTACGTCGCACGCTGTTTCGAGATAGCCAACCCGATGATGCGCGTTTACTACCCGCCGATCCATCGGCATGAGGACCGGGGGCCGACATCTACAAGAACAATGGGGTTCGCAACGGGCGGTGCCCCGCAAGCCAAAGTCGAAAAAACGCCCGACGTGCAGGATTGGAGTCCGGCACCGGTAGAAAGCCCGCCACGTGGCGGAGTTTTGAAGGAAGATACGTCCGGGTACGAGCGGGAAACCTATGAAAGTCAGTACAGACGGAAAAAGAATAAGTACCGTTGAAAATAAAAATGAGGCGACTATGTTGCTTTTTCTCGCTTTTTTGGCATATTGTTTTTCATCCAATGTTGTTTGCACTTGTTTGAGTCATCACAGAAATAAGCCATGAAATCGCAGATAGATCGAGCAATAAGAGGCGCGCCCTACAAGGGACCATTCCAGCCTGAAGAACAACGGCAAGAATGGAGGCGAGCGCTACAGGAAGAGTTGGACTTGGAAAAAATGGATATTCGTTGCTTGAAAAGCGATATTTCGTATTTGTTGGCCCATGACGATTTTTTAACGCGGTATAATGAATGGGAACACGCGTTGAAACGCAATAGTAATTTTACAGGCTATATGTTTTTTGAAATGCACCTTGTTGCCTATATTGATGATCTATTGGGCGGGACAGGCATTTCAAAGGAGGCTATTGAAACGCCGCCATAGCGGACATGTTTTGGTATCCTTTGAAATCATTGAAACCCATCTTCTTTCGTTCGTCTGCTTCAACAGCTGTTCTTATTTGAGTTTCAAATTTGTTGAGTTTGTCCTCTATCGCAAAACACGGAACTGCATACCGTCCCTCTGGATCGTTGTCGCGTATTTCTTTTATACGCGCGTGTAGCGAATCAGTCCTATCCCTCATTTCTCGTAGTGGCCATTCGTATATTTCGTTGTGTTTTTCTTGTGCCTTTTGTTTCATCTTATCGCGGTACTGTCGTTCCTCAGCGCCGTCCCAACCTGTCCCGCGCGGGATAGGCCCCAACGCTTCCATTGCCGCATCGTATCCCGCTCTCATTTTTGCCAATGCCTGTGGGGCCTCAGTTTCCAATTTACCTATTTCCTGATTTATCTGTTCTATCTCCTGCTTTATTCTTGCGGAACGCTCTTGCTTTTCCGCGTCGCTGTAGTCGTTGAAAACAGCGAAATGCGATAGATTCATTTGTGCGTGCGCATCGCGTTGAAGTCCCTCGAAAACGTGAAGATCGGCTAGCTTTTGCATGTCTACTTGCGAGTTAAAGTTTGCAGTTGAAGTACAGCTTCCACCGCATTATATCATAAATCCGTAAACTTTGGGAATCGGGCGCACTAGCGAATTTTCCATGCGTTTTGACGTTTACCTTGTTTTTTCATCGAAAGTTGGCATACCTACAAAAGCCATCACACCAAATTTCATGTTTGCATACAAAAAGAAAGAACCCACCGCCACTGCAAGACGGCTTGCACAAAAACTATGGGATTTTGTGCGCTTCACTGTAAACCGTGTGCCGGACACGAAAAATCCGCCGCAAATGCTTGACGATTGGGCGCGTAGTTTTGACCGTTTTTCTGCGAATGTCCCGCTTGAAAAGGTAGACGCGGTTTTTGATTTCTATGTTAAAAACTGGCGTCTTAATAAAGGTTGGGCGCATACCACAGCCGATTCGTTTCTCGAGGATTTTACCTATTTGGAGAGCAGGTACGAAAGAACGTGTCGCCCTATCCCTGAGGAAGAACTGCAAACGGTACTCAAATCGTTAAAGATTGAACGTTGGGTTTGCGATTGGGAAGATTTGGTAACTGCCGTGAGCCAGTCGCTTTTTAATTTGCGAGCATTTTTGAAAAAATGGGACGAATCTGGTATTCCTGAAAACGTCCGACGCCGCGTGCGTGAGTATTTTGGCGATACGCGAGAGTATGTGACCCGGCATTTTCTGGCGTGGCGGGATTGGAACCGTACGCATGTTTATACCGCCGTTATAAACAACGAGTATCTTTTAAAAGAAGTGCGTATACGTTTGACAAACTACGGGATACCTGCTAAAATAATTGCCGATTATTTATCTGCTTTTTCTTAAAATACTCTTTCAATAACGGCATATACCATGTCAGTATACGTAGGTATCGATCCCGGAAAATCGGGTGCTGTCGCGCTGTTGTACGACGACAATTCACTTGATGTCTTCGATATCAGCGTTTTTTATGACAGTACCGGCGCGTCGAAATGTTCGGCGAACCCGCGTTTGGTAAACGATTGGATCGCTTGGAAACTTAAGCGGAAGGAGGTGGCGTTATGCGTATGTGAGAAACCTATATTTGCCGGTCGCGGGTTCCATATCCAGACCACGATGTCCACGCACGAATCATACGGAGTTTTCCGGTGTGCGTTTGAAACCGCAAACATCCCGTTCCGGGGAGTTGAGCCTAGTACATGGCTCAAATCGTTTCCAGATTTATACCATCCGAAAAAACGGAGGGAGAAAATGGAAAGCGTTTGTAAAGCGAAAGAGTTATTTCCCGACTCGGCCAGCCTGTTTGAACGGGCGTGCAAGAAAGGGAAAAAAATAATCATGCCCGACCGGGCGGAGGCGGCTTTGATCGCCTACTACGGCAGGGCCTCATCCCATTAGATTTCAACACAGATCAACTTATATCAATAAATACCAATGAATAAACAAGAACAGAATCGACGTTGGAGCAAGCCCGTAAACGCGGAAGCCCGTATGGAAGCCGAAAAAAGGCAGGAATCCTCAAACAGGGGATTCAAGGGCGTGTATACGATGCCCGAAGGGTATAAAAAGTATATCTTCTCGAAAGACGCAACATCCGCTAAGTTTGATATTTTGCCGTTCATAATGGAAACCGAGAATGGCCCGGAAGCGGTGCCACACTTCTCGTACCATATACACAATAATATGGAAACGTGGGTGATTTGTTTGGAGGCCCAGTTCGGTAAGCCGTGCCCCATTTGTGAAGCGGCACGCGCGTTGCCACGCGGCGAGGCGGAACAGTGGAAGAAACTGCGGGCGCAGAAGCGGCAGTTGTATTACGTGATCCCACGCGACGGGAACCCCGAATTAAAAGGGAAAGTCGCTATCCTGGAGCAGGCTGATTATAGCTTTGGGAGCAAGTTGGAAACGAGAGTCCGAGAACGCGACAAAACAGACCCGTCCGAAAAGAATTGGCATCTTTATGCTGACCCGTTGAAAGGGTATACGGTAAAGGTGCTTTTGAAAGAGAAACAATTGGCGGGTAGGAATCCGTATATGGCCGTTGAACAGGTTGATTTCAAGACCCGTATCGGCGATGACGGTAAGCCGTACCAGCTTACCTATGAAATGTGTGACGTGTTGCCCGATCTTTCTAAGACGTTTACTGTTCTATCCTACGATGAACTCAAGAAGATGTTCGACGCAACACCCGAAAAAACGGACGAGGAAGAACCGGCTCCGTTCGATCCGGCAAACGGATATAACCCAATTGTTAAAACGGCGTCTAAGCCCGCCACTCGCCCGCCCGTCGAACCCGAAGAGCCGCCGATGGCCGAATCTGAGGATGACGATGAGCCGCCGTCAGCCTACAGTACGCCTGTTGAGTCAGATGACGACGAATGGTAATTTTTGTTTTCGTGGCGCATTCCAATCAACGTTTTGGAGTGCGCCCTTTTTCAACGCGAGTAACACGGGATAAATTGGATGAGATGCGTTTGTGTGGCGGATATTCACGGGTCGTCGGTCGCCCTGCTGAAGGCGTCGGGTATGGCGCGGCAGGCGAAGGCCGATGTTATTTTGATCGCGGGCGATATTACGGCCCATTCGGTCCTGAACCGCTTTTGCGACCTTTTGCCCTACGCCGCACACCACGCCAATGCGCCTATTTTTTGTACGCTGGGGAACCACGATAGCCTGCGTCCAGCCAAATACTTCCCGGATAATGATTTGTTTTTCAACATAAATCGGCATATATTTTGTAACCATATTTCCCACCATGTCCGAATCAGAAAAGAAATTACTGTTGGCGATGGCCCTTTGTTTGAATCATTTGCAAGAGTTCACAATGTACCAGATCGGTATGTCCGGCGATATCCGTCGTTTGGGCGACCATCGGAAATCGAATGCCGCATTGTTGGAGGCGATGCAGGAGGTTTACGGGCCGCTCGAATCGGCTAAGCAAAAAGAACAAACGCCGACCAAACGATAGCTACCACCGAAATGTCCTGATCCAGTCTGGCGGTGAGTTGCCGTGCCATCCTTGTCCATCGTGGCAACAGCTTGGATCATTTTTCGCCCTTTTTCACACTCGCACCATTATGGCTACACGTTGTTTAATAAGTAAGGAAAATAATGATGGCTCGTATAGGGTTATCTACAGCCATTGGGACGGAGGCCCAAAAGGCGTTGGGCATACGCTACTCAATTTTTACACAAACGACGAAATTATTGACCGGTTGTTGTGCCTCGGATGTCTGTCGTCGTTAGGCAGGTATATCGAACCTCAGCCCGGCGTTCCGCATTCTTTTGTTGATCCCGCGAAAGATACAACAGTGGCCTATCACCGTGATCGCGGCGATTCTTTGTCTGTTTATGATTTGGAGTCTGAGCAGGATTTTTTAGAATGGCTCCGAAACTCTTTTTTGGTTACGGAATACCTTTATGTTTGGACGAAAGAAAAAGAATGGGCGTTCCATAACAAACGTGGCGAAAAGCTGAGCGAGCGAGTGTTGTTGTCGAGTTACTTCAAAAACGCTTTTCAAAACGAACAGACATGAATCTTGTATCCGCGATGTTGAAAGAATCGGCAAACGAAAAGGAGACCCCGTTTGGTCATTGTTTGCTTTCTACCGGTCTTACCACTTTGAACGTGGCACTGTCCGGCGAACCTCTATGCGGTATTCCTGCGGGCAGCGTCGTTTGGATTACCGGGCCGCCCGATTCCGGCAAGACCTGTTTTGCTTTTACGCTCTTTGCCGAGGCGAATTTGAATGCTTCGTTTCGGCGGCATAGGTTCTATCTTAATGATGCAGAGAGCGCACGGCATAAGATAGGCCGCGTGTTCGGAAGTGTCCTTGAAAAGCGAGTGGTTCATTTGGAAGACAAAACGCATACAACGTTTTGGGACCGGATACGGAAAATTCCGGTCCCTTTTGTGTATGTCCTTGATTCGATTGATGGCCTGCAGGGTGACGATGGCTGGAAAGTCAACAATCAAAATGCGAAGGAGACGTTTGATAAGGTTCGAGAGACAGGTTCTATTTTGGTGTTTTGTTCGCAGGAAAAGATTGCCGAACAGCGGAAAGTTGCCGCCGGGGGCAGCGCGGTCCCGTTTTACGCCGATTATTTGTTTAGGACGGAGTACGTGTCGAGTATAACGGAAAAAGTGGGTAAGAAATACCGCGAGATCGGTGTGGATACGACGCTTACCGTGTTGAAAAGTCCAAAAGAACCCAAGTTTCGCACCATTCCTATCCCCATATTTGCGGATCACGGGTACAGCAACGTTGAGGCGATTTTTTCGTTTTTGCTTGCGAAGAAAAAGATTCGCCCCATTGACGGCGGGCGGTTTTGTTGGAAAGACATGACAATCACAGATAGCCGAACGGGTATTCTAAATTATATCGAAAGCATGGAATTACTTATGGGAAATTATATAAAATGTTTCAAGTGAACTTTGAATAGTTATGGCATGGATACCTTTGACAAAACACATGACATGGGAGAAGGCGCATGAGATCGCAGATCGGCATCCGCTTACTTGCGTTTCACTTCGCCAGCCGTATAGAAGAAGCGGGTCTATACAACGACAACCAGTGGTGTTCCGCCGTCAAGCAGGGAATTGGTGGTATAATTATTTTGAGGACAATACGTATAGGAGAACTCCTACGCTATCGGATGGGTATGAACCAGAATCTTATGTTCCGTATCTTTACATTCCCGACAAAATCAGGTATATTGATTTCTTGTCGTTTGCGAAACAGCATATTTTGCCGTTGAAACATACTTATCATACTTTTTTTCGTTACTTAACGACTTCAGGCGACGAATTTGTATATGATATGTTCCAGGGGATCGCTATGTTTCCTGTCGTCATGTTTGCTTTTGACAACCCGCTTTTGTATTATGAGGCGTCTCGAATTTACGAACGTAAAGGCGTCCAAGACCCCGATACTCGCAGCCCAACAGACATAAGAAATGAACAACGTTATAAGCCACGGGATCGATTCGGACACTAGGCGAGGTTCGCACGAATTGGAGATTGCCCCTTACGTAAGTACAAACAAAGAACCGGAAACAAAAAGTGTTTCCGTTATGAACGACGCTATGCAACAGCTATTCCGTCGTCGTATGGCTATGGGCGGCGGGTTCGGCGGCGAGGTAAATACCAATCCTCTCAATAGAGATTACGCGAGCCAGTTCGGCTATCCGCAAATGATCTCTAAGTTTGATTACCAAGATATGTATGACCGGAACCCTATCGCGCACCGCGTGGTTCAGTTGTACCCGCTTGAATGCTGGCAGACTCGCCCTACTATTCTCGATTCTAACGCGCCAGCCGATAGCGATTTTAAAAGAGAGATTGACGCCGTTTTTAGCAAACATAATATATGGGGCTGGCTTCGCCGGGCCGATATACTTTCCGGGATCGGTAGTTACGGGATACTTATTATTGGGATAAACGATGGCAAGCCGATGAACGAACCCGTAACCATCGAAGATGGCGTAAAATATGAATTGGGGTATTTACGTGCGTTTCCGGAATCGCAGGTGGATATTGTAGAATCAGAAATTCGTCGGAATAGCCAAAGGTACGGGCATCCGACAATGTACCGTATCCAGGCCCAATCGCCTAATGTTGAGTTTTCTGGCGGGCATGTCGATCTTTCCACGCAAGAGATACATTGGACTCGCGTGGTCCACATCGCGGATAATCGTGAAATTTCGGAGATAATCGGCGTGCCCCGGTTGAAGCTCGTTTACAATGCGTGCCTCGATCTGATGAAGATTTTCGGTTCGTCAGGCGAGATGTTTTACAAAGGCGCGTACCCCGGATACATTATACAGGCTACAGATAACCTGCTCAACACCGTTCAATTGGACATCCCGGAAATCCAACGGCAGGTCGAATTGTTCGAGAACCAGTTCCAGCGGTGGATGGCCCTTAAGAACGCGACCGTAAACCAGTTGTCGTCTTCATACGCCGACCCTACCGGACATGTCGAAGTTTGCATAAACCAAATTGCTATCGGACTTGGGTGCCCGGCTCGTATTTTGATGGGTTCCGAACGCGGCGAGTTGGCCTCTACGCAGGATGCCGTGATTTGGAAGAAACGACTCATGGAACGGCAGGAATCGTATCTGACCCCCTTCCTTATTAAGCCAGTTGTCCAACGTCTTGTTACGTTCGGGATTGTTCCAAATCCGTTTAACAATGATTTTTCAGTTGAATGGCCCGATTTGTCTATAGATACCCGGACGGAGATATACGAGGTAAGGGCCAAGCAAATTGAGTTCCTTGAAAAGTTCTACGCATCCAATTTGGATCGTTTTTATGATCCCGTTACGTTTCTTATGGAATTTTGCGATATGTCGGAAACGAAAGCTAGAACGATTACGCGGCGTGCCGAACAGAACAAATCAGAAGCAGCAGAAAAAGAAGCCGCCAGTCTCGCGCCTAATATGTCAGGTGGTGCGAGTACGGGAGGCTTAAGCGACATGGGATTCTAAATTATGGATTATATTTTTTCAGAGGATAAAAAGAGAGAACGGCTATGGGACTCGGCGACCGAATTGGAAAAAGATATTGCCTGGCTTCTGTACACGTGCGCTCGCACGTCTGCTTTGCACAAAGTTCGAGAAAACTTTTTGTTTGCGGATAAACTAAGAGATCGTGTGCCTGAGTATGGGGCGTCTTTTATTCTCAAGGTGGCGAAATTGGCAGGCGTTTTCAAATCTTTTGTTTATTCTATTTTGGATGTTGCGAGATTGTATACGCTTGATGAATTTGAGCGGCTAGACGCAGCCGCAAGCAAGCACGGCGTTACAGTCCTTTGGGGGCATTTACGCACAATCACGGAAAAACTAGGCAAGCCAGAATTGTCGTCAATACGCAAAGAAATTGAAAAGCAACTCGTCAAAAGGCAGTATAGTTTGCCGCAGTTGAAAAGTTTGATATTGCACCGTTTGCAAAAATGTGCGAGCTGCGACCGGGAATCCGTTAAAACAAAGAAGCGAACCAAGACAGCCGTAAATGACGTATTGTCTTATTTTAAGAATGCCGAAACTTTGTATGAAGATTGGCACGCACTGTTTAACGGGTTCGGCGAAGCGCTCGCAAACCCAGAAAAAGTAGATGAGATAAAGAAAGAATCGACGATACTACTGAAACATTTTTCAAATATGCAACGGTTCATTAACAAATCAAAGCATCTGTTGGAACTCTTCCTCACGCACAAATGAATATCACGCATAGCGAACCTTCCGATATTGTTTTCCTTCGCAACGAGACGGACCTCGCTATCGAAATACATTTTGCGAAGTTAAAAAATAACGTCCGGGAACTGTTCCGATCCCGCCACGTGGCGGGCTTTCTTGCCGCCGCTGAGGAACGGCTGCCCGCGTTCTATTCCGAAAAGTTCATAACAGACGTTATCAATAAGGCGTACCGAGCATCGCACCGGACCGGGATCGTTGAAATTAGAAACTCGGCGTACAACGACGAAAAACTATTGGAAATGATCGCCGTTGAGAACTCGGCTATCGGCGAACTTGTAAAAGCAGCCGGGAAGAAAGTAGCCGGGCTTTTCACGGGGTTCGGGAAGATCGTTACGGACGCCGTGAAAAAAGTATACGACCGCGTTGTCCCGAAAAAGAAGCAGGAGTCGTCGGAACCCCTGTCGCCGCGTGAAATCGAATTGCTTACCGAAGCCGCCGAGAAGGCGATTGATAAGTACAAACAAAAAGTCAAGACAACGGTGCAGGACGAAATAACCAAAGCCGAAGCAGAAGCAAAATTAGACGCCTACCAAGCTGCAAATATCAAAGAGGTGATAGCGCAGATAGAGACCGTCAAAGATCACCGACGGTGCAAGAAATGCGAAGAACTCGAAGGCAAACGTATGACTATTGAACAGGCGCGTTCCCTGTTACCCCGCCATCCGAATTGCCGCTGCTTGTGGCGTTTGGTACGCGGCGGCGGTAAAAAGACGCAGTCCGAGCAAAAAGAACAGGAGTTCAAGGTAAAGAAACTACGGCAACGCTTGGACCGACGCTACAAACTTAAACTCGGCTCCCTTACGCCCGTCCATAACTCCGTTTGCGGCTGCGAAGTTTGCGTGTGGAACCAGTTGGACGCCGAACTACAGCCGGAACAGCTCGTGCCCGATTCGTTGCCGCCCGATATTGCCAAACCATTTAACGGGTACGTGTCGTTGCCAGTATGGAACGCCGAGATCGGTTCTTATCATGTTTTGCTACAGCCGGTCCCCGCTTCTTTGAAACGTGCAAAATCCCGAATATCTATCCCGCCATATTTCGGCTGCGAATGGGGCGCGTCCCGGTCGGGGAATTCGGTTCGGCTTTTGCCCGGTACGGTTGTCCGGCTCGATTACCATAACCCGCGTACCGAAGAGATGCGGTTTGTGGCCGTTGCGAACATGGTCGCCGACAAGCATCGGGCAGATTGGGAGAAGGAATTTTGTTCTACGTCGTCCGTTACGATTCCGCTGTCGCCCGAAGAGTTGGGGGATTACCCGTATCGGCTTGCAACCAACGGCGTTATTTCCGCGATCCTTTTGAATGAACGACGTGGTTATTTTGACGTGGATGGCGTTCAAACGCCGTCTATTGATTTTGAACGACTTCTTGAAAAAAGTATCAAATTGGATTTGACTTTTTGTTGAAAACTTGCTCTACGAATCCATTGAAAAATAAGTGTAGCGTTTGTTGCCCACAAACAACTTTATTTTAAGGAGGTAAGGCCATGATTTGTTTTTTGAAGAGACCCAAGCCGAAAATGCCCGCGACCGCTCTGCTTAAATTCGAGCAGGAAGAAGTCCCAGTCGTCCAGAAAAAGTGGACAAAGGCCGAAATCAACGAAAAAATTATCTCCGACCAGCGTTGGTTGGAACGCGCGATTTTGGCAGTCTATAATTTCCAAACGCGGGAAGAAAAGGATCGTGAGGCGACCGTTGAAGATAACGGCGTAGGCTTTAACGCCTTCGATGCGCCCTACCTTTCCAGTCTTGCCGAATGGCTGACCGACGGCCGACGGCTGACCGACAAACAGGCGGCCGTCGCCCGGCCTATTATGCTAAAATATACCTGGCAGTTGGCGAAAATCGCCAATTGCTCTTGATTTTCGTTTGTCTTTGTGGCATAGTATTGAAAAGGAACTTTTTCACGATCCCAGAGGCAGGAAGCCCACCCCTTTAGGGGTGGGAGGAATGCCGACCTGAATTGACATTTTTTGTAGACACCTAAAAAGTAATGGATCACCACGATTACATAAAGTCAGTTGCAGCTTTTGCCACCGAAAAAGGAATCGAAATGCCGCAAGAGGATATTGAGGCTATGGCAAAATGGATGGAAGAGTACGATAAGAAACCAAAAACGGATAGAGCCGCCCCAAAGAGAGAGAGCACTGGAGATAAACGTCTGGACTTACCTGAGGATGTGCAACGAGAACTTGACGGGTTAAAGTTTTCTATTCGTATGTCTCATCTCGACGTACCATATATGCGTCCGTTAGTTTTGAGTAATAAAAAATGCAGCATAGATTATATGATTAGATTGCTTTCCAAACTGGACGGTATCCTTGACAATGAAAGTTAGCGGTTTAACGGCGGGCACCTTGAAATAGTTTCAATGCCGTAGTTTTCTTTTGCTACCTCACGCCTGATTTGAAAATTATCTTTTGTTTCTTCTAGCTCTTTTTCAATTTCGTTTTCTTGGTAGACGCCGTTAAATTCATCTTCAATTTGTGCTTGCGTTTTGGGGTTGGACCTTAGTGCTGCTAGACGGCCTATGTCAGTGAAATATATCGATTCAAATTTATTGATGAGTTCACACTCTTGTTTTTCTTCTGGCGGCAATTTGTTTTCGTCTATGAAAATCCCGTTCTTTTTGAAAATGTCGTTTTCTACCGCTATATTTTCATTAAACGCAGCCATCTTACTTTCGTTGGCAAACCGTATATTTACTGCAAATTTTCAAATCGTGAAATATCGGCGAATTGGTCCATAGCTAATTCCCCTGGCGTGAGCGTGAGCGTGAGCGTAAGTGTAAACGAAAACGGAATTATAACGAATTTCACAAGTTTACACAATAAGTTTATTGCTTTTTTGCGCTAGTTTGGCATACTGTATAAACGTAATCGCGTAGTTTGTCACCACAGCAACTTGAAGCCTCCATGCAAAATAACCATAACTTGGAATACGGAAAAGCTATTTGTAGTTTTTCCTTCGGCGTTGATCGTATTTTTGTGTTTACCGTTCCCGATGAGAATTGCGGCTTTATATCTGGTTGGATTTTCCTTTTCAATTGTAGGCCCTATTATTGTTCAATAGCTGGCGGGTCGGAAGGGCTTTCTGATTATATAGCCGATTGTTATGCTGCGTACCTCGGTGAAGTTGAAGGTTCGCATGGTAATTTGAAATTTGTAACAGAACCTTCGGAAGCGAGTCCCGGATACTGGGAACTCGATGACGATACTTTTTTGGAGTTTAATGATGCGTTTGAAACCGCGATGACCGAAGCAGGCTACGAACTGTAAGAAACCGGTTGTTGGACCTCCATTTGATTACGAATATGACTGAATCTACCCCTTTGGAACACCTAACCGACGCTGATTTTGAAAAGATTTTTGATAAAATCGGCGTGGTTTCGGACGACTACAATAGCGGTACGCCGGAAGAACGCGAATCGTATTTAATGTTGGGCACCGAGCCTACCGAAGTGGGCGTCTATTGTGAATGCGGGGAGATACCGTTCAAGTGCCCGCCGCCAGCACCACGAAAGAATGCTTTTGGGTGCGATTTGAAAACGTTGTTCGGGGCGCCGTTCATATCCCGTACTACCCTGTTGTCATCGCCCTATGCTGCTATACACCACGCTGTTATCAGATTCTTTTTTCATGTGGGGCCTACCGTGCATGATCGTAATATCTACGATGCCTGGATGTTTTACGCAAAATCGAAGGGGGTTTACGACCAGTTGCAACAAGGCATTCCAGCCCCTATGCCCCGTGGTTTTCTTGCCGAGGCGTACCAAGCGATTATTGAATTGTACGAATCGAATGTTATCAATCGAGAATCAGTCCCAGGAAACAATATGATGAATTGGGTCGCGCGTACGCATCAGTACGCCGGGATAATGTCTGGCGCAATAAATAAAATAATCGAGGTCATAAAGATTGGCGGGAACCCGCCAATCCTCAATGTTTTTTTGCGTAAAACTCACATGCCCACGGTGCCCGATCTTTCTGTCGTAGAAGAAAATCAAAATAGGCAGGACCTTTGTCCACCCGTGGACAAAGGTGCCGAAGGTGTCGAAATCGACAAAATAAACGCGATGCTTAGCGAGGCTTCCGAATGTGAAATCCCGCCATGTGGCGAGATCGCGGTCGAATCGCCTGCTAGCGAGACGGCTCGCCCATGCAATACCACAGAACGCCATGATTTGAAACAGGTCGTAAGCGAATTGTCAGCTGCGTTTGATACAGCACTATCAAAATGGCTCGATCTGCAAAGAAAAGAAACCGAGCAGGATACGTTTTATCAACTTGCAGACTTGCTTAAATATCAAGAGTTTAGGAACGCGCTTCCTTTGTTTATTGCCGAATGGAAGTCGAAATTTAGCATGGCATAGTTGACATACGAGCCGCGAGTTGCTATACTTTGCAAAGCAACTTCACCTATATCTTCAATGAAAACCATACAAATTACTTGTCGGTCGAAAGATCACCTACCCCTTTCCAATATCGTTGCTTTTCAGGGTGCTTTTAAATCACGCGAGCAGTATGACGTGGACCATATCGCCGAAAGCATCTTGAGGCATGGTTTTTTCGCCCCGTTTTTCATTTGGAGACAGCCCGACGGCGTATGTTCCTGCCTTGATGGGCACGGTCGTCAACTTGCGCTTCAAATACTGCATAGCGAAGGCTACGAAATTCCCCCGTTGCCCGTTGTCTATATAGATGCGAAAGACGAGGCCGAGGCGCGGGAAAAATTGGTGTATATCAATACAATATCGGGCGATTATACCGTGTCGGGCTTCAAAGATTTGGTTCGGGATTTGCCGCTGATTGATCTGTCCCAATATAAGTTTCCGACGTTGGACATGGATTCGATTACCGAAGAGATGCGGCTGTTGCTGAAGGCGGATATTGTGCTTGATTCTACGGCGGAGTACAATCCGATAATGGACGAGCCTGAAGCGAAGCCGCCGAAGGGCGAAAAACCATCCGAACGTGGCGAACGGACGCATACGCTGTCGCAAAACCTGCCAGAAACGCCTGCGCCCGACGATTTACCGGAAGATCAGGAGCCGGACGATGAGATGGTGGTCCATTGCCCGAAATGTAAAAAATCGTTCATTCATTTTGAACCACACTAGCCTATAAAATACAATGGAAAAGCTGGCTGATATTGGTATGTTTGAATCGCTCGGAGCCGGAAACGGCGGTTTGTCGAATCTCGGGGCGTTCAATACGATAGAGAATGACGGGTTTGATATGACATCGAATCCTAACGGGACTATAAGTAGCGGCAATGTGCAGCCCGCCGCAAAATCCGCGGCGACGCAGGATGACGAGTTCACGCCCGAATGGAAGAACTCGGTCAATGGTCAACTTAAATCGTTGCGTTCTGACGTTGACACGCTAAAAACGGTAGTAACGGACGGGTTCGCGAAAACAGAACAAACGCTTGGACAAATGCAGCAGGCTATCACACGATTGGAACAAAGATAATCTATGTCAAAAGAAATACAGATCACGTGCCAAACGCAGGATAGCCTCCCGTTCGATAAACTTACGCCGTTCCAACACCGTCTGAAGGACCGTCGGCAGAAGGATATCATGGATTTGTCCAACCTGATCCTCAAAGTAGGGTTCTCGTTCCCCGTTTTTATATGGCAAAACGACGGCCGGAATTGGCTCATGGACGGGAACGGGCGGTACCTCGCATTGAAAGATTTGAAGGACCGGGGCTATACGATCCCGGAAATACCCACCGTTTTCATCGAAGCCGAAAACGAACGGGAAGCGCGCGCCAAGGTTTTGGAACTGAATAACCAAAACGGTGAAATCAATAAAAACGTGTTGCTCGATTATATCAACGAGTACCAGATTGATGCCTCTAACTTGCATTTTGCCGGGATCGATTTCGAGACCAAGATCGACCCGATCCTGCCCGGTCATTGTCGGTGCCCCCATTGCCAATATACTTTTGTACCATGAATAAAAACGAATTATGCCAAGCGTTTGGATGGGGCGCGGAGTACCTGCCCTTGTGCGAAGAAATCAGGCGGAATTTCGTGGATTTTACGCAACGGCATATCGCCCGCGTCAATACGCTCGCTTCTTTCATAGGTCGGTATTTCCCGAAGCATGACGAAGATAAATTCGACCTGCCCTACTATTATCTGCTCCAGTGGCGGGAAACCGAACACGCATTGGATGAGTTGCCGGGAGATATTGACGAAATCAACAGACGGATCGACGCAGATACTTGGACGCATATTTTGCGGAATCCGCATCACCCCGAACATTGGGATAACAGATTGGCCCCTGATGAACCGTTCGCCCGTAAAGACCCGAAGACAAATATCGACGCGACCGGCATGGACGAAGATGCCTTGTCAGAATTCGTATGCGATTGTTTGTCGATGTCGATTATGCGTGACAAAGACCCCGACAAGGTTTTTGATTGGTTCGAGAAGAGCGTGGGGTTGACAACTGATTTCAAAATGGTATACCTGTTCTAACTTTAATAAACAAAATGTTTATTAAAGTTATGGTTGGTAAGAGTTTGTTAGGCACTCCCACGACCAATCATTACCACAACTAACAAACCGCCGAGAGTTTACCGGCGGCAGCCTGTGGAGAGTTCTTACCGCTGGTTTTACGCTGCTTCGCACCGTAAAACGCAAGTACCTCGACGAAGCAGGAATCAAACGGCATCGGCTACGACCGCGTAGGAATGCGTAAGTTTTGAAAAACGGTATATGCCTGGTAAACGCTGGATAATGACGCGTAAGCAGCTTGATTTTATATACGCGCTTGCGCTGTACATTGTTGAAAAATTGAAAGACCCTGACCGTCGCGTGTATTTTGACGTGGACGGCGTTTTGCGAGATATTGTGGCCTATTACGACACTGACGACGATAGTTGGGGGTCGCTCGTCGCCGGTAAATCGATATACGAATTGATTACCGAGGATTTTTCACAGCTGGAGGAGATGCCCGATACTGTGTTTGTGCCGTCGGTGCAACAGTTTACCGATTCCCCATATATTCTTTCGACGCAGATAGAACTGCCGGCGCAGGATGCAACCATGCGGTGGCTCGCCCGGCGGTTTGCTAGCCCACACGCGATATTTGTCGGAGAAGGGAGCTATAATAGCAAGAATATGATATTGGAAAAGAACGACCGTATCTTTGACGATCATCCTAAATTTCCAGAATCTAACAAACTAATTATCGTCGGACACGGCTACAATAAAGACAAGCCGGGTTTTCGTGTGGATACAGTCGCCGAAATGGAGGGCGCGTTGGACGTTTTGCAACCCTGGTGAACGGTAAATGGTAAACATTTGGAACTTGCATACGAATCTGGCATTGATGCCGCTACAGGCGCCTGTGTTGCCCCTCGCACAGGAGGGCTCCCGTTATGATGAACGTTTGGATACCATTATCAAATTGCGCAAGGATGGGAAATCTTTGGAAAGTATAGCAAAAGAGCATGGTATATCTATTACACGTGTTGTTCAGTTGATAGAGAAGTATAATAAACAAGCCAAACCAGAAGATAAAGTTGGAAAAATTCAGGCAAAACGCAAGAAATAGGACAAACTTGCCGAAAAAAATTCTCTATTGCGCGAGGAAATTTAAGCGTTTAAAAAACTGTAATAACTCGGTAAAACAGGGGCCTGAGCAAGTTTGCTTTTTGAACGTTTGGTAATTTTTTTTTAGTTTTTCCAAAGTAGCGAAAAACCTGGTACAATACTTGGTGCGAATTTTGCACAAAAGATGCGCTATGCCTGTTTTCATACGCGAGCTTAGCGTAGCATTTTGCAGTCAATTTACCGGTCGTTGCCTAACGTTTCTGTTGCCGACCTCACCAAGTAAAGGAGAATAAAACAATGCCAATGAGTATGCAAGCGATTTTGGAATCTCTCGGCGCGACGGATGTGAACTTGCAGGCGATTCATAACGCCCAAAAAACCGTCCGGAAGCCCGTTAAGAACAAATCCAAAGCCAGGGTCGTCAAGAACGAGGACGATATAACTATCGAAGATGATTTGAACGTGGACGAAACCGACCAGATCGCCGAAGTCGGCGATCCTGTCGTTGTCCAGCCGGTTGATGATCCCGAAGCCGAACCCGTTGAAGGCGATATTATCGAAATTATCGACGACACGGAAGGCGATGGTTCTATCGTTGACGAGGTTCCCGTGTTGGCTTCCCGTGCCAAGTACCGGCGAGTCGCCAATGCGAAGATCGTCAAAAACGCCGACGGTACACTTAGCGCAGTTGTCCCGGTGGCCCAGGTTAAAAACGCCCGCAAAACGGTTGCCAACGGCGTGAAATACGCCCCTGTCATGCCGTCGAAAGATTACGCAACTACGGAAACGACCACGATGGAATCCATGTCTGTCAAAAACATGCGAGAGAAGGCCGCCAAATACGACGCGCTGGTCCGGAACGCGAAAGCACGCGCGATTGCGAATACCATCGATCAGGCTATTGACGACGCCGTTGAGGAAGCGTTGAAGAAAAAGAACGCAAGTAGCGGCGGTTTGATGAACGAAAGCGGCAAATGCCGACGGTTCAAAAACTACCGACGGATCATCAACGCCGACGGTACGGAAGAGATCGAAGTGGATAATATCGATAGCGGTATGGTTGTGAAAAATGCGGATATTAACCCGTCTTCTCCACGCCCCGATATTGCCGTCCAAGACAATGAAGTCGCCGATCCGCCGACCGTCGATGCGCCCGTTGTCGAAGAAGAATCCGAACTCGATGGTAATTCCCCGTCTTCGGCTACTTCGCCGCAGGTAGAAGTGGTCCGTAACGGACGTGTTGCCAATAGCGGCTGCGGTCCCAAACGTGGCAAAACCGCAAAGAATGAAAAAGCTGTCCATAACGCCGCCAGCATTAGCGTTGAAAACTCCGATTTCGGAGAAGCTATGGATATTCCCTCCACGTTTCCCTCTAACAACCAATAGTTTCCGGTGAGCAGCAAGAATAGTTTAATCAAGCAGATCATTAACGATCCGAATTCATCGTTCTGTGGGGACGATGCAAAACATTTGACAAGGATACCCGAAGATGTGTTACAACGTATGGTTTCCGGTCTCGGCTCAAAAACCGTCCCTGTCCATAATGAAGCACGTCTGCACGAGTTGCAGGAAGGATTGTCGGATTGTCAAAAGGATATCGTAGAATTGGTCGGTATTGAAAAGAAACTACGCGATGCTTTGGAAACCGAGTTTGATGTAGAGGAAGTGTCTGTATTGAACCGCTTCTTGCCGCAGGTCGCCGTTGCGAACGTGGCAAAAAGCGGCCCCGTTACGGAGAAGGACGTGCAGGAATTTATCGAAACGTCCACGACACCGACGGCGGCGATATTGAGAGAAGGTAAGGCGGCCCGCGATATGATGCGGCAGGAGTCTATCGATGTTATCGTTACCAATTGCAACGGAGCATGGACGGAATCCGACCTGCGAAGGATGCCGACGCCCGACCTGAAGAAATGGGCGTCTCTGATGTCCAACCAAAAATCTCGCGTCTCTATGAACGAATGGAATTTCGAGGGGGCCGGGATGGCGGATAGAGCAGTTTTCAATTCGGGTGCGTATCAGATGGGTGCCCCGCTAGAATTGCCTTCGACAAACCCATCTAACGGTATGAACCAAAACTACTATTAAGGAGAAAACCCAATGATCGTTGACCAAAACACTATTCGTCTTGAACCCTCGAACGGTTTTTACGAAGAATATATTTTGAGTAAGGATGAGGAAGGCAACGTGCTCCCCGGAGCGGTTGTTACCGTCGTCCCGTTTGATGAAGACCCCGAGTTGGCCGAACTACCCGGAGTGCCCGGCACCCAGGTTGTTCGACAGAACCTTGTCGGCGTTCAATCGCAGGTGCCCACCGATATGGAGATCGATGACGTCGAAATGTTCGTCGTCATCGAAAACGCACTTGTTGGCAAGGGTCTCAACCATAAGGCCATCCCCGGCGAAGTTACGCTGTTGCACCGCCCGAATTCCGGCGACCGGTTGCTTATGCGGTGCGTCGAGGGATCGTATAAAAACGGCGACCCGCTCTTCCTCATCCAAACCCCGAACGGTATGTACGTTACTAACGAATCCGGAGCGGGCGGGAGCGAGGTTAAGGCACATGCTATCGAACAATTCGTTTGCCCGGCAACCGATATGCCTGCGAACCAGCCGCCGTTCTTTTTCGACGCGGTTGATACGTCCACTAGCGAGCGTCCGATGCGCGACCCGAACCTGAACGGTGCGCTTGTGAACCTGCTTAGGGTCAGGATCGCCTAACCGTGCCCCTGTAACTGTGGATTTCTGTTCCACAGTTACACGGCAGAGCGTTTCCATGTGCGCTCTGCCGATTTTCATACTTTTTGCTGTCCGTTGCGCAACGGACCCTCGAGGTTGGTGAGCCTCTTTCAATTTGAACCCTATAGGAGATAAAAATGTCTGTAAGTACAGTAGCGGCGATGCCGCGCACCACAAAAGACGGTCGCCCCCTTTATAAGTTTCGCGTAATCGAAGGCGAACATCAGGGTAAGCACCGGAAGTATTCCAAAGGCGAATCGTTTCTATGCCCCGATGAACTTGACCTGATGTTTCACGGCAAGTTTCAACGCGAGCCGCTGGACATAGGGAACATCCCGATAGACGGCGAAGACGGGCCGGATAAGAACAAAGTGCCGCCGGGTTTGGAAGAACACGTTCACAAGACCCCATCCGGGACGCCGAAAGATATGATGCCGTTCGATTTTGCGTCGGCCGCCAACGTATCTCGAAACTTTCCGCTTGCTAAGGATGCGAAAGTTGATGTTTACAAAGATTCGCTCGGAGCCTATGCTGTGGCGGAAGCCAATGCGCTTGTCAAAACGAATTTGGCCGGTGGTCCGCTCGGCTCTAAAAAGGCGGTGAACCAATTCTTGGCCGAAATATCGCCGCCCGAATCGGAGACGGAAGACGGCGAATACTAAAAGCCGCATTGAAGCCCGCCACACAGGCGGGCTTTTCTTTTTGAGCTGATCATAGACAACGAGTTGTCAATAAAAACATGGATTCTTTCCGAAAAAATCGCATATCTGATCGGCGTCCCCGCACATTATACCGGAACGAGAACGCGGCACCCTTTGTTTTTGATGTTTTTTTTTGTAAAATATATGCAATAAAGAATTATGAGCGAATTTGAAAGGCTATACGGTGGGTCAGTAAGCGATTTGGGAAAAGGCGTGAATATCTGGGGCGATCAAGTTGCCTGCGGCGTCCTGTGCGAATCGGTGGATAATATGGTGGATATCCACTATAAAAATCCAGAAGTTGCTGAACACTGTAATCCAGAAAGTTCAGAATTTGGCGTGGTGCCAGAAAACCGAAAAGTCCTTATAAAGCAGTTGCAACGGCTAGAAAAGGCCATTACCCTTGCAGAATTGAAGGATAAAAAGGAGTTGCGGGGGCTGAGAGACAAAAGCGGTAACTTTCATAGTCTTGAGGGTAATAGGGCTGGGCAACTTGCTGGCGCTTTACATGGTGGGTGGCGTTTGGTTTTTGTGCCAAAACACGATCCTACACCCGTTGATGCTAACGGGAATTTAGATTGGTCAAAGGTTACTGCGGTTGAAATACAGGAAATTTGGGACTACCATAATGACCCGGAGTATCTGCTATGGAAAAAAGAGAATATGAAGTAGAAATCACGTTTACCTTCCCTGGTAAGTTCTTTGTATGCGCGAAGAATGAGGATGAAGCGCGAAAGTTGGTTGCTGAGAAATGTTGGAAATATCAATCAAGGGCCTGTACAACATTGCCGCAGAATAAACTTAACGGGCAGTTCGCAATTGTTGGATGGGTTTTCCCTGCGGTTAGCGGGCGCCGTAACGTCATCAAAAATGTCACTTTGTCTGACCGCATTTTGCCAGCGATGAAAATAGGAACAGATAGAACCAAAGATAAATATTGCTACGAGGTAGAGGTGCGCTACGACCGTTCAGGAACATTTCATGTTTTCGCCGCCTGTGAAGACGAGGCAAAGCAGTTGGTTGAAAAGTATTGCAAACTGCGAAATCCTGTATATCGCTCTTCGTTGCCGCCTGACGAAGTTGCTTGGAATTTCCCTCGTAAGGATATCAAAAAAATAATTGGACGAATCACCGCTGTAAATAAATGAAAAACATCCGCTGAGTAAAGCCAGTAGCCTATGCCGACAATGGAACATTTTCTTCGGAGTCGCGGCGTCCCAGTAAAAAGGAAGGGGGACGAAGGTCTTCGAGATAAGCATATTACCGACAATTTTTTGGGGTTCCCCTGCCCTTTTTGCGGTGGCGATAAGAACTGGCTGGGTTGGCATATACAAAAGGGTTTTTTTACATGTTGGAACTGCGGATGGAAATCAATTCCTCAAGTATTTAGAGTGCTGTTTCCCGGCGAGAATACCGGGAACCTTATTTCGCAGCTTGAACTCCCGTCGCATTATAATGTGCCCGTTGAAAAACCGACCGGCACGTATAGCCCGCCTGGTGGCGTGCGTCCCCTTTTTGATGTCGGTTATTTGTGTCAGTACATTGTTGAACGCGGATTGGACCCGTTTACTGTTCGAGACAAATGGGGCGTAATGGCGATACATACCAGTCCGGAATGGGCGTATCGTCGAAGGTTGTTTTTCCCTGTACCGGATCGGAACGGTGTCGTTGTTTCGTGGCTTACGCGGACGACGGCTGACGACGTTTTACCAGCGTACCTTGCCGCCCCGCCGTCGCGAGAGTTGCGGCCTTTGAAATCGCTTTTGTATGGGGCGCAGTACGTATCGTATTACGATACGATCATTGTGTGCGAAGGGGTTTTCGATGCGATGCGTGTGGAACAGAATGCGGTGGCTACGTTCGGGAAGAAAATAACAAGGGGGCAGTTTGACGAGATTGCAAAGTTCCAACGCAGGATTATCTGCTTCGACGGCGAACGCGGTACGCAGCAACAAGCGCGGGAATTGGCTCGCGCGTTAAGTCCTTTTCCGGGTAGGACGGATAATGTTTGTTTGGACGCGTCTGACCCGGCAGACGCGACAAAAGAACAAATTGATGAATTACTTTATTTTGCAGAATTGAGGTAAATTATGAAAGTAACTATAGAAATAGACAAACCAGAAACTTGCGGCGATTGCCCTTTTTATAGTCGTAGGTCTTACCAGTGCCATAATGAGCGAGGCTATATGGCCTGTTGTTCTCTCGGCTATATGGATAAAACGGACACGCGAGATGGAAACTATTCTAATTCTTTGTTTGAAGGATGTCGGCTAGGTTTGGAACTGGAGTCAAAATAAATTATGTAGTTACGTGTTGCAAACCGTTTGAAATTTGCTATACTTTCATTGGTTTGTTTTTCCGTCTACATAAGGAAACTAAAAAATGCAAACAACTACAAATTCGCTTGAAGGTTTACGGGCCTCTATAAAGCAGCGGCTCGAAGAGAAAAAGCAGATTGACAAAGACCTTGCCGATCTTTACAAATCGCTTAACGAGTGTATCGCCGCGTTGCAGCAAGAGTTGAATGCGTCGATGGACGTACAATCGATGTCGTTTTCTTCGCAAACTAATAGAGAGCCGGTTACTTTAAATTTTGAGCCGCTTCTCACTTTTGTTTGGAAGAATGCTGTCCAGTTGGTTATTCTTGCCGTTGTCATCTGGTTCCTTGTCTCATGGATGAAGGGCCAAAAGGCAGATAGTCGCTTTTGGGAACTGCCGCAGACGCCACGAGCGGTTGCCGCGTCTTTGGATGATTTTGCATGGGAAATGCCCCCTGTCCCTAACGTTGACGCAGGTGTTCCTGAAGTTGCTCGTGTTAGTTTGGCTGTTTTGGATTTGCGTAACGCGCTGCTTGCTTTTGAAATGGGCACGCCGCATGAAAAAAAGTCCCTTTTCGAGCGGTGTCGGGAGACATGGGCGTTTTTGGAATCGGTCGTTACGGAATCCGATATGCCCCTTGCGTCCGACGAGGCGTTGCCAACAATCCCGCCACATGGCGGGATTTCGAGTAAACCGGGCAAATGCTCCGCATCGGCGATGGCCTCGCCGAGCGTGCGAACCGTCCGTGGCCCGTTTGGTATCGTCCGTTTTTCTCTTGCCAAATAATATGTTATGAGACGTACAGAACAAAAACATAATGTGATTCGGCGTTATTGGTTGAGTTGGATTTTCATTGCCGCAATCATGTTTGTTGCTTTTGGCTATATGCAGGGGTTGTTCGACATTGGGCGACTCGTGCAAATAACCCGGCCTGCCGATACGCTTTCTATGTCCGCCGAACATGCCGCGTTGGTTCGGGAAGCTATTCGTCTGACATGCGATTCCGTTGAGGCCGATGCGCACGCAACAGCCGAAGACGCTATCGCCGTGTTCGCGTCGCTGTTGCCCGAAGCTGTTCGTCTGCAGGTGTTGAAGGAGTTGGGGCATCCCGATTTGAAGGAAATGAGCAAACAGCTTGAAAAACTCGCGGCAAGAATAAACAAATAGCCAGCAAATGGCCAGCAAATAGGAAAACGCTGTTTTTCAGGCGAATTGACTTGAAAAATGTGAGTAAAATCAAATAACCAGCAAGCAGAAAAAGCAATGAGCGATATAATCACGTATGAGATGCGAAACGGAGCCTTGCCGACAACGGAAGCAGATTTGGCGTTGTTTGAAGAATGTATGTCCGTGGCGGTGCCGTTTAACTCGCATTGGATGGACACGAACAACGAAATAAAAATCATGCATTGGGACGCCGAATGGGAGAAGTATATTGCTCACATGGCGGCGTTGATTGATAGCGAAGGCCGGGATTCTTATCTCCCGTGGAATCTGTATAAAACGCTCGGAGTCAACTGGGTTGACGGGTACGCTTTCCAACAACGTACCGGCGATTGCGTTAGCTTTTCGCATCGTAATTCCCTGAACGCATCGGCGTTGACGATGGCCCGACGGACCGGGTTGGTCCCGAAAGGTATCGCGAACTCTATGACCTATTCACTGGCCCGTGGAAATGGCAGGGTTGCTTTCGGTTCAGGTTTGAATCTTAACCCGATGAGCAAATGGGCCGCGACTGTCGGCAATTTCTGGTCGGACGATTTTGGTCCTTATGACGTGGGTGCCTATACGCGCAAGTACAAGCCGAACAGTCAGCAGACCAAAAATGCGTTGAAAACGCAATCTGTTGTTATCTATTTGCCCGATACCGGTTTTGATTACATCTATTCCGCCTGTATGGCCGGTTTTGGTGTCGCTGTCGGTTCTAGCGTTTATCCGTCGAGTTCTACGCTTAATTCGGATGATCTGGGGGAGGTAAGCGGTTGGGCGCGAGGGAGCCATGCAACCGCGTTTGTGGCGGCCCGGAAGGGGAAAAAGACCGGTCGTCGTTATGTTTATTTTCTGAATAGTCACCTGCAAAACTACGTCGCTGATTCGTTGTCTGGCGGCTTGAAACAACGAGGGTGCTGGATGTCCGAAGCGGATGTAAAAAAAATGTGTACCAATTTTACTTTTGGTACGTATTACGTGAACCTTTCCGAACTTGGTTCTTGATTATGTCACGTTTGTCGGCATAAAAACGATATATTTTTGTAGCGGTCGGCTTGGACCGCGTTCACTTTCTGATGACTGCGTTATGCGGTCGTCTTTAATCCTCAGTATAGGAGAAGAATATGAGGTTTTCAGTTATGTTTGCCGTGTTGTTTGTGTTTCTTTACGCGTTTGCTTTTGCGGCGGATAGCGGTTTGACCATTACGTCCGAGCAGGAGTTGAAGTTTGTTGAGATACTCAACGCGGAGCGGGAACGACGCGGGTTGTCGCCGCTTGAAATCGATCCCGAACTTATGGCGGGTTCGCAACGGTGGAGTATCAAGATGCGAACTTCCGGGTTCAGGCACGGTTCCGGCATGGAGAATATCGCGCGTGGTGCTTGTGATGCCAATGCCGCGTTTCGTATGTGGATGAATTCGCCCCCGCATCGTGCGTTTATGCTTTCTAACCGGATCGCAAAATGCGGCGTCGGGCAGGATGGGGCGTATTGGACGTTTCGTGGTGCTACGAAAACGGTAACGCGGACCGTTACGCGAGAAGTTGCTGTTGCCACTTCCGCCTGCGTCCCGTCCGCCTGCGTGCCCGCTACGGCCTGCACGCCCGAACCGGTTGTGCAGGAACTTTTCGTGCCTAAGGCGTGCGCCAGGGTCGAAACGCCCGCCCCGGAAGCGTGCGCACGGGTAAGGACGCCAAAAGTTTGTGTACCCGCCGAAACGCCTGCCCCTAAGGCGTGCGCACGGGTAAGGACGCCAAAGGCGTGCGTACCGGTAGAGGCGCCCGAACCTAAGGCTTGCGCCCGCGTGAAAACGCCAAAGGCGTGCGCACCAGTAGAGGCGCCCGAACCTAAGGCTTGCGCCCGCGTAAAGGTTCGCGTGCCGAAAGCGTGTGGTTGCGCAGAGACAACGGCCCCGGAAGCGTGCACGTGTGCTTCAGACCAAGCGCGTGAAGGCGGCTGTATACGCCCGCTGCGTTGGCTGCGCCCCTGCTGCAAATAAAGTTTCTTTTGTTCATACGGCAACCGATTTCTACATGGTCGGTTGCCTTTTTTTGTTTTCGTAGAATGATGCGTTTTGCACAATCCAGGATTGTTTCTTTTCTCGCGCAGCCGGAAGCGTTTGCGGCCTCTGTTGCCGAACAATTTGGCTTTCCGACGGGACAATTGGAATGGGCAAGCGATAATCCGAGCACAAGCGAGTAACGCCGTTGCCGTTCCCGTCGTAACGGCCATCGCCGCCGAAATAATGACGGCGTTGAGAAATCGAATCTTTCCACAACAGTTGCCAATTTATTATTGATGGCGACTGCTCTTTAAGTATGTCGTCGCATTGCCGACATTCATAGCTGTGCGCGTCCACGTTTTTTTCGATTAAAAATCGTGAAAACTTGCTCTACGAAGCTATTTGGAATTTGTGTGTAGGCAGACGGCCTACATGATATTTCAAGACTATTTTTTACAAGAAGGAGGAAAAACCATGTCTAGCCATTCCGAAAAGAGACGAGAATCTTTGATCCGCGCGCTGTTGTCGCGGGAAGGCCGCAAAGTGAACGTTGAAACGTTACGAAAGGATTTCCCTAGTTGGGATGAATTCGATTTTTACGATACGGTCGTCCGCGTTTGCGAAGACGGGACCGCGTTGCACGTTCGATTTGATGGCGAGGATTATATCGTCCCGAAGATCGCCGAAGGTCCACTTTTTGAAAAACAGGAAGAACGGGCCGCCCGACGGTTGCGAAAGGTTCTCCGAGCGTTGTCGGAATCTGCGTCGCATACTTTTTGTGATCTGGCTACGTTTATAAACCAGATCGCCGTATGTTTACCAAACGATAAAAACGAAGATGCCTATTTTGAGCTTCTTGCCGAATGGCAATAAAATCTCAATATATTTGTTGAAACGTATCCCAGGCATACTCGCATCTATTTTTTAATTGTTTATACTGCTGCCCATACTTTTTACAAACCGCTTTTTTGAAAGGATTTTGCAATGTCCCAAACCGCTACTTATTCGTCGTATACTATAAATGTTGACCCCAACAACAATCCGAATTACAATTACAATGCCGCCCACCTTTATCGAAAGTATCTAAACAAAGGGGTGCCCTTCCAGGATTTGGAGGAAAGTATTACGGACGGACTTTATGAAGCCTATACACGTTTCAACGCGGGCGAGAAAGGGAAAGAAGGTACGTTCGGTTTCTACGCGCAAGGTTTCGTTTTGAAGCAGATAACTCAACGGTTTAAGATGCACCCGTCCTGCTTTTCCGACCTTGTTGCCGATGATGATGAACATGAATCGCTTGAAGCACAAATTGAATACACGCCCGAAGGCGACCGACAACTTTCGGTTCGGCTGATGGAGCGGTTTGGCGAAATTTGCGATATTGTTTTCCCGGAAGCTGCCCAGGAAAAGGAATCGTATAACGAATCGAGGCAGTACTCGATGGGGCTTGGAATTGAATACCTGTTTCCCGATAGGCCACGTGAATCCGACGAGTTTTATAGGAAACCCGTTGACAGTTACGCGGAATGGATTATTACACGACGCATCAGGGACCGACTGAAATTTAAGGAAATTGAGCAGGAGATGGGTATCCGGAAAGGGTATGGACCGCATTACTACAACCGAGCTTACAACGAATTCGTACGTCGCTGCGCGAAACCTGGCGTGCGAGATCAAATCTGTGATTTGATTGAAAAATAACAAAAAAAAATTCTCTAGTGCGCGTTTTTTACAACTTATATGAAAATTTGGTATACTAAACGTCCCGAAGTTTCTTTCGTGGCGTTTTTTTATTGGCAACCCCAAAACTGTAGCCCGTTGCTTGCGCATTGCTCACCTGCCGCGATGCAACGTGGTTACAGTTCTTTCGCTTAAGAGAAACGAGCGGGAAATCCCACCCCTTCAGGGGTGGGTTGAAAGCGAGCAACGGCTAGTAAAATGTTAAACTATCGTTTTAGAATCAAAGAGCGGAGTATCACATTATGTCTACTTGGAAACAAATTTTGAAAATAGGTTGGCGAGTATGGCTCGCGTTCGGGTTTGCGTGGAAGTACCGCAACCCTATCGCGGCGACGATCAACGACGCGGACCGGTATGCAGAACATTACGAACGGTTTACTACGACCACGGACGTGTATATTGCGCAGGCAACGCTGCTCGACATTATCAATCTGGAATCGGTTGGCGAAATCGCGGCGGCTTCCAACGCAGACGGATGGCGGACGACGGCGAAGGCGTTCGTGGCCGATTTCGAGATTTTCAACGCCGCTTGGAAGATTATGCACGATGATTGGCGCATTCAAATCCAACGGCCCCGGATAACGAACTTTATTAAGCGGCTCCGTAAGATATTGCCTTTTGCAAGACCCAATTTTCAAATGCTTGAATCGCCGCCCGCGTTCGATAGCACCGACCGGACGGCGGTTGCCTCGCTGGACGCGGGCGAAAAGGCCGAAATGGGCGTGATCGAAATTATTTCCATCATCCAGCTCATTCTGGTCGTCTTACCTCGAGTACTGGTTATCATCAAAAAGAACTAATCAAAAATTATGTGGGAACAAAAAAAACCGATCCAATTGAACGGAGTATTCAACGAGGATAATGCTTTCGCAAGCGACCATCGCGTAGTAGCAAAGGCGTTACATAATTTCAAGGCCAACCCCGGAAAAGACAGTTTCCATTATATTGTCAAAGCCGTTAAGAACGCTTCGGACACCGTGTACGTAGAAAATGTCGTTCGGGATTTTGCGCAATCTATGTACGGGTACCGGTATACCGGTTTTTTGAATGATTTTCAACAATTGCTCGGTAATAACCAATGCGACCAATAGAAACCGATAGTCTATACAACGACGTTTACGTTCGGCTATGCGAAAAGATAAAGGGCGATCCGCAATTGTCCGTTTTGTTGGAGGGCGTCGTGTTCGATTACGAACCGATAGACGGGTTGGTGCCCGCCGGGACGCCTATCGCCCTAATGCACAAACCGAAACTGTCGGTCATACCCGTATCGGCGCAATACGAGGGCCAATCTTCGTGCGGCGGCGAACTGGTCCTGGCGTATAACGTTGTTTTGGAAGGGTTCCATATACGATCTTCGCTCCGTAACAAAATTGCGTGGCGGTTGCTTTACCTGTTCAAATGGCTGACTATTCCTATCTCTGTAGATGAAGTTGAGCGGGCTGCTATTTGTATTCCCGGTGTTGCGTCGTGGGATTTCGACGGGGATAAACAGACAATGAGTCATACAATTCCAATCTCTTTTCAATTTATGGCACTATGAACAGTATTTTCAATGATGTTTCCGACCTTTCCCAATTGGGTAATAGCGTGATCTGGGGTTTTGAGCAGCAGAGCCGGGGCGAATTGCCGCCGGAACTGTTCGCCGACCTTTCGACGCTAACCAATACCCTCGCCGAGGGTATGACCATAGAGTTCAATAAGCTATGCCAGACGGACGATAGCGAACCGCAGGAACAGGCAAGCCGAGAGCTGTTTATGACCACGCAGCGCAAGTATTGCGATGATATACCGGGCTACGCCGAAAAAGCGGGCGAACTCTATTTCGAGGATTACTGATTATGTTTGCAGATATTTCTACGTTTACGTTCCGCTGGCGGGGTAATGCAGTCTAAAATGCTTATTGACGTTTTACCCTCTTCCGTTTTGAAAAAGTCGAGTAACGTTTTTGACTCTTTGAGTTTTTGGATAACCTCCGGTTTTTTCATGTGTTTTATCAGTTCAGAAAAACGACAGTCTTGCTCAAGTAACTGTTTTTCAAGGTCGCTTTGTCTGTTTTGGTCCATCTTGCTAAAAGTAATAGGTGATTTTATTTCACATAGTAATGCGCCGTATTTTACAAAGTTTTCAATGTTTGAATCAATATCAAAATGTCTGTTTTACTCAATTGTTCTAAAATTATCCGCAATATCCTGATCCAAGAGGGTTTTTGCAGTGCCACGCCCTCCGATATGTGGGGCTGCGTCCGTGGCGGGGTGCCCGACGGACCGGGGACGAACGATAATATGGTCGGCGTGGTTGACCGGGAGGACGTAAGTGTCGGGAGGTGGCAGGCCAATTCAAGTTATCAGGTCAACCCGCATCTCCAAATACTGGTAAGGGGCGTCGGGCATGATAAGTCATCGGATAAGGTCCGCGAAATCGCCCTGTTCCTTGACGAAATATCGAACGGGACGTATACGACCGAAATAGACGCGGTTGTCTACCGCGTCTTGCAGGCGACCCGGACGCAAAATATCCAGTATCACGGTACCGACGCAAGCGGCCGACGCAACGTGTGGAGCATCGAATACGATTTTGTGATTGTAGAAGAACCGGCGGAGCCATAACGAAAAAGGAGAAAGCCATGCAAAAATTAGCAGACATAAGAGTCTTTGAAGGGCTTCAACGTGGTGCGCACGCACAAATGAACATTCCAAGCGAAATGACTGTTTTCAACGACTACAGCGAAGCGGAAAAACAAGAGCGCACCGCAAGAATAAAACAGGAAATAAAACAGATAGAACGCGAAGCAAACGCGCTATTCTTCGAGGCCGGAAAAGCCCGCCGTCAAATGGAGGCCGAAAAGAAAGCGGCGTTCTCCGAATTAGACGCGGTTGCGCAACGGGCCGGTTGGGACGAGAACCAAAAGCAGGATTATTGGCGAAAATACAATGAAAGACTGTTACAAGAGCATGAGAGTAATTATTTTTGGCCGAATAGTGAAATGAGGGGTAGAGCCGATGCTCTTAGAGGCCGCGTAAAAGAGATACGAGGAAACGATCCTGATGGCCGTTTTGCGGTTCCTTGCTTTGCTATAGAAGACAAGCTCAATGAATTCGAGATGCAAATAAAATCCACAATGAAAAAAGAACCAATTGAAAGAAAAACGCTCAGTAATATGTCTGCGTTTCAATAGCCCCTTTTGCAATCCCCGTGCCGCCAAGCAGCCCGTCAAAATAGGCAACGTAGTGCATCGAAAAGAATAAAAATTTTAAGTCACTTTTGTGACTTGCCTGATTAAGTTCCCAATTGTTGTATCGCGATATGGTGTCTTTCCAAAAAACGGTGCGTTCGTTATGACTTTTCAAATGACCAACGTCGCATTGTTCGTCTTTCAAGCCTTCTTGCAATTTTCGTCGCCATATCTCACGCTGCTCCGCGCGTGTGTGGCAATTATAGATTGCCTTCGTATTCAGCGCTGTTTCTATAAAATCGGTAGTCATTCTTATATTTTTCACACGTGATGGGATAATCGCCGTTTCTTTCTTCTAAATATGCCGGAATTTCGGTTAAATTTCAAGTGCCCGCGTCAATTTTATTAGGCTTCACTAGCCCCCGATCCCGCCACGTGGCGGGATTCCGAACTACCACAATTTGTGATTTTTACAAAAAAAATTCTCTAGTGCGCGTTTTTTACACAATTCGCTGAAATATGGTATACTACGCCTCCATGTTTGCACAACCGTAAAGACATACTACAAAAAAACAAACATGCAGAAACTCGCAGATATATCATTTTTTGAATCGTTGGGCTGCCAGCCCGCACGTCAAAGTTGCATGTCCGTTTTCAATTCGGACGCCGCGCCGCTGTTGCAGGAATACGGGCGTACCAAACGCGCCGCCGAACTCACCGAGAAGTTTATATCGGAACTTCAAACCGTCGGCGAAAACGCGCCCTCTTCGCTGCTTTCCACTTTGCTCGAAGCGAAGGAGAAGGCGGATACCGAATTGTTGACGTTGCGACAGCAGATTGTTGAACAAACCGAGCAGAGCGGGCTTGATTCCGTTGACCGCGAGGTGTTCTCTACGCTGCCCGAAGCGGCTCAAACCGATCTGGAAGGCGTTATCGCGTCCGACGCCGTGTTCCAACGGGCACGCGAGATGGCCGCCGAAGCCGCGTCCGCACCGCCCGACCGTAACTTTTCCGATCCGGCGTTGGCCGGTACCCCTATGGGCGATTTGATGGCGGCAGGCGAAGCCGAAACCGCCGGGGACCTGCCGGTCGAAGACGTCTAAAACAACTAACAAACATGTGCTGCGGGTACGCAACTTATAACAGAGGAGCAAATATCATGCCTCGAATGGTTAATCTTGAAGGTAAACAAACGCCGGTCACAAACTTACCTCCGGATTGTTATTACGTTAGGGGTGTTTGGTATTCAAGCCCCGATAAACTTCCGGCGGAGTTAAAGGCCGAGTTTGGGCCGCTGTTTGAAAAACAACGCGAATCCATCAAAAGCACAAAGGAAAAGTGGCTGAAGGCGAGAAAACCTAAAACGGAACCGAAACCCGTTGCCCCTATGCCAGAACCCCAAAGTACCAACCCCGTCCCGCTGAGCGATCAACCTGACGGTCAGGCAGATAAGGCAAAACAGAAATAAACGCGCTACGTTTCTACTTCAAAAAACACAATATCGGAGAATATAAAATGGCAGTTATTTCAGGTCGTTACGGAGCCGTGCAAAGAGCGTTGCCGCGTTTTGATTCGAATGGGTACCAGGACAAGACTAACCCCTGGGAACCTATAGCTAATGAACCCGCGTTTTGGGAGAAAGGTGCCGAGTTGCTTTTAACATGGCCGACTGGTGTGGACGCCAGCAGTCAAGGCAGTCCTATAAAGCGAACGATGGTGTCTTCTATGACCAGTTGGTCGTTGGAAAATACGATCAATACCATATCGTACCAAGCGTCCAATACACGAGGCTACGCCGGAAAAGTAAAAGGTCTACATTCGGCGACCGGGACTATCAACGGGCTGGGCGGCTTACCGCCGATTGCGCCCGGACAACGGTTCCGATTCTTTGGCTACGTGGGGCCTAACAACAGCCAGGTAGGCAGTAGGCTCGGTACTGTCTATAGGATCGCTGCGCTTGCCAATAACGTGGCTATCAATATCAGCTACGAAGGGACCACACCTATCAGTTGGTCCGTGGGTTGGCAATCTGATTATCAGTTGGATGGGGATGAACTGGTCCCGTTTGAGGCTACAGATGCGATGGATAATACGTTCAATGACCCCGTGGTTCCAGGTTCCCCGCCGGGTGCCGGTTTTTGGGATTTGACAACGCCGCCGTGCGATCTGCTCATGCCATCTAAGAATTGCGCGTTGATTATATCCGAAAAATCGCCGGAAGAAGCGGGGGGATCGGCGTCATTACTGGACTCGATGATTCGCACTTGTTTACAAACCGCAAATATCACGTTTTCTACCGATATCGCTACGTTTGCAAACTCGTGTTCGGCTGCCGCAGGCGGGTGGCAATCCGGAGTTGTGGGGCCGACAAACTGCACTATCGCAACTACCGTACACGGCAGTAATTTTAATGAGTTCCTAACGAACCATTTACCGGGCGTAGATCGTTTTACACGTATCTATATTGGCGGTGGCGATATTGTGCACGGTACTTTAATACGCAAAGAAGGCGGAAATCTTAATACGCTTGAAAAAGTAATAGGCTACGGTTCCTCAACCGATCAAGTGGCCCATGATGGCGACCCTATATTAAGAGAGCATTACGCTCTTGAGGAAGATTACCGAGAGGCTGTATTCTATGCGTGCCAGGTACAGAAAGCCTATTGGCAGTTTAAGAAAATGTTTCTTGGTTCTTTCGGCGGTTTGAATGTGGATACGGCAAGTACCGCTCCTATCTCTTTCACCTGTAATATGGAATACAACGCATTCCCAAAAAGTGCAGAAACGGGCAAAGAAGGGACCTGTACCTACGGGTATATCCAGTTCTACCCCGGAGGGAAATTCACACCGGGTTCTCCACAAACGTGGACAGAAGTGGACGCGATTGATTTCCTTAACCTGGACCCGGCAATGATTAACTGGACCTAACAAGTAAAGCCATGAACGATAGACAACCAATTACTAATTTTTTCGATACGTTCGTGGGAGGGACCAGTGTAAATGCCATGAGTTCCTTCCAGGATGTATACAACGCAAACAAGGGCGATTCGTGTAGTTTATGCGAACTGGACGCCGTTTCGGGCGCGTTGCGAGAATCGACCCGGTGGCCCGACTATAACGCGCTGGCCAAGAGACAAGACGAATTGATCGAGGATAACGGGTTGTACACCGTGTCCGAAGATAGCCGTAAGGACCATTTGTATTTCAAGTAGGGAATTAGAAAGTAGCGGCGCAGTTGTTGATTGTGATGTTTGTTTATTACCTTACACTGACCGACGATTGTATCTATTGGAAACTTACCGGCGTTGACGAACAGTTCGAGGATATATTCACCGAACCGGTCGTTATCAAATGCCGGTGGGATACCGTAACCGAAGAGATACAAAAAGACGACACCGTACAAACAAACGCAAAACAAAACACGGTGTTCCCCGACCGCGTGCTCGTCGTCGGGAGTTTCGTGATGCTGGGAACCGAAGAGACGCTACAGGGGCTAACGCCCGATGAAAAGGCAAATCCGAATTTGTTGAAAAACGCAAAACGGATCGTATCACAATCGACAATAGCAGAACTCGGTTGGGAACAGAAACAGTACCCGCCAGATTTCATGTCCGAAAGGGTCGTGATCCAATGCCAGATTTGATCGAAATAAACGATGCAAAAACTCGCAGATATTTCAGTTTTTGAAAATTTACAGGCGACAGCTAACCAACAAATGGCCACGCGGTCGCCCATGAGCGTGTTCGCAGATAATTTCGGGTCGCAAAGCGAACAGCCTTTAGAACGAAAATATGAAGGTTTGTCCGAGGCGGCTAATAGAGAAACAAGCCAAAAAGAAAGAACCAAATTGCTTGCGAAAGCACAGGATGTAAACGCAGAATTGCAAAAGAAAATAGAGGAAGGCGTAGAAAGAAATATACAAAAACAAGGAGAAGCACTCGGGCGCATCGCGTTGGGAAGAGATTTGGATGGCAACAAAATGGGCTATGAGGATACGTTTGAAGATGCGCTAACATACGGACCGCCACTTTGGTACGGTGCTAAAGAAAAATCAAAAGGCCATAAAAAAAGAGAAATACAAGAATAGTTCACTTTTTGTTGCGTTTCCTTTTTGGGCGTCGGTAAGGAGTCCATCCGGGCGTTTCAAGGTACTCCATGTAGTCTGCGAATTCGGGATGGCCATGCGGTTCAGAATCGAAATCCAATAGTTGTCCAAATAGATAATCAATTGTTTTGTAGCGGTCGTCGAACAACTTTTTTTCAGGGTACTCGAATGTCCCCTGCTTAATATCAACTAATGCTTTGTCAATCAAACCAATATGCGAAATATCGCGTTTGATACTGTCGGGCATGTGCCGCTGCCTATAAAACTCGATTTCCGATTGTGTCCGGCGTGGACCGGTCCTTTCCGGTTTTTTTTCGGGAAACATCGCCTCGTGTATTTTAGGACGCATCGGAAAAACAAAATAGAAAATCAATAAAACAACGTTTGATTCTACCAAAAATCGAATCGGGAAACAGGCAGGAAAAGGCTACTATCAAATATGCCGCAAAAACTGGTGTATACGACAAGAAAACAAACCCATGCCCGCAACTACTCCAGTTTTTGAATACGTACAACCGTATTACGCGGGCGAGATGATCCCGCTCCTCGACGATTACAAACAGAAAATCGACGACCTAAAAGGGAAAGAATTGTCCCACGAAGAATTGTACCAAGCAGCCGAAAGGTTGCAACAAGAATTCAAACAAACATTGGATTTGTACAACGATCAGGCCAGTTACGCACTTGAACGTACCGTTCGTTTGAACGCCGCGATCAATTGCGGGATGTCGTAATCGTCAATATGACGGTTGCAACCCGACAAGTTGTCCAAATGACGTAGTTCCGTGTACAGCCTGTCAGGATGACCACAACAATAAACCACTAATGATTCAAGAGCCATATACTCTAGTATTTTTTTGGCCTGCTCGCAAATAATCGTTTCGTACATTGCCACTAGTTTGAAAAAAGTTTAAGGGTAATAACCAACCCATTTTACAAAAGTTTTAACGGGGAATCAAGACCTGTTTCACTAATACGCTGTTGGCGCACGCCAACCCTATGTTTCCGGGTGCGGAATAGAAAAAACGGGCATCTTGTACGGGTGCCAATAACTCCTTTTACGAAAGGAATAAACAATGCAAAATCTGAACGCGATGCCCGTTTCTATTACGAACGGCGCAAGTCTAATCGGCGGGTCCGGCGACGTTGCCACCCGGTTGCTTACCTACAACTTCGACCCCCGCTGCATCCGACCGTTCCTGCACGATGACGGGCATACCTCGCTCATCTCGCAACAAATCGGTTGGAAAGACGGGAAGCCCGTTCTCAAAAACGTGCAGACCACAAACGCAGCTACGCTCCGAAAGGATGACTGGGTTATGATCGACGAAACCGTCGTCGCCGCAGCAATGCCACGACTCCGGTTCTTCAACGACCTACGAGCCGCCGGGCTTAACGTCAACCTGCCAAACGCGCTAGGGAAAACCGTGTGGCAGTACGAACGGCAATCCAATATCACCGGCGCAACCGTCAGTATGGACGGGCTTCGCAAAGGGGACGCGGACCGGCCCATGTACGACATGGATCAGATGCCGTTGCCGATCATCCACAAGGATTTCAGCTTCAGCGCACGGCAAATCGCCGTCTCCCGGAACTCCAATATGCCCATCGACGTAACCACCGCAGGTATGGCGTCCCGGATGGTCGCCGAAAAAGTCGAAAGACTCGCGCTCGGCGTCGAACCCGATTTCCAGTTCGGAGGCGGAAACGTCTACGGCGTGTGCAACTACCCGCAAAGACTTACAAAAGTCTTTACCAACTGGGCAAGGGTCGATGGATCACGCGATCCCGATTGGTCGCCAGCTATCCTCTACAGGCAAATCCTCGACGCTCGACGGAACCTGCACGACATCCGGCACTACGGACCGTTCGCTATCTACCATAGCCCCGATTTTGACCAAATCCTCGACGATGATTATAACGATCATACCGCCGGGCAAACGAGCACTATTACGCTCCGAGAACGGTTGGAAAAGATCAAAGAAATCAAGTCGATCAATTGCTCCGAGTTCCTACCCTACGGAACTTTCGTCATGATCGAACTCGACCAGAATACCATCCAAGCCGTTACCGGTATGGATATCACCACCGTCCAGTGGCAAACAGAAGGAGGATTTGAAATCCACTTCAAGGTAATCTGCATTTTGTTGCCTCGTCTTAAATCGGACTTTTACGGAAGGGCAGGTATCTTGCACGCGAGATTGTCTGCGCCGAAGCCCGTTATTTAGGCATAATCCTCGAAACGTTATGCTGAGTTTGAGGGGGCTGACGGATTGTCAGCCCCCTTTCTTTTGTCTTTCTTGATTTCTTTTGTCTTTCTGGCATACTTGGTCTGCGCTCCGATTTTGTTTTTCTTTGAGATGTAATCGTTATGAGATCGTTAGGTTTTTCTAAAGAGCAGCTGGTTGATTTATACATTGTCCAGGACCTTGTGAAGGAAGAGGTTGCGAGGCGTCTTGGGTGTAGCTTGCAGACAGTCAATAATTATTGCAGGAAATACGGCATAAAAAAAGAGTCGTCCCGGGTAGCGCAGGCGACGAAAGAGGAGTTGTGTCGTCTTTATTTGGTGGAGAATAAGACGCAAGAGGAGATTGCCGAATTTTATGGCTGTTGTCGTCGTGCGGTTGGGATGAGGTTGTTAGAGTTGGGCGTTGAAAAAGACGTTTCTGCGGTTGTCGAGTCGTCCCGAGCTACCCATTTGAAGCGGTACGGCGTAGCCCATCTGTTGAAAGACAAGGAGGAGTCGGCCCGCCGTTCAAAGAAGCGGGTGGCTACGATGCTCGGCGACGATTGGGGGCCTGAGAAAGTGAATGCGCAGCTCCGAGAACAGGGTCGTTTGTTGGAGATGGTCGGCGGTTTCACAAAGAAAAAAGAAAAAACGCATTTTCGTTGTTTGGTAGATGGCTGTGGCTATGAATGGCATCCGCATCTTGCCGATGTTTTGAATGGGTTTGGGTGCCCGCGTTGTTCCAAACGGGAGCGGTACACGCAGGAATCGTTTGATGCGCTGATGGCGAAACGTTTCCCGCATATCGTCCGTATGTCCCCGTTTGTCAATATAACGACTCGGATTGCCGTTCGGTGCAACGTGTGCGGGTACGGGGCGGATGGTCGATGGTCGGCTAAGCCGTGTAATTTTGTGGCCGCGAGACCGCGTGATAAATGCTGTCCGCGTTGTTCGCGTCAAGAGCGTTGGACGGAAGAGATGTTTGTGGCGAAACTGGCCGTCGTGAACCCCAATATAGAGCTGGTCGGCGATTTTCAGTTTTTAAGGAAGCCCGCACGGTTTAGGTGCCGAATAGACGGATACGAATGGACAACGTCTGCAAGAAGCGTTATTATCGGCAAAAAAGGTTGCAAACCCAACGGATGCCCGAAATGCGCCGGGTTGGTCCCGTGGCCGAAAGAGGCGTTTTTGGAGTGGCTGGCGGGCTATGATGTGCAGATTTCGTTGCACGGAGAATGGGACGGTTTTACGCGCCGTACTACTTTTTTGTGCGGGCGGCATAACCAAATCTGGACAGTGAAGCCTAGCCAGCTATACTATAGTAAGACGAAATGCCCGCTGTGTTCGGCGAAGTACGTCCGCGACGGCGTTCATTACGATTCGTCGTGGGAGTTGCTTTTCCATTACGATAACCCGCATTTGAAGCGGCTTTACCGGTCGGACAATGTTTTTATCGGCTACGTTACCGATGATGGCGTTTGCCGCCGTTGGTTCCCCGATTTCCTTGACGAGCGGACTGGCACGTTGTACGAGGTGAAGCCGGGATCGAACCCGCATGATAAAAACGGGATGACGGCTGCAAAAAAGAAACTCAACGCCGCCGTTTGGATTGAAGATGACGATATTTTGCGTATACAGAAGAAACACACCGAATTTGACCCGCTGTTGTACCGCATTGTAAAATGAATGTGCTTGAAGCCGCCCAAGAGCGGATCGCGTTTTGCTTCGATAGTTTTGACCGCGTTTGCGTATCTTTCTCGGGCGGGAAGGATTCGTCGGTGATGACGCATCTTGCGTTGGCAGAAGCGGCCCGTCGCGGTCGAAAAGTCGGCTTGTTCTTTATTGATTTGGAGGCCCAGTACGCGCATACGATTGCGCATGTTTCCGAGCTGTTTTCTTTGTACGCGGAGCATATCGAGCCTTTTTGGTGTACGCTTCCTATCCTTTTGCGTAACGCCGTTTCACAGTTTGAGCCGCGTTGGATTTGTTGGGAGCCGGGTCGTGAAAAAGATTGGGTACGCCCGTTGCCCAATTATCCAGTGAAGACGGGTGCCGACTTCCCCTTTTTCCGGTACGGGATGGAGTTTGAAGAGTTTGTGCCGCAGTTTGGCGTATGGTACGGTGGCGGCGTTTCTACGTGTTGCCTTGTCGGTATCCGGATGGCGGAGAGTTTGAACCGGCGGCGTACCATTTGGAGCGAGAGCAAAGAACGGTTCGCAAATAAGGCGTGGACGACCCGTATGCCGGGCGGCGTCTACAATGCGTACCCGATCTTCGATTGGAAAACGGAAGATATATGGACTTTTTTCGGTAAGACGCGGCTGCCCTATAACCTGTTGTACGATCTGATGCACAAGGCGGGCCTTTCGATACATCAGATGCGGATTTGTCAGCCTTACGGCGACGATCAGCGGAAAGGTTTGTGGCTGTTCCACCGGATCGAGCCGGAGACATGGGCCCGCGTCGTTGCCCGCGTAAACGGTGCGAACGCGGGCTCGCTCTATTCGCAAACGTCGGGCAATATATTGGGTAATATAAAGGTTTCCAAACCGGCGGGCATCACGTGGCAGGCGTTCGCACGGTTGCTGCTCGATTCCATGCCGGGCCATCTTTGCGAACATTACGAGAACAAAATTGCTGTGTTTTTGAAATGGTGGCGAGATCGCGGGTACGCGGAGATACCCGATGAGTTGCCGCTTAAACAAGAAAATGCCGTTTCGGATCGTAAACCCAGCTGGCGTCGGATATGCCGGGCGCTGTTGCGGAACGACTATTGGTGCAAGGGGCTTTCGTTTTCGCCCACGAAATCGGACGCCTACGAAAAGTACAAAATTTTAATGAAAAAGCGGAGGGCCGCATGGGGGCTGTAGGTGATACACGCGATTTTTCGGCGTATGAACACGCGCCCGCGTGGGCAGGCGAGCACCCCGTTTCAAAGGTCTATTGGGTGCCCTCCGAGTTGGTCGTTGCGAACGACTACAACCCCAATAAGGTCGCTACGCCCGAATTGAAACTTCTTGAACTATCGATCAGGGCGGACGGTTTCACGCAGCCTATCGTAACGTTTTTTAATGGCGATTTGTTTGAGGTAGTGGACGGTTTCCATCGTCATATTATCGGCAAAGACAAATTGAAACTATCGCATCTACCGGTTGTTGTTATCAACGAATCGCGCACGGATCGCTGTGATCGTATCGCGGCGACCATACGGCATAACCGCGCACGCGGCGTTCATCTGGTGTCTTCTATGAGCGATATTGTGGTTGAGTTGAAGCGTCGGAACTGGTCGGATAAAAAGATCGGCCGTGAGTTGGGCATGGAGCCGGACGAGGTACTGCGGTTGTCGCAGATTTCGGGTCTTGCCGAACTGTTCGCGGACCGCGATTACTCGCAGGCGGTCGCAGATAAATGATGCTTCCCGTTGAGAATCCCGCCACGTGGCGGGATCGCGGCTGTTTCGTTTTCAGAACGTCTTGATCTTTTCGTTTGTTTTTGGCATATTGTGGCTATTGTTCAAAGCAGGAAAGGCGTGGCAGTATCATGGGTTCACAACTGGATAAGGTATTGGCTGAGATTCCAAAGGTTGGCCCACGTTCTAGGGCCGAGCAACGGTACAAATGGAAAAAGGCGCTACAGGAAGATTTGGATTGTGAAAATGTGCGTCTTGACATACATAACGGGTATAGGGTAGATATGCTTATCAATTATATTTTTAGAGCCGAGGCTTCAGAATTTTATCCGTGGTTCTCCCCTGAGCAGTTATTAAATTGCTACTCGGATAGTATGTGCCGCGTATTTTTTTCCATGCACCGTATAGCCTATTCGGAAGGTTTATTAAACACGGAGAGCCCTAAACAGAGTGGCGTGCCATGCGTAGAATTATGAAATCCTTGAGGAGGGCGTTTTGGTAATTGTCCTGGTGGTCTTTTTGGTGGTATTGGTCGCGCCGGGTTGTCTATTGCCCTGCTAATTTGTGTTTGAAAGTCCTCAAGGCACGATTCAATTCCTGCACATACGGTAACAAATTTTCCATCTGTGTCCGTCGCCTGTAGTTGCTTGTTTCGTTCGTCAAGGTATTCTATTTTTCTTGTCAACTCTTCCTTTCGTGATTTATCGCTTTCGCCACGTTCCATTAAATACTGTTGAAAATTGTAGCTATTGTGCGCTTTTAGCAGCTCATCGCGTATTTCAGTTATTTCTTGTTTCATTTTACCGATTTCGGCGTCGCACCATTCGGCTCTTCGCTTCGCCTCGTCGTCAACGAACCCGTTGAAAACGGCGATATGTGACAGACCCATAGCGCTGTGTGCGCCCCGCTGTAAATTCTCAAAAACGGATATATCAGCAAACATTTTATTGTCTCCGTGAAAGAAGTAGAAATTCGATTCCTTCGCATTATATCATAAAAATTCGTTCCGTGTAAAAGCGGCGCATTTTTGGTAAACTTCGATGGTTGTTCTTGTGTATTTTGGCATATTTTTGGTAAATGTGCTAAAAAAATTCTCTAGTGCGCGTTTTTTACACGGTAGCTGAAAATTTGGTATACTACGGGTGCGGGAGTTCTTGCCCGCGCAAGAGAAGGTTTGGGAAAAAGGTGGTTGGGGCGGCGGTTCTGCCGTCGCCCCTTCTTTTATAACGAAAATGAACATAGCAATACTTGAACTTATATCGCTTGTCGGTTTGGTTAATATACTTACCCGTTCGGCGATACTTCAGTCGCTGCGGGATTCGCTCCCGACCGATGGTTTGCGGTACGGGGCGCAATGTCCGATGTGCGTCGGGTTCTGGGTCGGCGTTTTGTACTTTTGCCTAACGACGGCATCTTTCGGGTGGCCCTGCCTTGTCTCGTTGTTTCTATACGGCGGGTTGGTAAGTATATGCTCGTCGTTTGCGATACATACTTTGGATGCTATCCCGTTTGTCCGCGCGTATTTTATCGCTAAAACCAATGTGCTTTACCCGCCCGGCGTGCCCGAACAAGAAACTGAATAGACTATGCCACGCAACAAAATAGAAACCATTTGGAACGTAACTATCGACCCGACGGTTCGGTACGAAACGCTTGACGACCGTGAATACGTCGTCGCCCCGATGACGATGATCCTCGAAGGGGTCCATACCGGCTCGCAGGGGCCCGTTTATTACGATACCGAAGAGTTGGCAAAAACGCCCAAAATGTGGAATTTCAAGCCCGTCGTAATCGAACATCCGTTCCGGGGCGATACGGCGACCGATCTCGAAGTCTACAAGCGGCAGGCGGTCGGGATGATTATGAATACGCATTTTGTGGACGGTAAGCTCAAGGCCGAAGCGTGGATCGATAGACGCAAGGCCGAGGAGAAGTGCCCTACCCTGCTTGAGCATATCAAACACCGGCTCCCGATGGAAATATCGACCGGTCTGTTCTCCGAACTCATCATGGATGAGGGCGTATGGAATAGCGAACCGTATATCGGGCGTATCATCAACATCCGGGCCGACCATCTCGCTATCCTGCCCCGTAAACAGGGCGCTTGTAGCCTATCGGATGGGGCCGGGTTGCTCATTAACGAACGAAAAGAAATGAAAGCGGGAGAAACGTTGAATATCATTACTACGTACATCAACAATGATTATCTTGCGGGGTCGCCGGTTATGGAATCTACACGACTTTTTAGAGAAGAACAGGGACACACCGATGCGAAAAACGCGAATGCGCACGGCACGGCGCATACAGAAATAAAAGTAGCCGTCGCGCCGCCTTTGGAATCAATGGGCGCGGGCCCGGTCATGCCCGGCGTGCAATCGTTTACAACAGCCGAGGGTTACAAAATCACAATTGAGCCGCCGACAGGTCCCGCGAAAGTGGCAAGTTTGTCCGAAGCTATGCCGGACACGCCCGAAATTGTTCTTGAGGAGGTGCCCGCTCGTGAGGAGATGCAGGATAACCCCGAAATCGTGGCCTCCGACGATTTGGAAGAGGGTGAAGACCTGTTCGTAAGTACGGTTAAGAAATTAAGAAACGCGGCACAGGTACTCGTTACCTCATTCAATGAGGCGTTGATTCTGAACCTTCTGAACGACGCGCGTGGCGGGTTTAAGTTCCGGCAGACTGAGGACGGGTTGTGGGAGTCGGCCTCGACCGGGCGACCGAAGGGTTCGTTCGATAGTGAAGAGGTTGAAAAAAAGAATGCGGAGCGCAAGCGGTTGCGTGCTATTGCAGTAGACATTCGGACACGGATCGCGGAGTTGGAGGAAAAGAACGCAAAATTGCTCAAGGCTAAGAAACCGCTCGATCCCGCCGACTTGCGTGAGTTGGAAAACCTTGACGTGGAATTGAAGGCGGCGCAGGCCGCCGTGTTGTCCCATATTAAAAAGTACGGGGATTCCAAAGCCGATTCGTTGCCCGATGCTACGCGGATCGCCCAGTCAACTACCGATGACGGGGCGGACGCGATAAGCGGAAAAAGCGTAGATACCGCGTTTACGAAGGCGATGAACGAGGTATTCGCCGAGACGCGGAACGCTATGGCGATGTACCTGGGCGAATCGTCGGACGATATGAAACGTGTCTACCTTGCGCAGCTCCATTCGCTGGCGTCCCGGTACCCGTTTTTGTTGGACATGTCGCCGGAATTGAAGAAACTTATCGTCGCCGACGAAGCGTCGCGTTTGGAAGAAGATGGCGATGAATTCAAAATGGCGGCTTAACGCAGTTTTTTGCCCGGAAACTTGCATTACGAACCTTTTGTTTTTTGTTTCAGTTAGGAAACATGTTTCGTCGTCCTATAAGGCGGAACAAAACAACACACAACTTTAATAGCAGAATTTTCCATGCAAAAACTAGCAGACCTTTCTGTGTTTGAGAACCTTCAATCCGGCGCACACAACGCGATGGGCATGTCGCAGATGAGCGTGTTTAACTACAAACATACGTTTAACGGCGCCCGTGCCGCATATTATCAAGAAAAATTAAACGAGCTAAGAGATGAAAGTGGTCCGTTGGACCAAAACCAATTGGAGTTGCCGGATACGTTGGCGGACGTAATTGGTAGCTGGGACGAACGAGATAGAGAAGTCGCTCGTCAGTTTTTTGATGCTGTCGCAACTACCCGCCGTCGTGTCGGCAAAGACACGCAGGCGAAAGCTCAGCAATTGTTGGCCGAAATTGACCAACAGCCGGTCCAAAAAAAGTTGCCGATAGAGGATGATCGACCGCAGCGGCAAATAACAGAAAGCGAAAGCGACAAATTGGAGCGGGCGAAAAGGATTGCCACGGGAAACCCCGATAAATACGATGAAAAAGGAAACGAACGTGACTATGACGAACGCCCATCTGTCATTAAAGAGCAGCTTGACGATATAAAGCGCACAATCCCAAAATTTGACGAGATAAAGAAATGGGAAGATTCCCAAAACACGCCAGCATTACGACGTTGGATGTTTGATGCCCAAGATCGGTTTGAACAGGCTGAGATGAAATTAGCGCAGTTGGAGCGGCGGTTTCCCTATTCAAAAGACCCTGTTTCTGAATCCGAATATATTGAAAAAGCGAGGCAAGAGTTAGCAGAATATCAAGCTAAGTTTGAAAAAGAAAAGGCCAGGTTCGAGGCGGCCAGCGACTATTGAACCGATAATGTCTATTTCAGATCGAATATACGCCGTGGAGCAGGGGCTCAAAGAAGTTGAAGCTGCCCTGTGGCGTTTGGAGAAGAAGCGGGACGATTTGCGACATGAGTTGTATTTGTTGCAGCTTGAAGCACGTCGTCATCCGCCGTCCGCCGTCGATATTGCGAATGCGCAGTTTAATTTGAAGACCGCCGCGGAGGCGGTCAACGAAATCATTGATATTTAATGAGGATTTACTATGGAAAAACTTGCCGATATTTCAATGTTTGAGAATCTCCAATCGAGCGCGAACCGGCGCATGATGTCGCCCATGTCCGTGTTTAACGCGACTGTTGAGGATATTAAAACAAGCGTCGAAAGTTGGATGACGCAAATTGATTCGCTTCGCAGGCTCCGGGCGGACGCCGAGGCCGAGGCCGAACAAGCGAAACTTGAGGGGGTTCTTGACGAGTTGAATAATAGATTGGATGCTGGTATGCGTGGTACGCGGACCGCCGTGGCCGACCTGCAAAAAGGCGGTATGGGGAATGACCAGTCCTCAGACACGCCGAGCGTCCCCTCAGGCGGCCCGCCAGCCCTTATCGGCTCGCCTAGTTTTGGTAGCGGCTCGCCCGACGAATTGCCACAATAGCAAATACAACTTTTACGGAAGTGATAATTATGGAAAAACTCGCAGATATTGGGATGTTTGAATCGCTTGGAACCGGAAACGTCGGATTGTCGAATTTGGGCGCGTTCAATACGATTGAGAACGCGCCGGGCGTGAACCCCGTCGGTTCCCCCGCGTCCGTCCAGGGTAACCTTCCTATGCCACAATGGGGCCAGAATTTGAGCAAGCGGGTCGATGGCCTTGAAGCCCGAATTGATAATTTGGAAATTGCTACAAAGAACGGTTTCGCAAACGTAGACGCAAAAATAGAACGGTTGCATAACGACACAAATACGCGATTTGATCGTTTGGAGCAGGATGTGGCAAGTATCAAACAAGCTCTTATGCAAAGATAGCTATGAGTCTACAAAAGACGATAGAAGCCGCTATACACAAGGCGGTCCGACAACGAGTAACGAATAAAGTAGAGCAGTTTGTAAAAAATGAAGTGCTTGCCGAACTTCGCAAGAAGGGCGTTACGGACCGGCGAGACCCCAGAGAACGACAGAATCGTAAAATACCGCTCGCGACACAGGAGAATCTACGACGCACTATCGGCACACTTGTGATGAACCGGGTGGGCGAAAAGATGCGGTTCAAATTGGAAGGCGTGAAGGCGCGTCGGCCAGACGATGAAATCAGTATGGCCCAATTGGAACGTGAAGTAAAGAGTAAAATAAACGACGCAGTTCGCAAGGGCATTTTGAGACGATTGTAAAGGAAATCAGTATGGATTCTATCCCTCTTTTTTCGCAGTTGCAGACGCAGCAGAACGCGGCATTTGGCATACCCGCTATGTTTACGTTTGATGACCGTAGCCTGCGCGCCGTGAGCGTAAACGCCGCGTTCCAAGACGTTTCCGTAGAAAACTTTCCGAGCGGCTTAATCTCTTTATCAGAATTGCGTCCAGACAGACATTACGTTTTTTCGCTACACCCTGTTCAAGGAACGGACAGGTGTGGGATTGCCGTTTCAGACCCCGATGGCGGCAAACAAACAGCGTATATCGAAGATATGGATAATATAACGGCTCAAGAAGCAATCGCGTTCAAAAATACGCATAAGTTTGATAAGTGGGGGTACTTATTTTAGCTTTTATGAGGTGCAATAATGAATACAAAACTAAAAACAGGCAATTGTGATGGCCGTACTCGTTGTTTTTTGTACGAGCTTGAAAACGAGTCCGAAATAGCTACCCTCATTAACGAGGCTGATGCCACCTTGCTGCCCTGTGCGCATTGCGGAAATGATCGTCCGCATGTACATTACATGTACCGCCCCGGTAATATGTTCCCAACTCAGCTGCAACCAAACGGCGAAATCCCCATGAAGGAATGCCCGCATGAGTTGTATGTTGTGTGTTGCCGAAATGCTGCTACTGATCCGCCCTCAGATATTGAAGATTGCCGAATCCAAACAAGAGTGTGGAATGCCGAAGATACCGAAGACGATTTTGTAGAAGCGTTAAGGCGCGTCTGCAGCGCATGGAATAAAAGGACAGGTAAGTAGTCATACTGTTGTAGTAACGTCAACGCCTATAAATTGAAATGGACAGTATCCCACTATTTTCGCAGCTACAGACGCAACAGAACGCGGCATTTGGCATACCCGCTATGTTTACGTTTGATGACCGTAGCCTGCGCGCCGTGAGCGTAAACGCCGCGTTCCAGGGCACTACCCTGCCCGATATGCTCTCTTATTTGGACGACGGGGGTCGGATGCACCCACGCGATGTAGCCAAAACGATCAAGCGGGTCTACCCCGATTTCGCTACGGGCGACGCCGCCGGGGACCGGCAGGATGATCCGTATGACGATTGGGGCGCCGAACGAGCCTCACGCGAAAAGGGGATGTTGCAAGTACAGGATGCGATTAGAAAAACGGAGACGCCTTCGCAGGAAATGCTCCGTTACCTGAACCTAACGCCCGAAAGCTACCAAGCGTACCGGGAACAACTTTTACGAAAGTGATAAACATGGAAAAGCTCGCTGATATTGGTATGTTTGAATCGTTGGGAGCCGTGGGTGCCCCTGTTTCCGGTTTGGGGGCGTTTAATCCTGTGCAAAATGCGCCGAGTGGCATAAGTCCCATAAGTTCAGCTACGCCTATACAGAGTAATCTTCCATTGGTTGAGTGGAGGAAGCAGGTGGACGAGCGATTTGGAAAAATAGACGAACGGTTTGGAAAATTAGAAAGCCGAATGGACAATTTGGAAATCACCACAAAGAACGGTTTTGCAAACGTAGATGCAAAACTACTCCGGTTGCAAAGCGATACAAATACTCGTTTGGATCGGATAGAACAGGCAATAGCCCAAAGATAACCATGCGAGTTGTAAATTCATTTAACGAATTATTGGATACCCCGCCACGTGGCGGGGTATCTGCTATGTCATGCTTCAATTCGCCCGAATTGGACCAGACGCTCCAATCGATGGACCGCGCCTATGAGATATTGAAAGGCGGTTTGCGCGGAGTCTACGAAACGCAGCAGGATATTTGGCATTCCCGAAACGAGCAGGAAGTGCGGCAGGCGCAGCAAACATACAAATCGATCCGCCCGGAAATCGATAACGCGGTCGATACTATGAAAGCCGGGGTCGGCGAAGTTAGCCGCGAGATACGACAGGAAGGCGAACAGGTTAAAGACGATCCGAAAGCGCATGACCGCTTGATGAAAAAACAGGCGGCGATAGCCAAGTCGTTTTTGGGCAATACGTACCTGTTGGGCGGCGACGCTTTCAAACCCGTAGAATTGCCCGGCGGGACGGCGCAACCGAAAAAAGAAATGCCAAAATTCGCTACCAAAGAGGAAGCGATGCAATACTACGCACAACAAAAGTAAGACAATGCAGGCAGATATTTCACAATTTGAATCGTTGCAGGCACACGCGAATCAACGCATGATGTCGCCCATGTCGTGTTTCAACTCGCAATTATCGGACGGGTTCGTTGAAAAAGTAAAGCCGTTCCATTACGAGGCGGCACAGGCGGGCGATGATTTCCGGGCGCAAAAAGAGGCGTTTATGGGACAGTTTGAGAGCCGGGGCGTGACGGGACCCGAATTCAAAAAGGTCTATTCGGCCCTGCGTGAATTGAACGGGGGTAAACGGACGCTTAAATCAGTCGTCAAACAGTTTCCCAGTATACCGAAAAAAGAGATACAGACACTGGCAAAAGTAGCCCAGGGCGAGCAGGGGATGTTGGATTCGTTGGGTACGTTTTTGCACTCGCATACCAAGTTGTCGCAAGAGGCGGATAAACAATACAGAATTTTCGATCAATTGCAGAACGGCGACAAAGACCTCGATGCGGCATACGAAACATTCAAAAACGATATTGAAGATATGGACAACAATGTGCGGGCCGGATTGAAATAAAATTTTGATCAGTATTTTTTCTTTTTTTGCATACTGCTATGGAAAAGTTGGCAGATATATCAATGTTTGAATCGTTGGGGAGCGAGGATATGCCTCGAAGCGAAATGTCCATGTTTAATAGTGGTGCGGTTGCTCGCCTGTCGGAGATTTTTCAAGATGCCATCGTAGATAGTATGTCGCCAAATTTTAGTAAGCCTAAAAGCAAGATGACCGGAAAACAGTATAAATTTTCGTTACGAAAAAATCCGGAAGGCAAAGGTTTGGATATAATTGCGACAAACCCAGATAACCCGATGGAAGATTCATTTGTTGTACAAGGATCGCCTTTTACGGACCGGGCAGAGGCGTTACAATACATAAACCGCGTTCGTTCCGGTTCTACTTGGGGCGACAGTATAGAAGGTTTGGTAAAATTTGAAAATGAAGAGGTGAGCTGTGAATAGTAAATTGACCCCAGAATTCAAGCCCGGTTCTGCCGCTTGTTTTTATGCCTGCATGTTGGAAAATGAAGCCGAAATTCTAGCGTTAATAGAACCGTTTGAGGTTTCATTGTTACCGTGCGCAAATTGTGGGCAGGAAAAGCCTCGTATTGAATACGCCTTTTATCCCGGAAAAAATGGTGGACGAAGCGTGAAAAAAGAAGATGGCACTTACGGCGTGGAATTTACAATAAATCCTCATGGATTATACGCTAGTTGCAGCAATCCAGAATGCGGTATGCAAACAGTAACATGGTATGCGGAAGACGATGAAGAAGATTTCAAAGAATCTCTAAGACGTATATGCGAATCATGGAATCGTAGGTATCTCCAAGAGTAACAACTCGCCGAATCACGAAGAAAGATAGAATAATGGAAAGGTTGGCTGATATATCAATGTTTGAATCGTTGGGGAACTGGGATATGCCTCGAAGCGAAATGTCCATGTTTAATGATGGTGCGGCAGTTTCCAAGTTGTCAGGTGCATTTCAAAGTGCCGTTGTCGGCAATATGTCGCCCAAATCAAAGAATACGCCGCCATTTCGTGGTTTTTCATTTTCTGTTTACGTTGACGAAGAACAGCATGGCGGCAGAACAGAACCTATGCACGTTCACGTCTATACGCCGGAAGGAAAAGCAAAATTTTGGCTTGAATACAATGGTCAGGCCGTTGTCGAGTTGGCCGAAAATAATGGCATACCTGCCCCTATTGTAAGCGACATCAAAAAACACATTAAAAAGAACAGAAATGGTTTTGTAAAAGATTGGCAAGATGAGCAGGCAAGGCAACAGCTGTTACGAGAGGATTAGAATGGACAGTTTAAAAGAATGGTGGTACAGTAGGCATAGCGTGATTAACGTCGCAATTAAGTTGGCGTTTTTAGGTTTGTTTTTTCGATTTGTGGTTTTAGACTACGGTTTAGAATTCAATTTCAAATTGCCGTATGTTTTGAACAAATTAAATCCTATATGTTGGCTAACTAAAGGGCTATACTATGCCGCGTTGGGACGACGTGGAAATCCAGGTTTTGTGCTACTTTCTAAACTATGGCGACGACCAAAACACAAATTGTTGGAATTTGAAATGGCCCTGGTTGATGATTTAATATCGCTTGGTTATCATTGGGATACGCATACGGATCATTGCGGACACCACTTTGTTTGTACTATCGCAGGTTTGGAATTATCCGTAAATTATATTGATAGGCGGCATTGGAACGACAGCCAAGATTCATTTGTTATATGACGGACGTGCGTAATTTTTAGTGGAATCACAATGAAAAAATTGGCAGACATATCACAGTTTGAGCATTTGCAACAATGCGCTAATGCCTCATTTAACGCGGCGATGCCCGTCCCGGTTGGTCCGCTACCCTCGATGCGGGAACCAAAAGGAAAATTGGACTGGACGCTTAGTTTTCAGGGTGCCGTCGGTTCCGAGGACCTGAAGAAATTGGTAAGCGAAAGAGAACAAAACATCAAAGAGTACGCCGCCTATAGCGTTGATGATTTGAATAAACTCGTCAATTTTTTTAGGATTCAGCTGCGGGATGCGCACAACGCGAACGATACCGTTGCCTACGAAATCGCCGACGAACAGGATAGCCAAGTGCGCGAGGCATTGAAACGGAAAAAATAGGACAATAACCAATCATACAATATAGCAGCAATGGCACCGAAAGACATGACCCCGCCCTACACAACGCACGGAAAAGTACGGGAGGTGTACCCGAACATACCGCCGACCGCCGACGCGACGTTGGATATGGCTATCAAAACCGCGTCGCTTATGGTCCAGACAAGTATTTTGAACGGGTGTATGGCAAATTATACGCCTGAGCAGATCGAGGCGATTACGCTTTATCTAGCGGCGCACCAGTTCCAGGTATCTACCGGCGTTGTTACCTCAAAATCGGTCGGCGCGGCCAGCGAGGCGTATGCTATGACTACCGATGCGTTCCTTCGAGGTTCTTTGCACGGGCAGCAGGCGATGCTGCTCGATCCGAATAACTGCCTTGCCCAGCGCATGGCGGATACGGAATTGGCATTGCAGGGCCGACAATCGTTTGTCCCTACCCTGCAGGCGGTCCCGGCGCGTTTCCCCCGGCGAAGATGCTAATTTGTTCTTGAATTTCTGGCGCGTTCTGGCATACATACGGTAAATGAATCGTTTTCAATTCACATGATCTTACCGTACACGCACAAATCGGCTATGTCGCAATCGCCGGTCCCCTACGAATTGGACCGGCATACGCTATGGGTATACCCTTTGCGACAACGCGATCTTATTGATTTCAATACGTGGCTTAAATACAAGTATGCCAAACAGTTTGACGATCAGATTAAGTTGGTGCCCGAAAGCGAACGTGCCGAGTTTGTTGATCTTGCGTTGAATAAAATCGAAGACTTTGATTTCCAAGTAGGTATCGGCCATGAGTTTTTATATTCTCATATTGATTATTTGGTTCGTTTTATTAAGTTGCTTATCCGCGACGCACCAGCGTGGGCCGATGCAAAGCTAAAAAAGCTGTTTTTTCCGAACGGCATCTCCGAAACCTCGCGGTTGCTCCTCGCGGAGATGCAACAAGCTACTTTTTGCCCGCTCCCGCCCGATCCGCCGCAGCCTGAGAGTGATAGTCCGCGTGTCGAATCGACTCCTGACGAAAACGTGGCCCGTATCTTCAAAGGGTTGGCCGAAAAGTACGGTTGGACGGTTGACCAAATTCTTGATTTGACGAGTTATCAAATACATTGGATGCTACGCTTGTTGCCCGAAGAAATAGCGCATCTTGAAGAATTGAATAAGCTGGCGAACAAGACCAGGAAAGACGCAAACTCGGCCCCGCTCCCCACCCCGAAGGCAGGCCAAATACAGTTCAGTAGCCCCGATGAATACTTCGCGTGGCTTGCCGAAAAGAACGCCGAAAAAGAAAAAACAAATTGATTCGCGTTATAATCCGGCATACTTAGTTGGAAGTTTTTTTTTGATTTAACTTGTATTTTTTTTAGAACGGGAATTGGCGTATGTCTCACCAGGAAGCGATCAAATTTTTTAGGGATACGTTCGATATGCAAATATGCAATTTCCTTGACGGTATGCTCTCGTGGCTGACGGGCAGACCGTTTTTAGACCCGTACAAGTTCGATAAATGGCTACATGAACAACACGGTAACTATGAGGAAGCCGGGCATTCAATGTATTCGCTGTTGGCCGAACATTACGGAAAGGAAGTTGCTGATAAGATAAAGTTGCTTATTGATTAAAAACTTCTTTGTAATGTTTTGCATAGTTGCCTGAAAACTTGCTCTACGAATCTATTGAAAAACAGGTGCGGGGAACGATCCCCGCAAGTTCAAGACCTTTTTCAATAGGAGATCGGGACGATGCAAAACACACTTTTGACGCAGTTCGTAAAGGCTTGCGAACATCTTTCAAACGGCGGATTCGCCCTGTTTGAATACGACGTTTACCTCTTGGGTATGGCTTACTTCGGTTGGACGCGGCGCCAGTTCAAAACGCATATTTCGCAACTTGTTGAAGACGGCGTTATCCGGCTTGAAAAGAAGGCCAATAAATACAATACGTCGGAATGGGATGTTATTGTTTTTAACTGAACGTTGTTACACCGCACATTTTCAAATAGGAGAAATAGAAATGAAAAGAGAAACGTTTGAAATCGGGAAAGAGATACTCATAACCGAAAAAACAAAGAATCACATACCGTTTGATACGTTTAGCGTTATCGACGATATGACGACCCTTCATATTTACATACGCGGATTTGGGTGGGTATCGAAGGATAAATTGAGGATCGTCCCAGGCCCGGAAGGCCGCGTTGTTTGCGTTCCCCGCGTGAAATTGTTTGCATAAATACAAAACCAGAAAGGAGACGCAGATGCCTAGATATGTTCGATGCGATGATACTTACCGGTGCGCCTGGTGCGAAGCCCTGCCCGGTCTTTGTAGTTGCCCCGACCCCCTTACCTGCTCTGTGCCGATTGTTTCAAACAATGAATATACGAAAAGAAATCAAAATAATAAAAGGAGAATCGACATGATTGTAATAGTTGCCGAAAAACCAAAGCCGCATACGTCCGAGTGTATCGACGTTAAAATGATGTGCAAAAATTGTAGATATGCTTTTGAACCGGAAGACGAATGGCTGACATGCCCGGAATGTCTGCATAACCATTGTGAGATTTGCGGGCATTGCTGGCCCTGCGAAGACGATTCCTGCCCGCAATGTAACAAGGTCGAAGATTTGTTTGATCGGCCGACGAAAAATTGGGACCTGCGACGGATACCTGGAACAAGTTTGACCTATTGGGCGTAACGATCCCGCCACGTGGCGGGGTTTTGTTGCGTCGGGCAGTTTTGATCGGTTGCGTTTTGACGAAAATTTGTTAAAAAGTACGAAAAGGCGGCTGACCGTTGGCGGACCGCGAATCCCAGGCACGTAAAAGATGATTAACTCGATTGCTTTTAAGTAGCCGCATGTTGATGGAACCCACAAGAGTGGATAAAGACATCATTAAGGCGGTTCAAATGGACATGGCGAATAACCCGAATAAATACATTGAAAATTGGAACGAAAACAACCCAGATCATTCCCTTCCTTTAGTTTAGTAAAAATGAACAATCGACGAAAGATAACGCGCATAAAGAAGCGGATTAAAAACGCCCCCGACAGGCTTTTCCCGTCGAGAAAAAAAATCAGAGGGAAAAACAACCGTCGAAATGCCTTGATAAAAGTACATTCAGTAACGGATACTGATTTTGTTATAAGTACATCATTTGCAACTTACCGGATACCGCGTTCTTACTGCCCGTTTTTTCAAAACGCCAATCAACAAAACATTCAAAATGTGGAATACTATAAGGCGCAAACATCACGGTTTGAATGCGGGTATGTTTTTGAATTTTATTGGTGGGACTTGGAATTGTTGTTTGACGCGCAAGACTTCAAAAAATTCGAGATAGCGAAGAATGAGATTACGAACAAAAATTAGGCCATACGGAAATGACGCTACTAAATCGTACTGGAAAAAGCGTTGGTCAAAAGAAACGAGACAGTCTGTTTACCGTCCGCAGAAGAAACGCGAACGACAACAAGCAAAGAAGCAACTGGAAAAAGGCGATTAGCTCAGCGGTTAGAGCTGCGGACTCATAATCCGTAGGTCGCAGGTTCGATCCCTGCATCGCCTATTTTGAAAAAAAAATAAAAATGAAAAAGAAGAAGAAGAAAACTTGCATACTCATTATAAAGGTCAAAAAGCGGACCGGACATTCGCCACGATGTGGCGGTGCAGGCACGCATGAGGATAAACGAACAAAACGGAACCGAACAAGAGCGTCCCAAAACCGAAAGGCGACAAGCACAGAATGAAAAACAATGATTGAATTACAAGGAACATACAATACGGCAAAGATATTCACGGATACCACCGAACCCGGCGCAATTGCGCAGATTCGGCATATCCTGAACCAGCCATTTGTCGAAGGAAGCCAAATCCGCGTAATGCCCGATGTCCACAGCGGGCAGGTCGGTACGGTCGGAATGACCATGACGATTACGGATAAGATTGTCCCCAATTTAGTGGGGACGGACGGTTGTTGCGGGATGTTCGTCGCGTTGATAAAGGAGAAACGGGTCGATCCAAACCAACTCGACAAGGCGATTATAAAAAACATACCCGCTGGTTTTAACACCCGACACGATCCGCATCATTTCAACGAGGATATTGATTTATTTGAATTGAAATGCGTAAAACACGTCGATTTACACCGTGCGTCCCATTCAATGGGCACGCTCGGCGGAGGGAACCATTTTATTGAATTGGGGCAAGACGATGACGGACAGCTCTATTTGATTGTCCATTCCGGAAGTCGCAATCTGGGCAAACAGGTTTGCGACTATTATCAGAACGTGGCCGCCGACACGTTGGGTCGGACAAAGGAAGGCGACGATAGGGCACTGGCCTACTTGGAAGGCTCCCCGATGTCCGATTATTTACATGATATGGGCATCGTCCAACAATACGCCGACTTAAACCGACGGGCCATTGCCCGCGACATATCAAAACAGGCGAAGTTCAAGATCGTCGATACGTTTTCCGTCGTACACAATTACATTGATTTGGATGCGATGATCTTACGAAAAGGTGCGGTATCGGCCCGAAGCGGCGACTGTATATTGGTGCCTATGAATATGCGGGACGGTAGCCTCCTTTGCGTAGGGAAGGGGAACGCCAATTGGAACTTTTCGGCTCCGCACGGTGCCGGGCGTGTAATGAGCCGCAAAGAGGCGAAGGAAAAGATCACGCTAATCGAATACGAGAAATCGATGAAAGGAATCTGTTCGTCCACCGTGAACCGGGCGACTATTGACGAGGCACCGCAGGCGTACAAGCCGATGAACGAGATTATCGAGAACAGCCGCGATACGATGGAAGTTGTCAAAATAATAAAACCGTTGTATAATTTCAAGGCGGGAAATGAATGAAAATCCGGCATACCGTAGACGTTTGCGTTTGTTACTCTTTTTGAAAGGGACATATTATGCGAGTAGTGGGTAGTTTCAATGAATTGCTTGAAACGGGCAATGCCGGTGGCAGCTGCAATATGTCAGCGTTTCAATCTGTTTCAGTGGAGAATATGCCGACCGGAGAAAAGCCCGTTGAGGATTTATCTCCCGTATCTTTTTATGATATTTCGCTGTATATTGCGCAGGATAGAGATGGGTATGACATTGTTGTAACAGAACCGGGTTCTGAAGGCAATCCGTTTTTTCTTGAAGGCTATCGGTCAATTACAAGAGAACAGGCGGATCAATTTAAGAATACGCATGGTTTTGGCAAATGGAAATACGGGCACGGCTGGTTTGAATAGCACTGTTGTTAGAAAAACATGAAAACGACAATAAAACAAAATATTCCTGAAAAATTGCGATACTCTTTGGACGATTTGGAGGATGCTTATGAATTAAAGCGTTTAATCCGACAGACAGAGAGCGAATTGCTGCCATGTCCTAAATGCGGAAAAACAGATGTGTATGTTGTTTACAGCTATACGCCGTCTAACGCAGACCCCCATTACTTCCACGTTGCTTGTTTTCCTTGTTTGTTACGGACATACCACGATTGTGCTGCAGATAATGAAGTTTCGATTAAAAACGTGTTGCAGTACGTGAGCCATATTTGGAACCGTCGCCCCGATAACCCTTAGCAACAGATAAATAATAGGAACAGGCATACTACGGATGTTTGCGTTTGTTACTTTTTTGAATGAAACATAAAATGAGAGTAGCGAGTAGTTTCAATGAATTGCTTGAAACGGGCAAAGCCGGTGGTAGCGGCAATATGTCAGCGTTTCAAGAGGAAAACACGACCGAAGGCGCAACGGTTGATAATGCTGAGTTTATAGGCAAACCACAACCGTGGAACGAATGGGATGCGGAAAAACAAAAAGATATTATTCTAGGGCTAGAAGAGGAAGTTATCGAAGAATCGCGGCGTTTAAGGATGCCAACTGACGGCGATAGAATTCAACAGCACCTTAATAAGGCGATGATGTCGATGATTGATAAACGGAAAGATGATTACGCAGATAGAAAAAAAGAGCTAATGGAATTGGGCGTTTATACAATATCAGATATTGTCCAATACGATGATTATTTTAAAGAAAAATATGGCGGATCACAATGAAAATTAAAATAACAATAAGGCCGCCCAGAGGTTGGACGCTACCCGGTTGTACGATTTGGGATGTCCGGTCAATAGATGAGTTTGTTGAAATGTTTGTCCGGGGCGACAAATTGGTTATCGACGAATTGCAGGTAACGATACGCAATTTTGTGAAACACAACGACCGCATAGCCGCATTCAACGTTGAAAATGTTTTGATGCCGCCGGAACTTGAAGCGGAACAGATGTGCCCATACCGCTACATTCGCTTAGAAATTGTACAGGCGTTCAGTTCTCGATGCGCTCCGGAAGGCAGAACGGCAATCCACAACATTAAAACCGATATTATCCAGGATGATAATGACAGTTTAGGAAAAGATTAAGAGGATGGCAGCCATATTTGGAACCGTCGCCCCGATAGCCCTTAGCAATAACTATCACGATGTCAGAAGAAAAACAAGTTGACCCGCGTACCGTTGCACATCCGTTCACATTGCCGAACGGGACCCCCGTTATCCTCAAGCATATAACGGCGAAGGATTACGAAGAACTCGACGTTTGGGTACGGCAACAGTATATGAAGAACGTAACGCTCGCTACCGACGGTATGAACGCGGTTGAAAAGCAGGAGTTGCTTATGGCGGCGCTGGCCTATTGTGCAAAACTAACGTTCCAATACGGGGACGGGCGTGACATCCTTTTTGGGAGTGCCTACGGGATGTCCCGTCTGATGTATCAGATGATCCAAAATCCGCCGTTCACGTTCGAGCAATTCCGTGATATGCTGTTCCCCGAAGGTTTTGTGAACGTGGAAGGTATGGACCTGCTAGGAAAGATGCTCTCGCTTACCAATACAGGCGAGATACAGCCCGATGTAGATACGCTCATCGAAAAAATTGTAGAAATCAATACCCCGGTAAACGCGGACGGCGAACCCGACGAAGTAATGGCCGACCTGTTGCGAGAAGACATTAAAGAAAAAGTGGCTGGCGGCTCGTCCGCGATGGCCCAAGAAGCAATGAACGCTTTGGACCGGATGGAACAGAGCGTCGAAGAACTCAAAAAAATCAATGAATCTCCGGCTTCGATTTAACCTTTAGCGGCGACTATTTTCCGTTTTTCCCACACTTTTTCACCCGACTATGTTGCTATGTTTATACCTTTTGTTATAATCGGTGTTGTGCTAACGCCAGTTTTGATTCTGGGCTACTTTTTCCTTGTTGCCTTGTGGAACGGCGTTACGTGGGAAGATTGGAAGAACTATAGGGCACTCGTAGCCGACACTTATGAAGTTAAAGAAGATGAGGATGATATGAGCGATAGGGAATACTACAGTAGCGACGGGGTGGCCGATCTTAGCGTTTTCGAGCGTAACACCGGCGGGCAATCGCGTCCGGCCGGGTCGAGCCAGGCCGCGTTCAACGAAATCAAGTACGTATACGATCCGAGCAGCGGGTATACGGATATGAGCACGTTGACTGGGCCGCGTACTCCTGGCTCTGTTTTAGATGTGATGACAAGGGATTTGCGAGATTTGCGTTCGGATTTGAAGTGGAAAGATATTGACGCTACTTCAAAAAAGTTTTTGGGCGATTTTGCGAAATCCGATCCTTCCAAATGGGGAGATAAGTTGGCGGAAAAAGAACGCTTTTTGAATAAAATGGATGCGTCGTTTAAGCAAAATATCGAAGGGATACAACAATGGATCACTATAGGGCGGATGCACATGAACCGCCCGGACGTGAAAGTAGACCCAAAGTACCGGGATGCGTTTGAGGCGAAGGTCAACGAAATTAAAGATTTTATTGCCTCGCTCGACGGCTAAGAGAAACGAGCAGAAATTGCAATTCCCGGCCACGTGGCCGGGAATTGTTGGCGCTATTTTCTTTTTGTCGTTTTTTCGTATGCTTTTTCGTATGCTCTTTCAATAATCGGTTTGGCTCTCTCCAAATTGTCCTCGTTCTCTATAAAGAGTCTAAGTTCTTTGCCGTGATATTGTATCTCTGTGTTTTCCAATGATTTTTTGGCTTTTCCCATTTCTTCTACGTTCAATCCCAGCAGTAGAATTCTTAGTTTCTTTCTTCCGCCGCAGTACATCATTTGCATGAATTGTTTGCGGGCCGCGTAGCTTTTGTACGCACTTGAAAGGTTTGTTTTGACATTTTCGAGACTTAACACGTACTTTTCTAATTTTTCAAAAAGTTTCACGGTCGTTTCTGACAAACTGGTTTTCCATTCGTCGAATTTTTCCTTGTATAAAATTCCTGTGCTTTCGGCTGGGATTACGCCGTCTTCTACCATGCGTATGAAGGCGGATTTGATAATCTGTTTTGATTCGGCGAGTCCTTTCCCGAGTTTGGCCATTGCCGCTGTTATTTGGTAAAATTCGTCTGGGCCTGTTTCCAAAAAAAGGCTGTATAGTACCCGTTTGATCCTGTTGATGTCCTTTTGTTCTTTTCCTATTTCGTGTATTTGTTTCAGATTAAACTTGTCTTTTCTAAGGTACTCAAAAACATCAAGTTGATTGGGAGGTAGACTATTGCCTGTGTTGTATTCCAGAAAAGGTTCGTTGTCCATTTCGTTACTTTCGGGGTTGTCGATGTTTGTGTAGAACTGGTAGTGGATGCCGTTTGTAAGAACGCCAATGGCAGCCCTATGAGTTTTAAAGTATCCCCTAAGCTGCGAAACCCCTGAGTTGCCGAGCGGCACTCTTCTTGCCTTGCATTCCCAGACCATTATTGCTTTCCCATCCTGCCGTTGGAGAATCGCAATGTCTACTCTTTTGTTCCCTTTTGTTGTTTGCTTTTTTGCTGTGTATTCTTGTCTGATTTCCCGAAGATCGTTCTTGTCGTACCCCAGTATGGTAATAAGCGGCTCGATCAGTATAGAGATCGTTTCCGTCTCGGTCATGCTGCTGTTGGTCTCTTGTTTTTTTAAGTGTTTTTCATTTTCTGTGGCCGCGTGTGCAATTTTTTGGAATGTCTCTTGGAGTATTTCACGGAAATCGTTTTCTGGCGTCATTTTTTGTTTCTTTTGCGTGGGCATGTTTCTATTATTTTGTACGCTTGATTAAAACGGGCAGACACCGCGTTGTATCGTCTGTTTTAAAACGAATTGTAAGAATGAAACGTCGTGGTCGTATAAACCGTATATTTGGTAATTCCGGTGGTTGTTTTTTGAGGGTTTTAGGCTATACTACATGCAAATTTATGTTTTCCGCATTTTCGGAAAACTCTTGATTGTTTTGGGAAGGTGAGCGCCCCCTTACGCTTTGAATTACGATGCCAAAGACGCCCGAAGTAGATGTGCAGGTTAAGTTGCTTTTTCAAGACGCGGTTAAACAGCTAACAAACGCGCTCGCCACCGCCGCCTCTAATATCAAGGTAGGTTTCTCTACGGACGATAAAGACTTGAAAAGGACAGTGGCGCAGGTCCAGAAATTCTTTAATGAAAAGGAATCGTTGCAGCTTTTCACGAAGGATTCTAAGGTAGACGAACGCGAACTGGCCGCGTTTGCTACGAAGGCGATGAACATGTTCGACAAGATACTCAAATCGCAGCCTGCGCTCTCGATGCAGTTCAAGACGGATACCGGCGCGATTAAGGGCCAGATCGAACAGTTCATGCTCCTTATGAATAACGGTATGACGGAGCAGGCCGGAAAAGTCGCCGAATCGATGACTACGCTTGTCAGTTCGTTGTTTAGCCGTATGAACACGGCGATCTCTTCCAGCGGGCTGACGGAGAAGTTGAAAGAGGCCGACGCCGAGATTGAAAAGATGCTCTCGAACGCCAAGTCTAATTTGACTGAATTCGAGCAAAAGTTCAAGACGGCAAAAGACGCTTTGCAGGGTTTTGAATTGGATTTCGGCGATAAGGCGGAAGCCGAACGCCTGCTGACCATCTTGGACGGGGCAAAAGAGAAATTAGATCAGGGTAGTATATCCACCCAAACGTTCGCCAAGTACGTCGAAACTATCGGCGGCAAATTGGAAAAATTGGAACTCCCGCCACAATTGCAACAATCGTTCAAAGACATCCAATCGACGGGTGCTCTTGTTAGCGACGCGGACATTGAAAAAGTTGAAAAGTACCGGAAGAAACTGGAAGAACTCGGCGGCATGAAATTGCCCGTGTCCGAATTTACTCAGTACGCCGCCGAAGCCGGGAAAATGGACGAGGCGATTAAGGCGATCCCCAAAAGTGGCAAACAGGTATCGACGGCGTTCCAGATGCTTAACGCTGCGCTGGCCGATTTTCAGAATGGGAAGGCGGGAATTGATACTGTCAACGCGGCGATGGCTAAGTTTGAGGAGAGCGCAAACAAGGCGGGCGTGTCCGTCTCCGATATTGATACTGCAGGTGTATACGAGAATTTGAAAAAGCATATTGTTGAGGTCGGCGAGGAATCGCAACGGGTGGCCCGCGACATCGCGTTCGATATGGGCGACGCGATTGCCACTATACAGGCTATCTCTAAATCAGACGGTGCGCCCCCTACCTCGCTGTTGGAAATACTCGATGTTACCCGGCAATTGGGCACCGGCGCGAAAATGACGAAAGAACAGATTGATGCGCTAACCAGCGGCGATCTTCGTTTGTCGTTGGATACGGATGGTATACAGAGTCAGTTGGACGGCGTTGCGGATGCTTTGGGGGAAGTTGATGGCGCTATAGCGGGTATCGATCCTTCCCGGACGTTGGACCCGGCTACCGTTATCGCTATGCAGGAAAAGTTCGTTGAATTGTCGTCTTCAATGGATGAGGTAAGGGAAAAAGCCAAAGATATAGGGGATGAAATCAAGAAGATGGAACAGAAGGAATCTTTGGGCATTATTACGCCGGAGGAGGTCAAACAGTTCGATGCGCTGATCCAGAAGCAAAAGGAGTTGGGGCAACAGGCCGTTTCGATCCGGGGCGATTTCCAAAAACTGCATACGGAAATCACTAAATTCAAATCCGCCGTTGGCTCTATCGAACGTCTGCACGGCGCGTTGGGCAAGGTGAACCAAACGATGCGCGATATGCGAGCGTTCGGCGTTCCTATTCCCGATGGTTTTCTAAAAATTGTCGATCAGGCAAGCGCGGGCCTGATGGGTATGAAGAACGTTATGACTACCATGACGAACGCCGGTAAATCTTTGGATACCATTCTCGCGTTTGGAAACGCTAAGAAAGGCATAGCAGGTCTTGCCGGGCTTGCCAAAGATGCTGGCGTGAATATGACCCAATTTAAGGCGGCGTCCGAAAAGGCAATGCAGTCGGCGCTTGCGCAGGGGAAAAAGATCGTTGCCGAGAGGGGCGGCGATTTGACGAAAATCGTGGGGGATTTGTACACTAAAGATATAAAAAAATATACGGATAGCGTGCTCGCGCAGTCTAAGGCTCCGCAGGCGGCGAAGGACGCTTTCCAGACGGGAGCGCAACGAGTAGGGACGCAAAATGCAGCCAATGTAGCCCTGGCAGAGTCGGGCGGCGGCCGGTTTGCTAAAATTGGCGGTTCTGCCGCCACTACAGGCATTTTGGTGGGGGTAGGGCTAATCGCGGCTGGAATCGCGTCTTTTTGGTCGTTATGGGAAAAGCGTAGAAACGAGGCGTATAAAAGAGAAATGCTGCTCAATAAACAGCTTTCTGAAATGCGTATACTGGCGGTCCAACAAGAATCGCAACTGCGGCTGGCCGCTATGCAGGCCGAGTTCAATATGGAAAAATTGAGGGCAAGGAATCGTGAGAAAATGGCCGCCGATAGCCTCACGATGACGGCGGCAGATTTGGCTGCCCAACGTCGGCTGCTTGATATTGATGAGCGTCGTAAAAAATCGCAGGAAGATGCCCAGGTTAAGCAGAAAGGCGTGCAGCAGGTACGCGAAAGGTTTGAAAAACAAATGGAGCATTGGAAGCAGCAACAGGCGGCACGGCGTGAGGGGTTGCACGGAGATTCGGGTATTATGCCCGGAGCTGTGGGGATCGGCGCTGGGGCAGGTATTATTACGGCCACTGCCACAGGTTTGACTGCCGCAGTCGCAAGTTCTGCTTTTGCCGCTAAATTGGGAGCCGCCGTTGGCCTTTCTGCAGGGCCCCTCGGTGCGGTTATTGGCGGGGCCATCGGAGCCGTAGCCGGTGGCGCTGTTGGTCTGGCCGTCGCCAGTTTGAAGGGCGATCTGTTGCCCAAATTGCGCTCGGGGCAGGGCCACACGTATAGCAACGAGGTAAGCGCGTCCGTAAGAAGTTGGGGGCATGGTTTTCTTGGGATGCCCGGTATTGACCAGGCAAAGGCAGCTAAGTTACAGTCGGATTTGGAAAACTGGGACAATCAAATAGCGGAATCCGTCAAGACAAAATTCGAGGAGTTGTTCAAAAGCTATGAAGGCGCGCTTGACGTAATTCTCGCGGGAGATTGGGAAATCCCCGATTCGTTTAAAGAACGTGTAGAACAAATGAATGAAAGGTTCAAAAATGAGTTTGATAAACTTGCAAACTCGATGGATGCGAAACTTGTAGCTGTGTGGGAGGGCGGCGTTGAGGGCGTGAAAAAACGGGCCGTTAAACAAGGGAATAAGTATACGTACGCAGATGAAAAAGGAAACGTGTACGTGGAAACCGAGGAACGGATAGCCAAACGGTACGTGGAAGTGCGAGCACAAGTTGAAAAGGCGCGTGAAAATCAAAAGAAGGCTTTTGATGAATTTGACAAATGGAAAAATGAAGAAATAAGAATGACCAATGAATTGGCGGATAAAGAAAAAGAGCTGCAGGCCGCCAAAAAGGCGCGCATCGAACTCGAAATTAACACAGAGAAAGAATTCCGTAATAAATTGCATGATTTGGCCAAGCAAGCCGCGGCGTCGGCAGGCGATTGGAAAGATATGTCCGGAGGTTCGCAGTGGGCCGGTAGACAGAAGCGGGAATTCGTCGCGTACGAAGCCTCGCAGATGCGTATCGCCGCTCTACAGGGAGAAGATGCCAAAAGAGAAATGGAGGTACGGTTGGAAGCGGAAAAATCAATGTTCGAGGCCCGCGTTGAGCATGAAGCCGAGTACCAAAAGGCCCGGTTCGATCTGGAACAAAAGATCGCGCTTGATTTGCACCAGAAAATGGTCGATATGGCCGTGGAGTACAACAAGTTGCGAAAGAACAACGAAATACGAACATTCGAGACCGTGTTGGCGAACCGGAAACGAGAACGCGATTTGTTCCAACGGACGCTCGACCGCGTTCTGGACCGTCAAATCGTAACGATGGACACATACGGCAAATCCCCGTTCGACATTCAGCGTGATTTGCAGCTTATTGAAATCGCCGAAAAATTCGACCGGATTGTCACGAAAATGGAAGAGAGACAGGCCACGTTGGACACCGCCGAAAAGAATCAGGAAGACGATGCCGCGATGAAGGAAAAACACGCGCTCCAACAACAGCAGAACGAAGATCAAGCCCAATTTGAAATGAAAATGGTTGAGATGAAACACCAATTGGAACTTCAAATGATGGCGATCCGGTTCGCTATGCAGTTGGAGTATATCAAGAAAGAAGTCGAATACCGGAAGCAGATGGAAGAAGCACAGGCGAAAGCAGCGGCCGCGCTGACCGATCCTACGACGTGGGCAAAACCCATAGAAAATATGGGCTGGGAACAAATGAAAAAAACACTAGCACAATCGGCGTCTTTAGGAGGTGGCCGCGATCAGGCGTTTATCGCTAGTTTGGAGCAGCAGAAAAAAGACCTTATGGGCAAGGGTATGTCCGAAGCAGAGGCAGAGAAAAAGGTCAAGGCAGAGCTTACGGACGACGACAAGAGAGCGTTGGCAAGGGAAATAATGGAAGGGTTTACTGCAGGTAGCCAAAAGTTGGAGAGCAGCCTTCAAGCATTTTTCCAAAAAGAGGGGAAAATAAGTGAATTTAACGATGCAGTCAGAGGTTTGACGGGCGATAAACGTGTTGAAAAACTGCGCGAATTGGCCGCCCGCGAGGACGTGCAGCAATGGGCGAATACCCCGAATGTCCCACAACAGCCGCCGCAACAGCAGACGCAAGGACAACAGGGGCAACAGGAACAAACGCCTGAATTAACGCCTGAGCAACTGAAAAACTTGCAGGAACTCCGTAAATTGTATGCGGATAGTTCTACCGTTGTAGAAGCAAATAAGAGCAATAAAGAAAGAAGCGGTTGGAATTTGTTTGCTGAGAAAGATAGTGCGGCATCCGCGACAAGAGAACTTTCAACAGGAATGGCTTCCTATCTTAAGACGGCAGATTTAAGTCCTGAGGAACGCAAAAAAGTACAAGGTATGATAAATAATGCGCTTTCAAAAGATGGCGATGAAAAAACGGCTATTGAAATACGCGACTATTTTAAGGAGCAGATTGAGAAAGCGAAACCGGGCGAGATTTCAGGGACAGGCGCAGTAACAAGTGGCGGTCCACCTTCTCAAACAACGCCCGGCCTGACAGATGAACAGGTAGCAGACGACAAAGCGAAAGAAGCAATGAAAGAGGGTCTCAAAGAAGCCAACGCAGATATATCAGATGCTATGAAGGCCGCCGCCGCGGCGGGCGATGCGCAGCTTGCGCAAGCTATGCAGGGCAACAACATATTGGCAGATATATTGAAGCAACTAGGCATCAATAACGGCGATCAAAAGGCAAGTCTGGAAACGTTGGCTGCAAGCTACAAGGAAGGGACAGCACAATTGGGTAAATTGGCTATGGACCAAGCTACCAAAAAAGGCCAACATCAAATGGCGCAGGACGATCTGGACGCGAAACAGAAAAGACAAAAAATGGAAGCCGACGACAGACGGGAAGCCAGAAATACGGCGTCAAAAAAAGAACAGGAACGCGCCCAAAAACTTGAAGAAGAAAGGGTAAAACTTGATGCCGAACGTAGGAAAAGAGCCGATAGTTTCCAAGCCGATATGATAAAAACACGCGGCGAATCCCAACGGCGCGAGGGGAATATCAATACACAATTCGCCGTCGATATGGCCGGTGCGCAAACCGGTGCCGATTGGATGAAGGCGATTCAAAAACGCAACCGGGAACTCCAATACGAACGGCAATCGCGTGATTTAACGGTGCAGGAGAAACGCGAAACCGAACGGGCCAAAGAACGCGGCGTAACCGAATCGGAAATGGCGCAAATCCAAGAGAAATACGCCAACCAAAGGGCGGAAATGGACAATAGTAAACAAATAGCCGAGGCGATCTCCGACCGTATGGCCGCAAGCGGTACGTACCGGGGTCTGATTAGTGAGGACGTGGGCGGTAAGGATTCGATGGAGGGTACGTGGGAACGGATACAGGCCGCCGCGTTCGGGCATGTTACGGACCCCGCCGCCGATGCAACGATCACAATGGACCGTAATATGCAATTGCAACACGCGAATTTGATGACGTTCCTGACAACCTCTATGCCGCAATTGATCCAGGCCACGCAACAGCGAGCGATGATGCCGCAGGGTCGCAATGAGTACGTGACCAACAATTACAACCGCCCGGCCGGACTGGCGGGCGGGGCAAACAGGAACTATTGAAATGGGCGAGCCCGCCACGTGGCGGGCTTTTGCCTTTTTGAATCCATGCTTGTTGATTTATTTTAAGAAATCGGCATACTATAAAAAGGAGAATGAAAATGAATGTTGTAAACAGTTTTAGCGAACTGCCTGGTTCTGGCGATTGTCGTTGCATCGGCGGCAATGCGTCGTTCCAAACCATAAAAGAATGTCAGTCGGCAGACGGCAAGGTTTGGAATGATGACGCCGTTGATAATATGGTTGGCATTTCCTACGCTAATCCTCAGGTAGAAGCTGAATGTACGCCCGGAAATATCGAATTTGGAGGCGATGGTGGAAATCCAAAAAATCATATTGTGCTTGAAAAGCAATTAAAGAGACTTGAAAGAGCTATAACACTTGAAGAATTGAAGGGGCGTAAAGAATTGCGGGGAGTTCGTGACAATAAAGGTAATTTTCACAGCTTAAAAGACGATAGGGCAGGGCAACTTGCTGGCGCTTTGCATGGTGGGTGGCGTTTAATCTTTGTGCCAAAGCATGATCCAATTCCCGTAGATGCAAACGGTAATTTAGATTGGTCGAAAGTTACAGAAATTGAAATACAGGAAATTACGGATTATCACTAACAACACATGGAAAAGGCAATGAAAAAGAATAACTATAAAGTGCCCGTTATGCTTACGTATACAGGGAAATTTTTTGTTTACGCGACAGGCACAACAGAAGCAATCACATTGGTAGAAAATCAATGTAGGAAATACTCTTCAAGAGCTTGCTTTACATTCCCCGAAAAAAATTCAAATAAAAAATCGCCTCTTATCGGGTGGGAGTTTCGGGCCGTGGGCAGCCCACCGAATGTACACGGCATTAATGCGGTAAGAGAATCTAAACGTGTACTGCCCGCGATGATTCGCGATGCGGGAAAGTCTGATGCAAAAAAATGCTATGAGGTAGAGATTACTTATTTTCGTTCGGGTGCATTTTGCGTCAGGGCCAAAGACAAACAAGAAGCGCACGAATTGGTAGAAAAATACGGCAGACAACGATACCCCGTATTCCAATCATCACTGCCTCCGGAAGAAGTTGCTTGGGAATTCCCTCGTAAAAACATAATGAAATGGATAGGACCTATAACTGAAGGCAGTTGCCATTGAACGTTGCAATAGGTCAGAACCTAAATGGTTAGATTAACATAAAAACCTTCGCCGTGAGTTCCATGTGACGTAAAAGCCTCCTATCAAGGAACCGCTGGCCAAACCTTTCGGCTCTATAAAAGTTTTTCAGAACGGAATTTCGCAAACTTTATTTGGCGGATGCTACTAAATTTTTGGCGGTTCGGTTGTTTCTTTCACAGTTCTTGATATAATATGTCGGTTGCCTCGGCATAAACATTCCCGTAAACATATTCCCCTGCCCCTGCTATGGCTGATACTGTACGTCCAAACTATACTTCGTGGCTACCTGTCGGTTTCGTTTGGGAGGTAAACGGGAGCCGGTCCGAGCAGTGGGCGAAAGAGAAGTTTACCGCAAGTATATCGTATATTTGCGAATGGAAACACCGCGCCATGGTCATGCAAAGAGCGTCCCGGTCCATATACCAACCTATGTTTAATAGCGTGGACGAGGACGCATTCTTTTTTAGTACTTATTACCCCCCTATATGTTCTTCGCTGTCGTCGAAACCGCTCGGAGCCGAAGGACAGACACCGCCCGTCGGTTGGAATCAATCGAGCAATCTTGTATGGCAGCCGCATACCATGTGCCAGATTGACGCAAGCTACGAAGGCGTGGCCAGATTTAACGGCGCGGTACAACAAACCGTTACGCCGAGTATCGGGATGCGAACGCTGCCTTCTTGGGGCTATTACTGGCATTCGGACGGGTCGCCCGTGTTGGATAAGGAGGCACCCGCAGCTATGTCGTTTTCACTCAAAATATCGCGGACCCTTAGCGGGGTCCGCCGTATCCCCCGTTGGTTCTTCCTACTGGCCGGGAAATGCAACTCGAATGTATGGTCAGATATTATATCGGCCCAGATAAAGATTGATCCGCTAACAGGGAAGCCTGTGTACGATAGTGATGGGGAGCCTGTGTACGTTCCTTCTTTTGTTGCGCAGCCCGGTCAGTTACTTTTTAACCCCGTCTCTATGGACCGGCAGATCAATTTGACCGACGATCCTACCGTGTCGTCGCAATGGAATCTACAGTTTGAACTAAACTGGAACCCGATTGGTTGGAACAATTTCCAACGCCCGCACGGGGTGGATCGGATTATGTACAAAGGTGCCCCGTATTGGCTGTACACGCCAGCTCCGTTCCCCGTTTTGACTTTCGACAGCCGCCCGGATCAAGGCTTGCATGAGGGAGGCCCCCTTGATGGTCTCCCCGTGGCGGGGCCGCTCGCCGAAGATCAAATGATGGGCGATGATTATATCGTAAGAACATTTCGGTACAATCCAGATTACGATCCGAAAGCTAAAACGGGGAACGGTACCTATTTTTGGTTGTATCGAAATATTTTCGTGTCGTTACGAAAGTTGGTTGTAGACACCTACTTGACCAACGCCGTAGTTGACGATGCCTTATTTATAGGCTCTAACGTGTTCACGTGGGATAAACTGCCTATTGTTCTTGAATCCTAAACTAACTTAGCTAATGACGCTTCCACTCCGTCCCTACAAGCCCGGCGAACAATTACAGGCCGATACGGTCAACAGGTTGCTCCGCAACTCAGGCGGTCCGTCCGCGCAGAACGGGATATTTGGGGACGGTATGAATTTCATTATTCCGTCCCCGCTTAACGAACAATCGATGGCGGATTTGACAGATTCCGACGTGGGGACCGTAAAGTCGCATTCGGTTATCTATTGCAAGCCGACGGAATCCGCGCATAAATGGTCCACCGTCCGCCGTCGCGGTTCGCAGCCTTTCTACACGCTCGGCAATTCGAGTATAGACGTCGTAGGCTCGCAAAAAACGGATATAACCGGCGCGCCCTATTCGCCGCCGCAAATAACGGGTAAGGGCGAACGGAAGATGATCGCGTGCGAAGCGTTGATCCCCGGCAAGAAATACGTCCTGCGAGCGCAGCCCGGTTTTATGGCGGAGGGCCAGTTGTGCGAATGGGACGGAGAACGGCTGATCGCCTCAAGCAATGAGCTAAAGGCAGAATTCATCGTTCTCAGGCATCAGGTGACAGGGCCGCCCGAAGCACCCGTTTTGAACGCTATGAATGCCGACCCGCTTTTCAATCCGCTCCGGTTGGAAGGGTACGGGCCGATTAGAGGTAAGGTCGAGATCGGTTTTGAGATGAGCCCGCACCCTGCCGACCCTCGTTTGGGAGATCAGCAGGGGTTCTACCTTGATAACGTATGGCCGCGCCCGCCGGGGGTGGATATAAACGGAAATATATCCGGTATTGGTTCTATGGTAGACCCGATAATACCGGATGACCTTCCGGGAACGTCCGGGTATGTCGAGGCGTTGTACAAACCGGTGCCCGATACCGACTTGGAGGGTGGGGAGGCCCTCGTGGTATTGCCTATTTCGCCACAATTGTCGTTCGCCGACGTCAACCCGCGTCCGAACGGGTACACAAAGTCGAGGGGCACATCTTCCGATGCCGACAAATTGGGATTTCTGCAACATGACGTATTGGACGCCACCCAAATAGCCGCGTCGTATCTGGGCGCAAAAAGTATGGGACTGATCGAACCCGTTTTGGGCGATCTGGGTTTGCCGCAATGTGCGTATTATTCGGGCGCAGACAAAGTGCCCATCGAAACGTTTGCGATGATAAAAAAGGGCGACGCGGCCCCTACCAAAGTCCCGCAAGAATACCTTGATGGCAGGCACCATAATATCGAAACTGGGTGGGTTTGGACGCAGTTATTCTCTTTCAAATCGAGTACGGACGAAGAATACGTTGTTTATGAAGGGGGGGGTAAGTATACGCCACATACTACTGGCGTGCAAATGTTTTTGGACCCGTTCACAAAAACCAAACCGGCGTACATGCGACGTGTCCGCGTCGATGCGTTGGGAAACACGCCCGGCATCCATCAGCTTATCGATGGTTCAGAAGAACCGTCCACCTGCGGCTGGCTGAAATTTGAATATGATTGGGGCAGTGGTGCCGGTGGCAGCTCGCCGCAGGTGGAAAAAGAGATTATTAAGTTACCACGTCCGAACCCGGCTATTATCGGCGTGTTTAAAGAAGCCGATGCAAGTACAGGCGAGGCCACATTTGAATATGAAGATGGCGGCAGCATCAAAACGTACAAGCGGAATCCGCAGCAGCCGATCAACGGCGATACCAATTACGGCATGTATGACCTTGTTTCATGCGATCCGCAGACCGGGGAATGTACGTGGGAGTTTACACCAAAATATATCGAATACGATCAGATCAATTCGTTTCCGTTCTGGCCCGGTATTACGTCCGTGAACCGGATGATGGTAACGTCGAAGCCACGGCTCGCGCATAAAGAGACAAAACAATGGATACCGGCGTTTTGTAAAGAAAGCGACCGGAACGAAATACTCATACCCGGCGAACGTATTCAGTACGAAATGAAAGCTATCGAACTGTTATATTACGTTCACCGTGATTTTATCAAAGACCCCGACGATCCCACAAAAACGTGGTATGAGTACCCCGTTGATTTTGTGTACGCGGAGGTAACTCCACCGGAACGCTATTTAACGGATATAGAAGGCACCCCGCACATCAAATTTGTGGACATCGCCCGACGGCGACCAACGAACGACGAAATTGATGTTCAGAAAATAATAACGGAAGATGATTTTTGGATCACTAAGCGGGCATATATTAAAGAACTACCGAATCTCCGTGAGCCGAACCATATTTACTACGCCGCGATGAGACTTACGGAAGGCAATAGTAAGCCGGATATGCGGGAGCCGTTCGGGGCGTTCAACGATTGTGAAAATAAGGCGAGTATCGCGCTTTTTATGAAGCGGGACCGGTTCTCGTTGGAGTACCCGAACTCGGTCAATCTGACTTTTGTCCCGTTCGGGTACGCGGTGCCCAGCAAGACCCCCTCCTGTTTTTATAAGGCGACGGCGCAGGAGAATTGTGCCCCGCAATTGGTGGGTCAACAATACCGGTTGGTAAGGGACGATACTAATTTCCAACTGATGCTCGCCGCTGCGTGTTACGTCCCCTGTAGCACGCTTACTACATTGTAAATTTCGTTGCGGAGCTTTGTTTTGGCCGACCCGACCTTCGTTTCTTATTATACCGTCTCCGTAAGCACGTCGCGTTTGTTTGACAAATACGTTGTAGGCTGGGATACAACAAAGAATCCGCCAGTGGCTATATGGCAAACGGACGTGGTTATCGACGAATTTCCACTTTCGGGCGATGCGCATACGTTTACGGCAACCGCGTTAGAACCAAATACGGCGTATTATTTCAAACTTACCGCGTGTAATAGGTCCGGTTGCACTTCGCAAATAATCGGACCGTTGAAAACGTTGAAAACGTTTACGCCGGACGATATTCTCCTCCGTAAAATTGGGTATCGCTACGATCCCGTTACGGGTATGACGCGTATCTGGTGGCAGTGGGGTCTTACCCCTGATTTTACGGATATTATGTTTACCGGAACGGATGAATACGCAGGCTCGTATACGGTCCGCGTTTTTAGTAGGCAGTTTACGGTTTTGTATGTTGCGCCGGGCAAGTACGTGTACCGAGTGACAAATTTCATCGGTTCCCCCGATGAATTGGGTTGGTCTACCCCAATCGGTTGGCTGGAGGCTCCGATGACTATACCCAGTAGCAGCCGCGCCTTTTTGGACGATATTCTGGTTATCTCAGATAGCACGTCGGCCTATTCCGTAGATTTTGTTTATTTTGATGCAGGCGTAAGTTGGCTCCGTTCAAAAAAAGATTTCGTAACTCATTCGTATCTTGTTACGATATCGCATGATGTTTACGATTCGTTTACGGTCAAAGGTCATGTAAATTATCAATGGCAGGTAATTATCGAAAAGGATGTATATTCTCATTTTACGATAGATGATTTCGTCCAGTACCATGCGCTTACAAATGCTATATTCGATGTTCGGGACGGCTGGTCGGCAAGTAGCCTAATTTCTTACGGGACTACCGAAAGCACCATACACGATATTTACGATATTCACCTCCGTATTCGAGACAGGTTTGAGACACCTAGATTCGGAGTTTCGGTTGCTTTTGTGGAACCCGTGTTTATTTGGGCAAGCGGCGAGATTAAGAACGACACGCTACATGGTGGCGTTGAGGATATTTTGACGTATTACGAGGAAATAGGGCATCGCGGTAGCGTATTCCATGAAATGAGTGAGCCGTTGCTGCTTTGGGATATAGTACACCAACCGGTTGCGCCACACATCACGCAGCCGGATGTTACGCTTTTGACGGATATTTCCCAAGAACATGTATTCGTCGGCGATCCGAATGAAACGCCCCCTCGTGAGCCGCCTTCCAATGTTATGGGATATGAGGATTTAACCGGGTCCATTTACCTGTTTTAGCTGTGGCAAATTCGTTGGTTCTTCTTAACGGGTACGTTGATATTTGGCTGGTTGATAAAAAAACCGGGCGGGTAGATAAACACGTGCGCCAACGGAACCAGATAACGGAAGCGTTCGCCCGATGGCTTCTGCTTGCCAACCCCACTCCAAAAGATTCGGTCGCTGTTAAGCGTATGAAGGTATACGAGGAGGAAGAAGTATACCAGGGGGAACAAATAGTATTGGATCACGTGAACGCCAATCCGATTAGTTTGTTTTTGCGAAGCAATCCGTATTTGAAAGCAACGTCGCCGCTTGTTGACAAAGACACGAACGTTGTCTACGATACAAATTTAATGCAGGGGTACCAAATAGTACGTCATACTTCAGGCACCGGCCAGTTTAGTATGTTTTTGATGTCCCGCCTTGTTTTTGTAAACCCGCAATCTTATATCCCTCCTACGTTCGATATTTCTTTGAATTCCATAACCACAGAACGAGATGAAGAGGAATCCGTTGTTGTCTTTTACGGCAATTCGTATACGAAAGAAGCAGATGACCCGCGATTTTTAGTGCCCGATCATCGACACGCGAGTCATTGGGATAAAGTACGGTCGAACCCTAAATTCACAACGTGCTATTACAAGGACAACGGGGCGGGTACGTTTAGTAGCGTCGTTATGGGCGCGATGCCAGGAAATAGGGATAAGACGGCGATTGCCATAGCCCAGTCGCCTGCAGAGCTGCCCGAATCGTGGGATACCGCATGGCATAATTGGTGGAAAGACCCTTCCCAATCGGGGGTGCCCGCCATTGTCGCAAACAAACGGTCGGATTACTTTTTGATTGCCCCGTTTTTGCGTGCGTCCGCAACTATCAAACCGGAAAAATCTACTTTTGTTGACCCGCCAGGTATGCTGTACCGAGAGGGACGGTTTGGCGATGGTCTGTACGCCGTCGGCCCATACGGTTTTATCAATTTCTACGATCTGTTGTCGCTGCAATTTGACGACAATAGAGCGGGAATGCCTTCGTTTACCAACATCATTACGGGCGAACGGTACACTACGACCCCGGAAAGTTTTGTTGCACCCCTTGTTTCCGGGGGGTTCGCTATCGGGAACGGGAAGGCGTTCCGCGTCAACAAGGGCCGAGCGATATTTGAACATTTGGACGAACTGGAAGATCAACTGGATCAAGTTAATGCCGATATTGTGTCAACGTCTGGAAGGATCGTCAACTTGAGGCAGGAGCTGGAAAATGGTGTGGCGCAAATTATCCAAGACTTAGAAACGACTATTATTGGGATATTGGGAAGCATATATACAGATATTGTACAGGAAATCCATGATGATTTGAATAACGGGCTTATAACAGAAATCGAGGCAGATTTCTTGTTACAGTTAGCGTTAAATAAGGCCATCGATATGGCTCGTATAGAGGCGTATTACACAGTGTACGCATACGTAATGCAGGCGATTGCAGTTGTGTACGGTTCAGAAGATGAGAGTGGTTTAATCGATAACTTTGTAGCATCCACATTAAATTCGATTGCTATTTTAGAAAATGATCTTCTAAACCTGCAGAATGAACGGGACCGGTTGGAGCAGCGTATAAAAGACGGTAAGGAAACCGGCGTCTTTCGGTGTATCGGTAGAACGTTTGTGATCGACTACCAAGATAGTCTTTCCGGCGGTGGGTCCGGAATGAAGCAACAGTTTGAGACGGACATCGTATACGCCACCGGCGGAAATAGTATCCCGCTTTCTATTTGGCAGGAAAACGCGCCCGTAATGGTCGCCGTTCGTGGGAATTCCGAGCGGGAAGACAAAATTGAAATTTTCATGTCGCTCGGCGTGGGCGAATTTGAGGAATACGAAGACGAGCACGGGGTCCACCCCGGAGGCGTGGGCGTTGAATTGCACAAGTTTACTCTGAACGCCTTTTACGTTCGTTGGACAACCGCCGGGTTCGGACCTAATATCAGAAACAACCCCAGTATTTTTCAGTATCACGGGAGGGTCGCCGTGTTGCCGTTCGCCGTCGGCCGGACGACTTCACAAAAAGATGCCGAGATCGACACGACGACACTCGGCGGCGATTACGTTGTCGGCGGTTATGACCCACACGGCGAAGCCGGGTACGGTCTGTACTACCTGCCCGTAACCCATTTTTTACGAGGTGTTTCTACTTTTACGTGGTTTTACGATGACGAAGTAGAAAGCGCAAGAGATGTTGTGCTGTGCTCTTCAGATACATACCAGCATGGCGTAGTATTAGATTCGGAATTTGAATTTATCCGGAATTTTCCGTTCGGGGTGGACGGGGTTAAAATAGCCTTGTTGTCAACGGCGGACGGTCTTGTGCCGATCACGGTCAACCAAATGCAGCGGTGGCAGCCGCAATGGTCATGGATGATGTCCGCGTTAAATTTGGAGGAACCGGTTACTAAGAACGAGGACCAGCGGCTGTACGTAAGTTATTCGTATGAAATGGAGGTATACGATGAACCGCCGTCGGCTGTTGATTTTGAGGTAACGGTAAATTCGGCAACATCTTGTTCTTTTACATGGCCCCCTGTTCCGTTCCCTAATTCTGTTGTGCTGACCCGCGCGTTGTCGGATTTGTTCGCTCGAGGCAATACCGTTTCTTTGAATGCCCGGCGTGCCTCTTTCGATAGCGAACATGATGTTATGAGGTTTAGCGACGGCACCGTCTTGCCAAAAACCAAATACTACTATCGTATGAAAGTTTGGAACGGTGTGGATTTTAGTTTGCCTACCGTTCGTGAAATAATAACTTCGGCTTTAGTTGATAAGCCGGTTGCCCCTACCAACTTGGTATGGTATAATGACATTGTTAGTTGGCAATGGCCTCAAATGAACGTTGCGCCGTTTGTAAAAGATGATATTACGCGATTCTTTTTAAAATGGGAGTTACAATTTAAGTTTGCAAGTGAACCAGATTCGGAATTCAGAACTATCGGTTTCTATAATATGGAACGGCACACAACAAGGCAAGCACCGCTGCCCGGATACGTTTCTAATTTAGATTATGTGGTTCGGCTAAGGGCCGTCATCAACCCGAAATACTACGATATGGCGGGCCTAAATGAAAGCGAGTGGGCTGTCCTTGATATAATTCACGCGTCGTAACTTTTGATAAACACCTATAGACAAATGGCAAAAATAAAATTTTCAGAAGTATGCAACCCGGTTGAATTCGCGGGCTATGTTGAATTCCTTTTAATTGACCGCGAAACAAAAAAAGTTGTAAAGCACATACGTCAAAAGAACCAAATTACGGAACCGTTTGCAAGGTGGCTACTGACCGGCAATCTTACGCTCCCTACGGCAGATACGCTATCGGGCTCGAAAACGTTTGAAAAAAATAATATAAGTGATCTTCTGGGCAGCTACCCGTATCAATACCAACAAACAGTAACTTCGCATACCGGAAGCGGAGATTTTGGTATATTTCTTTTTGACTTGTCGGGACAGATAGAAAAACGTGTTGAATTGGGGAAGAATACGCAGATACCGCCTTATTTTAGCCCATCCCTTTCGCAGCTTTCCAGTAACGTTAAGTATTACGGAACCCGGACATCTTCAAATACCGGGAAGGAAATGTCCATAAGCGAGGCAAACTGCCGCTGGTCGCGGCTGGGCGGCAACCCTTCTTTTCAAACTACGTATGTCAAAGATGATACGGACACGGCGGTCATACATAGCGTGGTGCTAGGCGCAGTTCCCGATGGGTTTAGTAACGGTTATCCCGCGCACATTACGGTCCGCCAATCGCCCGTATTGTTGCCCACTATGTGGGATAACACATGGTCGGCGGGTGCTGAAAAATCTTTTAATTTGCCTGCGATTTTAAGTGACGACGGCCGGTTTTTAATTGCGGCTTTTAACCGGCATTCGAGCCGCTCGTTGTCCGAAGGCACCGTGATTTACGGGGATGGGTTGTACGCGCCCCATGCGGCTACGTCGCGTATGAGGTATTTTGATTTGTTATTACGACGTATAAGTGATTCTCCTGCTGCCTCCGATACTTCTGGTTCAAACAGTATTACAGGTGAGACATTTAATTCGAACCCAGTTAAAGCCATAGGCAAGGTATGCGCTGGTGGGTTCGCTATTGGGAACGGAGTGGCTATCCGGGTGGTTCGAGGGGCCTACAACCGGACGGCAGGCACTGGTGTCCACGCTACAAACAGCGCAGGATCTGCCACTGGGACGATTGTTAAACGTCAGCTTATGCTGTGTGCGCAATATGCGCTAACGACGACGCAGGATACTATGGAAACAGTAGGTGCGTCTGTCCAATACTTTGAAAGTTCTAAATTGGAGTTGACGTCGTCGTTGGTTAAAGGGTCAACAACTGAAAGAGCACCCATAAATAGCCAGATATACGAAAATAACGCGCCTGTTATGGTGGCGAGAAGAGGTGCTGCCCCTGAGGACGATGTTGTTGAGGTGTTTGTTTCTATGGGCTCGGGTACTTTTGAAGAATCTACAGAAACAATAGAGGGGAAAGTCGTTGTCCATCCCGGCGGTACCGGAATAGAGGTCCAAAAAATTGTAATAAAGATTGGAAAATTACGAAATCTACTAGGTAGCGGTAGTTATACCCTTACCAACTTTTTTGGCGCATACCCTTCGGAGATTACAAATTACGGACGTGTCGCCGTGTTGCCATATGCAATCGGTCAATTTCCGGGCAATACTGGCGGCTCCGGAAACAAATCGGATGTTACTATCACCAGTAATTATCCGGTTTCTACTACATTTCCTGGCAATAGGTACACGGTAGGTTCGTATGATGTCGTGCGAGACGATAGTTACTATCTTCCAATTTCGCATATCTTGAAGGGGACAAGCCTACATAATTGGAGTTTTGACGAGAAAGAGGCAGAACTAGATGTAGACATGTTGACCCCTATGCTATGTTCGGGGCCTGATTTTCAACCGGGTATCCATTGTGATGCTGGCAGTTTGATAAGGCATCCGATGAGCGATTGTATCTTTGCTATTGCTCCTTTTTCTAGTGCCGGTGCTTTCACTTCGCCCCGTATTGCGATGCTCGTAAACGAAGAGGGGCTTTCGCCTGTGTGCGTAAACGCAACGCAACGTTGGGATCATTCGCACGGCCTTGTTATGTCCGGCTTAAATTTGGACACACCTATCGAAAAATTAGGCACGCAAATTTTGGTGGTAAGGTATACGTATACGTTTGAAATATCGCCACCCGCGCCCGCCGCGCCCTCTAACTTTGTTGCCCTGCACTACCCGCAATTGGCACCGTCCGCCACCCGCGTACTTTTGGACTGGGCGAAAAAGCCGCATACGGAACGGTACGTTATGCGACGGGCAACGGCGGTAGACAGTTCGGGCGAATTGGTAAATAGTGTAAAAATTCCATTGTTGCCGCCGATGTTGTTCCCCGAATTTTACGACGACGGCGTTGTCGATAAAACCGTTTTGCCCAATACACGCTATTTTTATAGCCTGCGTGGCGTAAATACCGGCGGTAGTTCCATAGCCGTGTATGCAAATATGGGGAACGGTATTCTTACCCCGCCGTTGCAAAATCAGCCGGTGGCCGTTACCAATTTCAACGTAGACCCGCCGACAGGCGCAAGGGCCGTCGCCCTTAATTGGGAATGGGTGCAGCCGACGCCGTCCAACGACTCCGGTATGCGTGATGATATTTCCCTGTTCTTTGCACGATACCGGTTGCAATATAGGAAGGTTGGTTCCGATACATGGGGCGACGTGGAAGATTTACCGGCGGATGATCCCGGTTGGATCGATGTGGATGATAGCCAGCTTTTGAATCGCGATACGGGCACCATCCAGATAACGGGGTTGACGCCCGGTACAAACTATTTTGTCCGTATTAGGGCCGAGATAAATAGTAATTATTATATCGAAGTGCCTTACGGCGGTTTTGACGCGGTGCCCTATTTCAGTGAATGGTCGGGCATTCCCGGCAATTCATTCACCACCGCTTCCCTGCCGGAACCCGTGCCTGTGGGCGATATTGTCGTAACGCGGACGAATTATCATTTTGACAGAGGGGATATGCTGATCGAGTGGGAAGATCAGGGTGCCGGTTTGATGAATTACCAAGTGCGGTGGGAGGAGGACGACGAGTCTACGCCATTCGATCAATCGGACCCGCAACAGACAGAAGTGGTTTATACTAATTCCATCTCTCTCGAAAAAGCAAATTCTGTGGTGGGTTTTGACCGCCTACCATACGATACGTGGAGTAATATTAGGGTTCAAGTGTGGCCGTTTAATGACTCGTTTCCTATGGACACTCCGGAGAACGCGGCCGAAGAGGCTTCTACGGCACATGCGTTGTACCGCGCCGCGAGCGAGTCGTCACCCCCTTTGAAATGTAGTCTGCACAAGATAACCGGCGCGTCCACTAAAACGTTGCTGGAATCGGGGCCGTTTGAATATACGCCTAACGTCGGATTTTTTGATACCAATCCGGGAGTTAATAATTTGGTTAGCCTATTCTTGAAGCCTAATGTAAATGCAGCGGCAAATGATTTAGATTTGGGGCCTACGGCTATCTTGGCCGCCAACACGGACGTATTAAATGAAACGGGTTCCGAGTTTTATAAACAAAGGTATATTCGTATCCAGCTTGGGTTCAATAATGCGATAGGCTCAGATACGCCTACGGCCGTTAAATGTATCGCGTGGAAGATGCCTTTCTTTTTGCGTAAGTATAAGCGAACAGGGAGCTCAACATCGGCTATACATACGCCGTGGAATAGCCCTGTCCAATGCGATATGAAATTATACGGGATCGAGGATATTTCCGTCCCCAATCCCCCTAGAATCGAGATAGGTAATATTTTCGACGCTCGCGGTTTAACGCAAACAAGTTCAAATCCGAACACCTTTACGAATTCGCTATCGACTATCCGCCGTCCGCTGGTCCAAGTAAAAGGTCCGAACGCAGCGAAAACATTTGAGCGGTTTGAGTTGGAATGGACGATATGGAACGAAACGGGTCAGCCCGGTTGGTTGGTAGAGGGCCCCGGCTCTGTGCCCGGTCATTTGGGAGATAACTCGGTCCAAGAAGAACTTCAGTTAAGTTTGTTTATGTGGGGTATTATTATAGATGGCGATTATACGCCAGTAATTGAAAGCTGATAGACATGAAAGATAATTGTAAAAATAATAATTTTGGCGTGCAGGGGTTTGTTGATGTTTTGCTTATCGACAAGGCAACCAATCGAGTTGTCAAACACGTGCGCAAGCAGAACCATCTGACGGAACCGTTCGCCCGCTGGCTTATGGCTGGCAATCTTGGAGTCTATAATAATTCCGTCCGTTTCGGACACCAAATTGACGACCCTACGCCATCCCATGCGATTTCCGGGCAGCCCGCTTCTGAAGATAACCGGGCCCGCAATATTATAGTCAACCCGATCAGTGCCATGTTGGGTAGCCATTCCAAAACGGCTACCGATGTTACCGGCGTGACGCAGACAAACGGGCATCAGGCAATACGGTGCTCGTGCGGTACGTTCGCCTCCAAAGAGAGTCGGGCCACTTACGGAGTGTTCCTGTTGTCCGTGCCGTGTAGGGTCGATGCAACAACGCAGATACCACCCTATTTCAATAATACTTTGTCCGGCGTTGATAACATGGTTACGAGGGCCATGATATTCCCCAATTGGGGCGAACCCTACAATGTGGGTAAACTTGGATCAAATAGAAATTTGGCGGTTGTCCAAATGTCTGGGCATGATCGGTCGGAAGACAGGGCACGGTTTATGCAACTAAGTTGGGGCGAATGCAAATGGAGTAATCTTAACGGCAATCCTTCGTATACGTTCGGGTATATGAAGAGCGAAGGCGTTGCGGAAATCTATAGTATGGTATTGGGAGTTTACCCCGGTGAATACGGGAGCAGCCGTTCTAACGCCTACCTCAATACCTCGTTTTCACAAACGTTTGCCAATAAAACATGGGATTCGGCCTGGCCCTCAGTAGGCGGTGGCACTTCTGGAACGTCTTATAGCGAAGGTGCGCCTAAATCGAGTGGCTATACCACTTCCGACATGCCCGGAGCGCCCCGAAGGTTGCGGCCCAATACTTCTATAGGTACGTATTTGCTTGCTCCGTTTGTGCGGACGCGGCAAAGGTTCGCTAATTTCAGTGCGGGTACGGTTTGGGGCGACGCTATGTATGCGCCCGTGCCCTCTGTGTCGTTTAATCAGGATACGGGAGTCGCGTCATTGCCGCCGTCAAAAATGGCCTACTACGACTACGGCAAACCCGCCGTGGTAGGCGGGCCTACCGCGACAGAAACGGAAATGTTAAACGACTTGGTATCACCGAACCAATTGTTTAACGCAAACTCGGTTACAAACATAAACGCGACGGTACGCGGCGGGATGGTTTTGGGGCATGGTGTGGTTGCCGGAAACGACGAAGGCGGCACACGTGCCATAAAGTTGGCAATCGCTACGCTATCAAACGCGGGGGGTGCCGGGTCCCGTACAGTGTCCATCGCCGTCCAGCCGCAAATACACGGTACGGTAAGTACTTCCCACAATGCCGTCGTGGGCGTCGTTACGTGCCCGTTTGAAATCCCCGCAGCTTTTTCTAACTGCCAACCGGTAATGGTTGCACGTCGCGGGGAGACGGCCGACGAGGATACCGTTGAAATCTTTATCAGTATGGGTATCGGAGATTATGAAGAAACCTCGAAGGAGCCGGGCGGGTTCGGTATCGGGGTCTACAAATTAAAAATAAATGTGGCGTCCTATTTGAAATCGGCCATGTACTCGAATTTGGCGGCGCACGTTAGCCCGCCTGTTAGAGTCGCAGTATTGCCCTACGCTATCGGACAAATGCCCTTTTCGTCTTCCAGTAATGTTACAGACCCTAATGCTTATTGTACCGGTTCTCTTATTGGAAACGAATACTATCTGCCGTTTACACATGTATTAGAGGATACCAGCCCCCTTACGTGGAAATGCCCTACGAAAACAAAAAACGTAAAACAATGCGCTTCGAGCGATTATCAGCCTGGTTTTGTTTTCGATCAGTACCAGCTTACACGGTTACGAGATCATTTGTTCGGCGTGGAGGACGAACGACGGTACATGATGGTAACGTCTGATGGGCTGTTGCCTATGGTTGTGAATAAAAGTCATCGGTGGTCGTCCTATGTAGGAAACGTGATTTCCGGCGTGAGTTTTGAGGACGATCCGATTATTAAGGAAGAGGAGCAAATTCTTATCGTTCGGTACACCTACTCGTTTGACGTGTTCCCCAATACGCCCCTTGCCCCGGAGATTGAGATGTTGCCCGCCCCTGCGCCTACGTTCGGTAGTTTGACGTTTGATATTAGGCAGCCGGAACATCCATGCGGCGAAGAGGCGATTCCTATCCGTTACCAATTGCAACGGATTGAATTTGGTGATCCTGATGGGTTTGATTCTGATAGCGTTAAAGAAATTTCTATACCGCTGCAAGATGCTAATAGCAATCCGATTTCCGTTACCTCGTATGTAGATAGAGGTTTGATGCCGGAGACCCGTTATGCGTATAGGATGCGAATGATTACTCATATCGGGAGTTCCAGTTGGAGCTATATTATCGATGGGGCAACTATTGAGATAACAAGCTCGGATATTGTCCAGCCGCCGGAAACGCGACCGGGCGCTATAGAAGACGGGTTTACGGTATATTGGAATACGGTTACTCTGCTTTGGAAATGGGAAGACGAGGTTATGACCCCCTATTTCTCCCATTACAGTATAGAGTACGGTATCGGCGAAGGCCCCGAAACGATAGTTGATTGGGAGACAGTTACGGATGCCGATAACGTGTTGACCGACATACGCGCCCAGTCGTTTACGTTGCGTGGTTTGGATGCGAATGAAAACTACGTGGCGAGGATACGCGCGCATGTTAAAGACGGTCTATTCCCGCCCTCGCTGTCTGCGAATGCGGTTTCGGAGCCGTTGGATATCGTGTTTAGAACCGGCGACGAATTGCTGGTTTCTAAATTGGAAAATCTAACGTTGGACAGAATTACATACAGTTTGGTCGCTTTCGATAACGAACCGGCCGTAAACGGAACGTGGGAGTTTTCGTATGATAAACAGACGGGGGTAAACATGCAATCGGAGTACATACCGGACGGGGAAGAGGAGGCCGTGTTAATAAGCGAGGATTCCGATCCGTTGATTTCCACCCCAACAAAAGGGGCCATAAATACGAGAACAGTCCCTGTGTTTATTCCTTACGACAAGTGGAGAAATTCACAAATTCGAGTTGTTCCTTTTATTCCCGTTTCTTACCCCGTGGAACAATCCGTCATCGACGGAAACGAGGGCGTGTTGGATTCGCTATTTTATAACTTTTATCACGACCTTTCGACCCTGGATGTTTTTACGTATATCGGCGTTGACGGCCGGGCTTGGTCGAATAAAGACAATTTATGGCAGAATTGGAGTCCGGCGACTAATTTCTTTGCGCCTTTTTCAAACATCCCAGGTGCGTCGGCAAGTGTACGCATACACACGGCTGCATCGTTGACTTATTCGTGGCACGAAGATTTTCCCCAAATGTACGGATCGGATTCCAAAATAGCGTATATATACCGGTTTGGGAACCGTTTATCGGGCACAGGAAACAGGAAACAGTATGAGGTAAGCCATTGGTGCCCGAGATTTAAGTTGGCCTACGGACCTCCTCCGGGCCTCGTGTCCCCGGCGAGTATAGAAGCGGATGTAAAGGTTGAATTGTATGGCATAACGTACGGCAGTGCGAATACTATCGATACTGGGCAAACGTCAAATGGTTCCAGTTACCTTTTGGACACGCTTCCTCCTCTTTCTTTTGCGTCCAATTCTGTGGTATACGGAACGGAGCATGAAATGGAATTGCGAACGATTGATAGCACGTATAGCGGCATTGAATTTCACGGGTTTGAGCTTAGAATCACGTTGCATAAAAATAATGCGGCTTTCCCAGTCCCTAATCTTGTCTCTGGCTCGGACGATTGGATGTTTCTCGATTTGGACCTTTTCGGAATACATCTATTCTCATCCGATCCTGACGTTGAAAACCTTTCATAATGCCATTATCTGAGTGTAGCAGATGCGCCGGGACGATAAAAACCGGCGCGTATATTTTAAACGGCGTAACTACGCATCGGTACGCTTACCCCGGCGTCTACTGGCCGCCCGACCACGATCTGAGTAGCTGCGAAAGGCCGGTATGCCACCCGGTTACGAAACCCTATTACTGTCTTACGGAGGACGGCGGCGTTTACGTGGTCAACCCGGACGGAGTTGTTTTCTTTCTCGACCCCGGCTCCAATTCAATGCTGCAAATCTATCCGTTGAATACGTATGTTACGGCGGAGTTGGTCCCGCCACCTATCGAGAATCTTGCCGAATGCAAGCCGCCGACTACCGATACGATTACGATATGTTGGGATAACCCGAACAGGGGCAACAATAAGGCCCAAATTATACGACCACGCCACGGGCATTTGGTCCCGTGGCGGCCCGGTAAAATACAATGTAACCCGCCACGGTTGGCACCCCCAAATAGTAGCAGCGACGGCGCGGAAACGCTTATCATACCGAGAAACAATTTCTGGCAGAATCCGAAACGACCGTATATTATGGAGATGCCGTTTACGAACGGCTATTACGTCCTCCAAGACGGGCAGGATCATTGCGTTGTTTTCTACCGTGGCACTTTGATATACGAAGGGAAGGCGAATACGTCGGGCATCCCCGTAACGTTTGCACACGGCGTCAAATACTGCCCCTATCCCGGCTGCTGTACCGCGTGGGGTTTTTTGGGCTGGTCGTGCGAAAAATTCCAAAAATGGCTGGAAAAGACCGTGGACGATAAATTCCAGTTTATTGTCCAATCGTTATGGGATAAGGCCATCAGCGACATGCAAATAAATGAGGAGGGCGAAATTACATACGGAAACGTGGTCCATACGAACGTGAACGACACCCAGAAACCAGAGCCGCACGAAATAAGGCTAACCGTGTTGCCTATATTCGTATACGATTTTCCGATCTCCCCGTTGGAAGATGATTTAATGCCCGTACCCGATCCCCGGATATGCCGTGTTTTCGAGGTGGGCAGCGTTGATTGGACCGAGGCCGAAAAGAAAGCAAAAGAGAAACAGGAAGCGGCGGAGCAGGCAGAACTTAGCTTTAGGGATGTCCAAGAGCTATTTATAGCCGCGTCGCAAAAGGTGGCCGATACCGAAGACCGTATCGCGTTCCTGGAAAATTTCATACAAGAATCGGAAGAGAAGTTGGCGAACCCTATCGACGGGCAGGATTACGGCGAAACGGAGACGCTACTGGCCAACGCAAAGAATGAAAAGGGAGAGCTGGAAGGAAAACTGCCCAGTCTGGAATCCGAACGCGACGGTTTGGAAAATGACCTGATCGTAATGCTCCCGGATTACGAAGCCGCTATGGTTGCGTCGGAACAATGGAACAAAGCGTTGAACGATCTCCAACGGTCGGGGGAATTGCTTGGGTTGGTTAAAGTGGCGACGGCCACCGGCGTAATAACCGGCGTGTTCAACGAGACGGATATGGATGCCCTGGTAACACCTGCGGAATCAGAATTGATGGCCACCTCGAAAACGCTACTGCTGAAGAACAAGGCGTACAAGGCGAACGAGCGTAAGATAACCGCGTTGGGCCGTCGAATTGCACAACTGGAAGCGGATTTGTATGATCTTTCGCTTGAAAAAAGTATTTGGGATACATGGCTGCTCAATAACACCAATACGGACCCTCGCTATCCGATGGTGGTAGCATGGTTGCAAATTGTGAATAGCCGGATAAGCAGCCGAAATACGGAACATACGTCATGCGTCAGCAATCTTGACAGCGCTAAAACGCAACGGGATATTTTCATACAAGAGCTTCAGGATGGTTGGTCGGACATATTTGAACTCAGGACGAAACTTGCGTACCTGCGGGCGGTAAAAGAAGCAATCGACGATACGAAATTGGAAACGTTGATCGACGACCGCGTTTTATGGTCGTTTCGGGACGATGCGTATTGGGCGAAACCGTTGCCGGAGGAAAAATTGGGGTCGATTTTGTTCGGGTGCGATTATGAGTTCCAATACCATCTTTCGGAAGTAGAGTATCACGATAATTGCGAAGATAAGGTCCCGACGTACCCGCGACATAAAACATGGTATGAAGGCTCGTCGGGTAATATCCTGCCTAACGATGTCCGAGTAACGTTCTCCAAATGGATGGAACAGTGCTGCTTGGTCTGTTTCGAGGATTCGTCAGGCGAATGTTCCGAATTAAATTGCGGGGGTGGGTGCGGGTGCGATCCGCCGAGTGGCTGTAGCGATTGTTACCAGATAAATGGCGGGAAGCCGGGCACAGATAAAGAGCCAGAAGAGGACCGGAAAGACAAGGAACCGACGTGGAGTCACCGGCCGAGAGGATCGTGCGACCCCGATCTGGCCGATAGGATTCTACGCGTGCATCCGACGTTTTGCGACGAATATGACCCCGTCTATCAGGATGGCTGGATTGTTATGCCCGGCATCGGATACAGACTCCCTACGTTCGACGCCTATTTTATCGCGTGCAAACAGGATGATGAAGGCCGACCCGCGACGATAAAAAGAACTGTACAGTGTCATGGGGAAGGCTGCGTTGCGAAACTGGAGCCGTTGGGCGGTCGTATATTTCCGATCCGCTCGGATTCGGGCTACGCGACAAATTACGCCTATATCGTGCGTGATATGGCGAACTGCCGGACGAAAAAAGATTACACGGTGATCGGGCGGATTGATGTTGTCAATCTAAACGGGCTATACCGGCAACTGCCGGGTATGGTTAGACCCGATAACGATAACGTTAGCGATTCGCAGCTTGGGTTTAACGCGGTCCATGCGTTGGTGCTGCGCGCCCCGCACACGGTAGAACGCGACAACGCTACCGGGTTTACGGAACAATGGGCACGAGACGACGACCCGGTAGAGCTACGCAAGTATTTTACACTCTTCTACCCCGCCTATCTGACCCGACCGGGGTTTGAAATCCCGAATGATGTCGATATACATCAGCGGATGCACAGGTACGAACGCGGTTCCGCCCCGTCCCCGCCGCAAACGGAATTGGAAGAGGATACAACAAAATTCAACACGTACCCGATACCCAGCCCGCCGAGCGAAAGTCTCCCAGACGAGAACGGCACTACATGGAAATTTGGTCGGTTTGAGAAAAAAGGGTTGTTTTGGTACGCGCATTGGTTTACCGCGCCTATCAAGGTAAAGGATTTACGGGCCAGGCTTATCGCCCGCGATGTTCAGAAAGAGCTGGACAACCCGACGGGGCATTTCGAGGACGAAACGGAAATATTACAGTATTGGACCGATTATTGGACCGATTATTTCAAATCGCGGGGGCGGGGTGATGACGATGAAATCCCCGATTGGGATGAAAACGACAAGCCGAAAACGCTAGAAAGAAAGATGCCGGTCCCGCCCCAAGACGCGCATGTCCGAGAGACCGATTCAACGTCCGGCGTAATTGGTAAATGGTACGTACAGGGGCCGATATACCGGAAGGACGATATTTTCGATCCGCCCGATCCTCCGAGGATGGTTACGGAACAAATCCTTGTAGGCGAGGATTTGATAACCGTAACGCACCCGCCGAAGGATGACCAAGAATCAGGGATTTGGTGGCGGCAATGGATACAGTGCTGGGGCGATCCCGAAGGTCTGCCGCTCCGCGTGGGGACGCAGGAAGGCGATGTTTATTATATGCGGTATTCGATTCAGGCATCCTCGCCTACGCAGGACCCGATAAATATAGATGAATACTGCTTTTGGACCGGGTTCCATTGGGAAAACGGGCGCAGACCTTTCTCGGAAATCGGAGGTAAGACGAACAGCGAACTTGCCATTTTCTACAAGAACATGGGACAGATGGACCTGCGGCCTACCACGGAATACCAAGCGAGTACCGGCGATTGGGAGACGTGTGCGCAGGCGAAGGCGTTGTTCGTCGGCAAGGTCGCTTCAATGACCGCCTGCGGAGATATGCTCGCGGTAAACCTCGACGCGGACGGTACGCATCGAAAAGTATTGTATAAAAACGCCGATATTCTATGGTCGCTTGAGGCGGGCAGCCGCGCTTTTATCGCCCCGAACGGCGAGCAAATGAGAGAAGGGATGCGATGTTTAGGCGATACGTATGCCGTGGCAACGTATAGTATAGGCGATAACGTCCAGATGTTCCGGCTGTGGATGTTGGATTTTTCTGAATCGTTGGAGAGCACCGTTAATACGGGACGGACGGTACTAAAAGAATTCTCACAATCGTTCGACTATGACAAGGTTCCGGACATCTTTTCGTTGCGATCCAGTTGGGTCTCACGCGCAGACATCGAAAAGTACGGCAATGCCATTATGAAAAACTACCTTCTTGTCCAATCGAGGGATGGGACAACTCTTTATGCGTTCTACAAGGGGCGGTTGGTCAAAACGTATGCGGACGGGAGCACAAGTTGTAATTGCATTTGCGGGCCGCGTTACGCTCTTGTGTACCGACCGGGCGAGGGCCGCCCTAACCCGTGCGGTGGTACGGGCGATACGTCTGTCGATGTTTGGCTTGACGGGCGTGTGGCGCATGAGGCGATCAGTGCCCAAGTTCTGCTCGGAGGCGCGATTGTTGTAACGTGCATGTTCGCTAAAACCGTTAATTGCGAGGAACACGTGCGAGGTTGCAGCACAAGTATCACTATCCGTAAGGCTGTTTTTACGGATGCGGGCGATTCCAAAACATGGGTATCACTCCTTCGTGTTTGTATGGGCGATTATTATATGGAATCCGATGCGCTTAGCACGGGTCTGTTCCCCTTATCAGAAATTGGCGACTGGTCGCTGTTTATTGTAGGGGATAGCGGCGATGTAACTGAACCGGGCGGCGTCATCGGTGCTTCTTTTACCCTGTATAAATGGAACAGCAAAACCGAACGGATGGTCCCGACCGGCTGTAGCGTTGATATGAGTATTACGGGGCAGCATGTATGGAGTACGTGTCCGAGGAGTATGTTGGGCGACATGCCCGGAGGTATATACGCCTGGGGCGAGTCCCGCTGGAGTATGGGGGGTGGCGGGTCTTCGCGTGGCATCAGTATGGGCTGGGGTGGGTGTGCTGCCTTGAGCACCGACCCCGAAACGAAACATACCCGGCAGGCCCAGATAATGGGTAGCTACTACGATTACTCGCAAACGACCACAGGCGGGTTTAATTCGTATATTGTGCAGTATAACTCGGCAGTTGCGGCGTGGGCGAGCGATGATCCCGAAGATATAGGCGAGCTTGATGGTAAGGTTCAATGTATGGGATTTGAGGGTGGCAGTTCGTGCGGAGTATCGTCAGGGTGGGAAACAGGCGATACCAGCGCTGTGATTTGGTGCTGCCAAATCCCGCCCAACATGGCGGGCATTTCTACCTTCGGTAATACCATGCTCGCAGTTGACACGGACGGACATGTTGTTCCGAATAAGATAGTACACTACCGGGGAGAGTTAAGCTGGGTTTGTGCATGTCGCAGCTCGGCAAGGTGCGGCAACTACACCCAAATAACAGACGTAGATACCAAAAATATAACGACATATTACGGCAATACCTTGTTGAATGAAACCACGCCGTTCGCGTCGTGTTGCGGGGACGGCGTTTTGGGCGACGGGGAATACGCTTTGTTTGAGAGCGGTAATTTCTACTACAAATCGAAAAAGCTAGACGGGGATTTCAGAAATTACACAGTAACCGGGTGCTGCGGGAACGGCGTGATTCTCCGTGGTACCTCCGTGCATTTTATCGAAGGCAAGCCTACCCTCGTTCCTGACGGAGACCAAGTTCTTTTTATAAACGGCACACGCAACATTAACGTTAGCGGAGAGGCCCCGATCAGCAACGGAACACTGCCGACTACCGACAAATTGTCTTTGGGCGAAGATAATTTCAGTATTTCCTGTTGCGGGCGAGATTACTACGTGGTGCAGCGTGGCTCTTTCTATAGAAAACGGCCGGATATTGAAATCACCACAGAAATACGTCAATGCCCCAGAGATGTAGAGCCATGTGCCGATACGTCGGGCATGTTCTTTTACTATTATCAAGATTGCCCACTTGGTCAAAAGGTAAAACTTGTCAGCGTGGACGAAAACGGCGTTGAATTGGAATATGAGGCGGAGTTGGTAGAGATCGCGGTGTACGAAGGACAGACGGAACCGAATAAAACAGGCCCGACCGGGGGGCAGGAACCGCAGTATTTTTACATATTCGAGCGACCGAAAAGGTGGAAAACAAAGATCAAGGATTTGCGGGGCGATGAGGTTGATGTTTATTTTGAGCATGACCTGGCCTATTCGTTCGACACAAACAACGAAGGCTACGTGCGACACGGGTTCCTTCAGGAAGAACGCGTCGGCTACGTGCCGTGGAAATACAAATATATGGGCGAAACGCCGGATGAACGGGCCGCCTACGTCTTCTACAGCACCGAGGAGCGCGTGGTTGCAAACGAACCGCCAAAATTGTTGTCTACCGATCCCCGTATATCAAATATTGTATGTTTCCGGTATGAGAACAAAGGGACAATAGCGGCACCCGTGTTTCACGGGATTGCGGCGTACTCTATGTTCTACGACGATCCCTGGAATAACGAGCGGGACGATCACATGGACTGGAAAGATATGGGGGTTGGGCAATCGGTTGTTACATGGTCACGGAAGCAGCCCGTTGTAAAGAACCTGCTCCCGTTGTACGAGCGGTACGACTGTTTCGGCGGCAAAGGCCCCGACGATATGAATATATGGGACTACCCCTGCGATTGCGAACTAAGGGCCAAAATAAAACAATCGTACCCCAACGTGTGTATAATAGTTTGGAATCGTGAGTTGCACGATTCCCTAAAAATCCACAAAGACGACGTGCCGTATATCCCGTTCCATAAAATAGGCGAGCGGAAGGAAGTGTCCGAAGCGGATGCGATTACGCATCCGTTACGAGATAGATGTATTTACGTAAACGATTACAATACGGCGGTAAGGTACGATAGGCTAACCGCAAACGATCCCGTTGACTGTTGGCAAAATACTTTTTATAGCGAAGCAGCTGGGACCGGTGATTTTTGGCTCGCCGCCCCGATGTACAACGGCGAAATGAGCGTGGCGAACGATCCGTTGGATAAAAGCGGCAGACTCGTTGTTTCCGGGAACAACACAATATACGTATGGGACCGGTCGTTTAACCGGTTGGAATTTAGTGCGCTGACAAAAGAACGACTTCAATAACGATGCGACCGTGCCTACACTTCCGAATGGCGGAGACCGCCAAATGTAATCTTGGGCTTGACATAGCACAATGCCGTACCTGCGGTAGCTTCCGGAAGAAGGAATTTTTCCATACCCAGATGCAACATAGTCCGCCTGTTTATGATAAAATGCCGGTGGCCAACTCGACGTACAACGGGCCGCCCGTTTCGTCGCCCGTCTACACTCACTTGGTCGGCTGTTGCGGCGGCAAACGTTGAAACCCCGCCACGTGGCGGGGTAGGCCCTCGAAAACGTGAAGATATCTGCTAACTTTTGCATGGTAATTTTGTGGATAAGGTTTACGAATGAAATAAAACCTTCGCTGATTTATATCATAAATCAGTAAACTTTGGGAATCGGGCGCACTAGAGAATTTTTTCGTAGACTTAGCATCATCCCGATATTTTTCTTGCGTTTTCGTCGGAAGTAGGCATATCGGCGTATTACATGCCGATATGCCTACTTCTGCCGTTCTATCATCAAAATAATGTCATTTCCGGATAGCGTTCTACAACTGATCGAAAAGTACCAACTAGGCCCAGTTGTCCGTTGGATACTGGAAAACAATCCTTCGCAGGCTTTACCGTACCATAACCTCCAACATTCGCTTTACGTTATGTTTTACGCCGAGAAATGTTGGGACTCGTGGCGATGGGGATTTGAAAAAGAATGCCCAGTCCATGTTTTGCTCGCAGCCCTTTTCCATGATTTTGGGCATTCCGGCGGTTTGTTCCCAGATGGTAAAAATGTTGAAATTGCGGCGGATGCGTTCCGATATTTTCATTTTCACAACGAGAGGAAACGAGAGCCTTACATATCGCCCGATGCTTACCATGTTGATATGGTGGCGAATTTGATTTTGGCAACGGAATACCCGCATGAATTGGAATGTTTAACCGCCGACCGCATGTGTCTTCTTGACGCGGATATGATGCAGTATTGTAATGATACGTTGTTCGGTTGTTTAGTTGGGATTCGTTCCGAATGTTTTCGGTATACTGGGTGGGACGAATACCTTGAAAAGACGATTGAATTTTTAGACGGCATCGCGTTTCATACCCCATACGGTAAAGAAAATGGAACCGCCGGAATCGCCGAGGCACGGATGCGAGTTGAAACTTTTAAGACAAACGTGTGGGAAATCCCACGGCTTTAGACGCGGGAGTATCACATTGTGAATCTATTTGAGAAACGGTGTTATCAAAATAATTTTAGTGTTCAACAAACGGTTCAAAATCGCCATATAAAAACTACAAACGAATTCACCAACGCTACTTTTCATTTTCAGTTTGCCTACATTAGCGCCATGATTACAAAAATTCCATTTACGTAGGAGACCCACATGTTTACGTTCATTGCATTGCTTGTATCCGGCTTTGTGGCCGAGTTAGCGACTTTGTTGGGCATGCGCTGGTACATTGATGAGGAGAGTACCAGAACGTTGGCCAGGATTTCTAGCTTGGTTGCGGTGGTTAAAGAGTTTAAGCTACCCGCGCAGTGTCCACCTGATGAGGAAGATATAAAACCGCCAGCTTTACACGAGATATGCTTTCACCCTGATCCAAAGGTAGCGTTGTCTCGGTTGCGGAAACGTTATTTTCTAAAACGTAAAAGAAAAGAATTTGAACTTGTTGAAACGGACGGATAAATTATGACGAAAAATGATTGGATTGATTGGGCACGCCGCAGCTATGATTACGAATGCCCAGAGCACGAAGGCGATGTTAGTTTGGAAACAATCGTTGACATCCTGGCAGCAGAACTTGTCAACAAGTCTGAGATTATTGATGGTTTACAAGAAGCCATAAGAGCACTGCTGAAAAAGTGAGAGGAATTACGATAAACATGTAGCGTTTGGTGGGCCCAAGTTGCACTAAGAGGTGGATGCGAGAGACCACGTGTGAATTACCCGTTTGCCGGGGCAGGCCGTTTGAATAGCAATGGTGAAAGATAGTGGCTGATTTTAACACCTTCTGCTCTTAGCCTACCATTCGCTACGCTTTAGCCTACAAAACAATGAAAAAGAAGAAACCAAAATATACGCCAGCTACGCCCTATGATATTGAAGGGATTAGTTTTCGTCACGCGGCGATATGCCGTGATCTTGTCGAAGGAGGATACGGGACAAGATATTTTGGTTCTACTTTGGGGTTTATGAATCATTTACAAGGAGCCGTAAATAATGGGTTAGTTACCAACACATCGGTTGGATTTCAATTGACAAAACGTGGTAAAAAACTTGGCGAGTTGTGCAGAGATATTCCTGGCGGTCGGGCATGTGGCTTTCACAATGAATATAATCAAGCAATTTTAGCACTGTTAGAAAGTGAGGGGTTTGTCAATGAGAGTTAAGCTCAACATTGAATGGGAGAAATTCAAAGAAAGTTATGCTAACAAGGAGACTGAATAATGAAACTATTTCTAGTTGAAACAACTGATCCCGAAGGTTACGACGATTACGATGCTTACACTGAAACCTCTATTAAAGAGAAGTTCGAGGAGTTTTGTAACTCCAAGAGCAAGCAGTTTGTGGTTGAGTACGTCGTTGACGTCGATTGGACAGTTGCGTATGTAGCATACGTTCTCGATGAAGGCGAATCTTATTTCATCTGTTCAAAAGAACCGATGGACGTTGCAGATGAACTAGCGTGGACAAAACGCAATGGTAAATACGTAGCCTTTGATGCCGAAGATTTTGTGGAAACGTTAGACGATACTAACGTCTGTACTCTTGATGATTTAACACCTGTAAAGGAGGCAAAATGACGATTGAAACAATTCCTGTTAAGTGGAGAGTGCTTAAAGATGGTGAGTGTATTGGCCTTGTTGAGCGAGATGAGCCGCAAGATTTTCCGTTTGAAGCGTGGAACAAAAAAAAAACCTAAACGCCACCCAACACTCGGAAAAGCTGTCCGATGGGTCGAAGAGAAATGGAAGGAGGACAAGCAATGAGTAAACAATTCCGATGTAGAGGAGCAAAGATCGTTCATGCCGACGAACACAGTATCGTTTATGATTCTGTTGACAACGATGACGAAGCGGAACTCTGGGGTGTGTATAAAAGTGACGATGATGGGATCGATTGTTGGGTCGCCGATTTTGATACACGGGAACTGGCAGAAGAATACATTAAACTAAGGGAGACACATAATGAACATCGTGCAAGCATGTTACCAACTGTATAGTGGGGAGCGAGTGTGCAGAAAATCGTGGGGCGGTAAGGATAAGTATTACTTTTACAAGGACGATCAGTTGAAACGCTGTACGCCTATTTCTAATTGCGGTACGACGTTTTCGGAGGACGATACATTAGCGACTGACTGGGAAGTATGGCAGGAACCCGCTAAGGCAACTCCCGCCCGGTGGGTTGTTACCCGTGGCGCGAAAAAAATAGGGTCGATTTCTTATGACAGCCGCCAGCCGGGTAGTTTGCCTTTTGCAGCATATCCTTTTCATGCGGCATATCCTTATCGTAAAGACTACCAGGATTTTGCAACCCTTGAAGATGCAATACAATTTTTACAAGAACAGGATGAACAATGAAAGTACGTCTCTATCAAGCAAGGCTTAATTATTGTGTTGACGAGGACTGGAATGCTCTTATCTATGAGTCAGAATGCTGTTCTACGAAAGAAGAAGCACTTCGGTCCCTCTATGACAGATCGGTTGACGCTGTTACTACTGATTACAACGTCGATGAGGAAGTATATAAGGACTGGATGCTAGGCGGCTTTTCGTACAACATTAAAAGTAACTGGCCCATTGACGGTGAAGTTGTCGAGGTAATTTGTAATATCAATACACACTAATTGAAAAGAAAGCTATGAAAAAACTTAACGACGTAGGAGACTTGTTACATTGGGCAATTGAGTTCTTGGGCGTAGAAGCATTGTACAATTCCGAATTCAATTGCGGATGTGACGCGGACTGTCCGTGCGACGAACTTAATCAAGATTGTCAATTGGCGAAGAGGGAAATTTGTGACGGTGTATCTAAGGATGAATGTCATCCTGATTGTGAACCGGAAGAAGGAAAGATATGTCGTGTGCCCCATAAATACGATACCCCGACTGGTTTAACCAATACCAACAACAAGCGAGCGTGATTATGCCAAGAAAAAAGAAACAGATTGAACGACGGGAAGAGCGGGAACCTGCCTTTTGTACGTCAAAAAGTGTGAAAACCGTTCCGTTTTCCGGCAGTGGTGGTGTGCGTTTTATGTGCAATATATACGAAGCGGAAGACGGCCCGTACAAGGGCTACTATGTGGGCGTTATGTCTCGCGTAACCGGTAATACAAAAGCGTGCAAAACAATTGAAGAAGTCGTTGAAGAGGCTAATCGCGAGGTGAAGAATAAACATTTTTTACAACAATTGGGGATACGAACATGAGAGTTTATGCGATTGTACAAAGTTGGGACCTAAGACATACTGATCCCGGCCATTACATTGATTCGGTACACACCTCGTTGGAGTCTGCCAGAGAACGATTCGGGCATGTAGTCGCGGGTGAACTCGAAGCAAATGGTATTGACGCTGACGACGAGTGGGAGGTTAGAAACGTTGACGGTTTATTCAATGCGTGGAACGAGTATTCAGATCAATGGATACAGGTTGAGATCCTTGAAAAGGAGATGCAATGAGCTTGAGATGTGTTTGTGTCGCGGACATACACGGCCCATCGGTGGTTAATAAAATCGCCTCCTCACCAACATCTGTGGGTGGTTTTTTAGTAAAATGAAGCTAACTGCTTTTGTATCAAATACCTACAACTGTTTTTGTGGCCGAGAAAGTGAGGTTCAAATTTGACAGATATTTCCAGATGTACTATTTCGATACAACGTGACTGAAATACTTTACTTTCAAGGTCCATTATCTACTTTTCTGTTCCACATACCTCAAAAAACCTATTTTTTACCCACAGATTCTGGTGGGGAACCATAAAAACGGTGAATTGTTATGAACAAGTAGCGTCATAATGGCATATAAACATGCTGGAGTGGCGGAACGGCAGACGCTAGGGATTTTAAATCCCTTTCCCATAGCATTCACTATGCCGGAGAATTATTTTTTCACAGGATAAAACTCATGTTTGAATATAAGATGCGAAACAACCGTGATACAGACACGGTATTTGCAAAACAGCTTCATTTTCTTATGGACGTTGTTAAAGAACAAACCGAGGCATTGAAGCAGGCGACGGATTATTACGGTCCAGACGATGATGGCATGTATACTTCGGAATTTTTGGAGATTTCGGAGGAATGTAACGGTCGGATAAAGCAGGCGATGATAACATTTCTTGCCGAAACGGTCGGGTGGCTAACCCCATTTACGCAATATGTGGAGGCCGCCCGACAGGGCGGTGGAGCGTCGGACGGCGAAGATTTCATTTTACAAACTTTGTTTGGGAGATAATTTTGATGTTTGAGATTTTGGATAAAGTAGCTCTTTTTGCGGTCGTTTTAGGTGCACTTGTGTTAGCCCTCTTATTCCTTTTGGGGATGCTTTTTCTAGCGGTAACTACGCCGCCTACTGCTGCTATTGTAATGACTTGTTTTTCCGGCTCCGGCGTAATTTGGCTGTACTTTCGTAAAAAAGGAACTATGTAAACATGAACGAGCTTCGATACCATAAAGGCGATTTGTTTGAGTTTGTAACATGCGGCGATACGATCCTTCATGTTTGTAATAATCAAGGCGGTTGGGGTGCAGGCTTTGTAATCCCCCTTGCAGAAAGGTATCCGAGAACACGAGAGGTGTACATGGAAGAGTATACCGGTTTTGGGTCGCTTGGAACGATTCAACTGGTTCATAACGGGTACGGCAACCCTATGGTAGTTAATCTGATCGCCCAAGACGGGTTCCCGTCTATAAACCGACGAAGAGCATTGAGCTACGATGCGTTATGTATTTGTTTCGAGAAAGTAGTCACGCATTGTGCTCCTTGTCGGATTGTTATGCCGAAAATTGGGGCAGGGATCGCTGGCGGCAACTGGCGGATCATCGAAACGATGATTCAGGAAATTTTGCTTCCGAAATTTGATATTGTTGTTTGTACTTTGAAATAGGAGATTATTACCATGCCAGACGAAAAGAAGATCATTGCGTACAAGGGTTTTGATATGAACCTTTGCTGTAAAGGATTCCAATACGAAGTTGGAAAGGAATACAAACATGACGGGGATTTGAGAGTATGCGAATCGGGTTTCCATGCGTGCAAATATCCAAATGATATTTTTGAATTCTACCCGTCCGCGACATCCAGATATTGCGAAGTGGAATTGTCGGGCAGGATAGAAAGCGACGATACAAAAACGGTGGCGTCAAAGATGCGCATTATCCGTGAATTGACAATAAACGAATTATGCGAAGCCGCCGTGAAATATACGCAAGAAAATACGGTAGAAAATAAAGACCACAACACCGGGGATTGGAGCATTTCAAGCAACACCTTGCGTTATAGCAGTTCAAGCAACACCGGGGATTGTGGCATTTCAGGCAACACCGGGGATTGTGGCATTTCAAGCAACACCGGGGATTGGAGCATTGCCGCTGTAAACGGTAAAGACTCGATTGCGATTGTCGAAGGAGAAAATTCAGTAGCGGTAGCGACGGGCCCGGATTGTACCGCGAGGGCAACCAAGCCGGGGAGTGCTATTGTCCTTGTCGAACGTGACGAACATTGGAACATTATTAACATCAAATGTGGCATTGTTGGCAAGGATGTTGAAGCGGGCGTTACGTACAAACTTGTCAATGGTGAATTCGTCGCCGTCACATAATAAGGAGAAAGAAAGAATGATTTATGTCATTTTGCTTGTAGTGCTGACACACACGCTGTATCTTTTGCGTCTGATAAGAATACAGTCTGTTATGCTCCGTGAATTTACGCTGTTACGCAGGTTAGGCGATGTCGGATACATTCAGAGAGTTGTATACGGATATGACTGGTCTCCGATAGATTATACGTGGCTGGCCAGGCAGCGATGGATTTGGCTGACCCGTTGGAACTGGCTAACGGGCAATTGTAAATACGAGGCGGACAAAGACCGATTAACTTTTTATCCGGATTGAAATATAAAAAATAAACAACGAATGCAAAACCAAGTTACCACAGATGACATTGTATCCCGCATCAAAAGCAATCCAGAAGGTGATTCGCTTTCATTGGAGCCGGATATTACACTTGAATGGACACCAAATAAGAAAGGAGATTGGGATATTAAGATGCACTGGTCGCGAAAGCGAGGACGATCCCGGTCACCAACGATTTTGTTCTGCTCAAGAATTTGTGACTTGTTATGGTCACAGAAATAACTGCGATTCCTGGATTGTAAATGATTAAATGATGTTACCGGACATTGAATCTGTTTTAGATGTTCTGGCAGATAGTCCCGCTTTTGATTTCCATAAAGAGGACGACGTCAATTTGTACATCAGGTACAACCTCGCTACCAAGCCGAAGCCTCCGCATATTTGTATCCTAAAGGATAATGGCTTGGTTACGCTACTAAACGGTTTGACGTTCAGGATGAACGGTCGTGAGATCGGTTGGAGAATGACATGCAAAGACCTTTTAACCATAATTAAGAAATGACACACATTGAATTACAAAACGCGATAGGAGACGACTATGCTATCTTCCATAAGGATGGCAAGGTACATGCTGTAGTTAAACGCTCGGAAATACATGCTATTTACGCACCGGAAGGTTTTCCGGGTCAGTTACGCATTGAGCTTCCAAAGTCAACGCTGCATTTTAAATTAAACGAGAAAGCTAACTTTGAGCAGGTGGTATTGGAGACATTAGTGCCGCCTAAGGAAGAAGCGGCTTTGGCAGACGGCAGAATATAATCTGCCACAAACGCAAGTGACGAGCGGTTATATACAGGAGATTCCTATCAACGAATTGTCGGGAATTCCAATATACAAAAGAGACATTTCTTATTTATTGAAGAGTGTTACTCCCAGTCTCACTCCTGAGCAGACGACTAAGTTGACGAACGCACTGTGGGACAAATTTGAGTTTTCAATTAAGGAGAAAAATAATGGACAATGGATTTACAATTGTAGTCAAAGCGTTTGTTACAATGTTCGGAGTAATTACTTTTGTATGCTTGGTTTTTATTTGTGTAAGTGCTTATATCAATGGCGGGAACATTCGTGAAGATCGACTGGATCGTATAGAACAGAAACTTGACACTTTGCTTGAAAAACACTTAACCACTAATTAAACATGAAACATAAATTTGAAAATTACGAAGGGTACACTCAGGAACAGATTGATTTTCTCGAGAGTTGTAGCTGGTACGACATAACCAGAAGGCATTATTTGCACAAGCCGAATGGCGAAGTTGTTTACTCCATCTCTGGAGGCGGGGCCGGTGTGTTTTTCCTTGACGATGATATGTCTACACAATGTATAGGTAAGGAAAATGCAATGAGGCGGGCACATCGGCGGTGTGTTGATAAGTATTTTAAGCCTGGCCCTACTGAACCAACGAGCAGTACTGAAAAATCTAAGCAACCGAAGGGGAAAACTCCATCCACCATACTTTTGCATAGAGGCGATACACCTGCCACGTCGAATCTCATTTTCGATCAAACTGGTAGTATCGTTGCTCGCATTAGCGAACACAGGGTTGACACAGAATCTCTGACACGTCTCCTCCTTGCAGCACCTGATATGCTTGATTTTATCAACGACATCGTGCAGTACTGGAAGGACGACATTTATACTTCCTGGACTGAGAGACTGTGTGCAGTAAAAGCAAAAGCATTACTATGTAAAATCAATGGAGAAGATGTGAAAAATAAAAATAGTTGTTTTGCACAACTATAAAGAGCAAAATCGAGAGTACTTTGTCCGGGTGGACCGTTTTGGTCCACTTGGCAATCCGTATATTATGAAAACTGAGTCTGACAGAGATTATGCCTGTGATAAATACGAGGCATGGTTTGAAGCCATGCTTGTAGGCAGACGAGAAACCGATGAGATGGCCAGGCGACTATTGGCATCTATGGTTAAGATGCTGGAAGCTGGGTATTCTGTAGCGCTGGGGTGTTGGTGCGTAAACTTTCCATCCAATGATCCTGTCCCATTTAAGAGGTGTCATGCGTATACCATCGCTAAATATCTCGATCCAGATTTTCCTAAATATTACAAAGAACAACGCTAGAACTAAAGGAGCAGATATAATGCCAACTCGAATGTCAGATAGAATATCAGATAATTACAAAAATGCCGGTATACCTAATGACCCACCGATACGTGAAGATATTTTCAAACCTCAACCAGATAATGGTCCTATAGAGCTTATAGAAAGTATATGGGAGGCGTTGGATGAACGTATTACGGTCCTTGAAGCACACGTTACAAAATTGATGGACTTCACTAAAACGGAGAAGCCGGAGAAAACATTCTCGCCGGGTCCGTGGAAAAAAGGCACGAGCGAACACGATGCCCACGATGTTTATGACGCAAACAGAAACTGGATTGCTGCTACGGCTCTAAGTAACAACGTTGAAGAAAACATACGACTTATCCTTGCCGCACCGGAGATGTTTGACTGCGTAGAGCGGCTTGTGAAAAATAACTGTGCCGCATGTGCGAAATGTGACGATGGAAGCAAATGTACCCATGATAGACATAGTCTAGGATTTATCAAACTATTACAGAAAGGACGCGACGTGCTTCGACTGTCGAGTGTGGAACAGATGCAAGGGATTTTGCGCAACATGTTGACTACGGACCGGATCAAATCGTTTTCGGACGGCACCAGGTACAATGGTGTTGCCCGAAAATTGAACGCACTCCTGATTCCCGTCGAGTGATTTTTTTGGTAAAACGCGAGCCGACGGTGAGCGATTCTCAACGAAGGCGTTTACAGTTTGAGTTATTACATTGATTATGTAGACAAACTTGAACGCTATTAAAAATCCGTAAGAACAAACAAATGAAACAACACGACCCATGTAAACGCTGTGGCAATTGTTGTCGCGGTCAGTTTATCATTGATCTGGAGTGTCTGGACATTATCCGTGAACCGCGATTATTGGAGCAGTCCAAACCGTTCAAAGGAGTAAAAGGCCCATGCGGTCTTTTTGAAGATGAGGACGGGACAATCTACGTCGCCCATGACGGAAATTGCCATCGTCTAGATCAGGAGCCGCATTGCCCGTTTTTAACGGACGACGGTTGCTTCATTTATGCGACACGCCCGTATGCCTGCCTTACTTTTGTTCCCGGCTGTGAAAAATGTCTGGAGGTCAGTGATCTTGATTTGGAATCTTAACGTTGTCCTATTGTTTTTTGATTTTCTGTTTGTTATCATGGCCGTTATTGGCATATTCCAGAACGGCAGGAAACTTCGTTTCCATTTTTCAAATTTCACCATTTTGACGACATGAACGTTTATGAAGGGCTATTTGTGCTCGACGCATCGATGTACGACGAGAATCCGGACGCCGTTTCGGGACGTCTTGCCGAAATGGTCGGGCGGGAGGGCGGCGAGATGCTTCACAGCTCGCTATGGAACGAACGTACTTTGAATTACGGAGTTCCCGGCCATTTGCGAGCTATTTACTGGCTTTCCTATTTTCGGTGCGATCCCGAACGGATCAAGGCGGTATCGGACCTGTTCCAAAACGAGGCGTGCGTGCTCCGGTACTTGTTTATCGTAATAGATCCAAAATTGGTCGATACGCTTGTCGATCATGCGAAAAAACACAAGCCGACTCCGCAAGAGGACGATGAGAAAATCGACCTGGATAACGACCCGCTTATGAAAGAATTGGAAGAGAAATATAAAAACAGAGATACGGAATCCGATTGATGCCGCACACGATCCCGCCACGTGGCGGGATTTTACAGGAAGGCTGTCAAATGACTACCGATTTTATTGAAACCGCTTTGAAAACGAAGGCGGTCTACAATTGCCATACCCGCGCAGAGCAAAGGGAGATATGGCGCCGAAAATTGCAAGAAGGCTTGAAATACGAACAACGCGACGTTGGTCATTTGAAAAGCCATAACGAACGCACCGTTTTTTGGAAAGATACAATATCTCGATACAACAATTGGGAACATAATCAGGCAAGTCACAAAAGTGACTTAAATTTTTTATTCTTTTCGATGCACTACGTGGCCTATTTTGACGGGCTGCTTAGCGGCACGGGCATTGCAAAAGGGGCTATTGAAACGCCGACATATTACTAAGCGTCTTTCTTTCTACTGGTTTCTTGCTCATTGTCGATTTTATTTGCATCTCGAATTTGTCTAGTTTGTCCTCAATAGCAAAGCAAGGAATCGCAAAACGGCCATCAGGGTCGTTTCCTCGTATCTCTTTTACGCGGCCTCTAAGCGCATCTGCTCTATCTTTCATTTCTTTGTTAGCCCAAAAGTATTTTTCCTCGTGTTCTTGTAACAGTATTTCATCGTATTTTCGCCAATAATCCTGCTTTTGGTTCTCGTCCCATCCAGCCCGTTGCGCAACCGCGCCCAATTCGGAGAATGCCGCTTTCTTTTCGGCTTCCATTTGTTGCCTCGCATTTCGAGCATCATAGTATAATTTATTTGTTTCCCGTTTTATATCTTCTATCTCTTGCTCTATTCTTGCGGTGCGCTCTTGTTTTTCCGCTTCGCTGTAATCGTTAAAAACAGACATTTCGCTTGGAATGTTCATTTGTGCGTGCGCGCCGCGTTGAAGCCCCTCGAAAACACTAATGTCGGCTAATTTCTGCATGATTCTTATATTCTTATATTGTTAAAGTTTATGGGCGCAGTACAGCTTACGCCGCATTATACCATAAATCCGCAAACTTTGGAAATCGGGCGCACTAGAGAATTTTTCTACAAACCAACGAAAAACAAACGCCTGATCCCGCCACGTGGCGGGATCGCGTGTATCATAAACCTCAAGTTTATGAAAAAAATTCTCTAGTGCGCGGTTTTTACACAGTAGCAAACTTTTATGGTATACTACGCCCCAGTTTGTGAGTTCACTAAACTCGCCGTGCAAACATCACGTTTCCAGAACCGCCATTTGGGTATATCCTTTGAGCGGCTCTATAACTGTCTCGAAGGAGGAATACCATGCAAAAAGATGCAAACAGGATCGAATTGAATGTACGCAAGGGCGTTTACGAAGAGTTTGTCTTGCAGGCGTCTACGCCGTCCAACCCGCAGGGTCTTTGCCTGCCCGGTTCTATCGTCGCTATGACCGACGCCGAGCAGAAACACATCGTCAACACCGTCCATTCCGAAGCCACAAATATCGAAGGTTTCGAGACAATAGTGATCCTCGAAAATGCGTTGCTCGGTAAGGGGATCAATGCCGCTTCTTACGATGGCGAGCAGATACTTTGCCGCCGGGTCGTTTCCGGCGACCTCTACCTGTTGCGGTGCGTGCCCGATACCTATAAATTCGGGCAGCCGGTATACGCAACACAAACCCCGAACGGTATCTACGTATCGCGTGAAGGCGAGGGGAAGTTTATCGGTTGGGCGCAGGAAAACTTTGAATGTACCCCGGATATGGTCGATTTGGTGGACGCCTCTACGCGGGATATGCCGCAGCGTGACCCGAACCTGAACGGTGCAATCGTCAACCTGCTCAGGGTCCGTATCGGGTCCCGTAAGAAAAGTGCGCCCGTCGTCCCGATCTCAAAGTTTTCCGTTACGCCTATCCCCACGTCGCTCGACCCGACCGGGATTCTTATTACGTTCATCGAAAACCCGCTCGCCCCTATTTTGGGACCGCTTGCGCTTTCCGAGATTAGTATTTCCGGCGGCATTGTCCCCACGTCCGTAACACAGACTGGGCCGCTCACGTTTGAAGTATCCGCCCCGCTCACGACGGCCGGTACGTATCAGGTTACGATTACCAAAACAAACGTAACTACCAAGCCGGTTAGTTTCACGTTTACCAAAACGCCGCCCCCGCCGGTCCCGACAGGTTGGATGGGTATATGGTACCCGGATTCAACGGCAACCCCGTTGGTTCCTACGTTCCCGTCGTTCGACGGCGACGCAGCCGTAGCGTTTACAGGGACAACCGAAATCACTGGTTCCGTGCGCACGCTTGATCTTACAGTAGATGCAAACGTAACGGATTGGAACGCGATTCAACCATCGCCGCCGGTCCCGTTCGCAACGTGGGTCAATGTCGGCGTTCGCGGCTTTATTTTGGTCAAAGGAACTGCCTGGGGCACAATTACAGCTTGGGACGGTACCGGAACGTTTCCCTATACTGCTTGGACGCCCATTAGCGCAGTCATTGGCGGCGTGACGTACAACGGTTTGTTGAGTAACGACATAGCGGGCGTAACGCCGGTCAAGTTTAAATTCACTTAATAAAGGGAGCGTTGGAATGGGCGTACCACTTAGTTCCGGCTTTACTATAAACAGTAGAGACGAGGCGGATGATCGGCTTATTTATGCGACTGTAAACGGATGCTTGGTCACCGGCGAAATGGTGAACGGAATCGCTAAGCCGTTTCTTGCATACGGTAGGCGGCATGTCGGTATGGCTGTGTACATACAAAGCGAGAATCGCACATATCGTTTCATCGGCAGTATTGCCAACGAGGATTTTGTTCCAGTCGCCGACGGAGGCGAACCGTTGCTCGGCAGTAAGATCGCCGCGACGGTAGACGCCGGTGGCGTGAAGACCGGCGATAGTATCGCGGCGGGCACGCCACTTACGGAAGTATGGAAGCGGCTGCTTGACCCGGCAGCCCCGCCCGTGATTGTCTCTTTTACGGCGGAGCCGGATGAGTTTGGCTTGAAGGAGGTCGGTGAAGCAATCTCCTCGGTAACGCTGACCGTCGAAGTTGAGAAGGGCGAGAATGATATTCGGTCTGTCCATATCATCAGTTTGCCTGATACCCTGCTTACGGAAGACCTGAGTATTACGGACAGCGGAACTGTCTCTATTACCGATTCGGTCGGTATGGATCAGGGTATCCGGGAGTACAGGTGCCTTGTGGAGGATGTCAAAGGCATCACACAAGCGGCCTATAAGAAATTTGAGTTTGTTTGTCCGGCCTATACCGGTTCGGTCAACACGGCAACACCGGCTGTGCCCGTGTTGCAGGCGTTGGACAAACATCTTGTTAATAAATCGAACGTGGCGCATTCCTACACGCATATCGGCAAACGCATGTGCGGATGTTTCCCCGTTGAATGGGGGATGCCGATTGCGATCCGCGATGATAACGGGAACGACTATCTCGCTCTGTTCACACATACGGTGCAGGAGTTCACGCTCGGTTTGCATGACGTGGATTACAACGTATTCGTTTATTCGATGGCCAATATGTCGGACGAATTTCAATTAACTTTCCAATTTAAATAAAGGAGCATAACATGCCTTTTCCATTTCAAGGAATCAATATCGCGGCTGGTTTTTCCAATAATTCGCCTACACCGCTCGATCCTTACGGGTTTGTTAATACCCGGCAGGATTTGAACCTGCCTGACCATCCTACTGCTCCCGGTATCTTTGCAAGCTACCTGCGGTTCATCGGACGTGCCGTTTATGTGATTGACGAGAAACAGACGTATCGGTTGAAATCCGGAGTTACTGACGCGGATTGGGAGATCGACATCACTGCACCGCCCCCGATTCTCTCGATATGGGAGAATGATACGGAGTATTACGAAGGTCAGATAGTTTGGTGGAACGGGACCCTGTGGCGTGTGAATACCACGCACACCTCTTCGCCGTCTCCGGCTACGCTTGAAGACGATCTGGATAAATGGGATTCGTCCTCTGCGGACACCTATTCTATCGACGCAACGTTGCTTCCGTTTTCCAACATCCCGGCTGGGACGAAGCTGGAAAATCTCACGTTCTCTGAGATGATGGACATGCAGGTCAACCCGGACGTGCCGCCGACGGTTACGTTCTCCGCGTTGCCTGCGTTTGGTGTCCGTGAACGTGGTGTGGCGATTTCCAGTATCGACCTGTCTGCCGCGTTTGTTAAGACCAAGTATCCGATCAGTAAGGTCGAATTCTTTGAAGGGGCGACTTCGCTTGGCCTGGCGACGGTAACGGTCCCTGCCGGTGAAACGGTACAGCATACGGGCCTGTCTTTGGATGGTAAAACGGATATGACTTACGGTGTCGAAGTCACGGATACCAATTCGTTGGTTACAACGAAATCCGGTAAGTTCCAGTTTGTCAATCCGATGTTTATTGGCTCTGTCCCGGCTACGGTTACACCGAGTACTGTAACTGATACGGACGTTACCGGGATGACAAAACGGATCGCATTGCCGAATGTAACACAATCGCTGGCCTACACGCTAACCAACGAGAAATTTGCCATCTGGGTTCCTAATACCTGGAACGCAATTTCCCGGATCATGGACCCGAACAGTTTCAACATGACCACGAGCTTTACGAGTACACCGCTCAGTATTGTCAACGCGGCTGGTGAAACCGTTGCCGGGCGTGTGTGGATTTTGAATAATCCGACCACGCAGAGCAATTTCACCGTCACCTTTTATTTCTAGTTGACGGATGCGATTAGGTGCGTTAGCTCATAGTCAATTATGGGCTAACGCTGTTGATCTTTTGTTTCTTTCTACGGTACGGTCCAATGGCAATTCCAATAGCATCCGGATTTAAGTTAAATGCTCCCGTGCTTATCGACGCGGATATGATCGTCGATTCGATGGGCGATCTTCTGCTTCGAGAGTTCAAAAAAGAGGGGCTCGTGATATGGGTCCGCGACATTGGTTCCGCGGTCGTTTGGGATGGTACTGATTACGTACCGGTCAGCGGGTCGGAGACGGTTATCGGTAAGGTTGTTGAACTGAACGAGACGACCCGGATCGGCAAAGTGGAGAAGCTGGATGCGTCCGGCCAGCCGACCGGTGAATTTCTCGAGGATGTGTATATCCTGGAGGGTGGAGAAGGGGGCGGAGAAGGCGGCACAGGTATTGAAGAGGCTCCTGAGGACGGGAAGCTCTATGGCCGCAAAGATGCGGATTGGGAAGAAGTTGTTTCGCCTATTGAAGAGGCGCCTAATAACGGGAAGCTCTACGGTCGTAAAAACGCGGCCTGGAGTGAATTGCCGCCACGCCATGAACTGTTGCCGAAAGAGGTACGGTCGGATATTGTGGCGTGGACTGTGCCACCGTATTTGGGGTCAGTGGCCTGTTCTTGTAGCCCCGGAATGGTTTACCTCGTAAAGTTTAACAGCGGTGCTGGCGGTACTGTTTCTAACATCTGGCTAAAAAACACGACTACGGCAACACACACGGGCTTTCAGGCGGCGATTTTTAGTGAGAACCGCACGACGCGACACGCTTACGTCTCTGGTACTGGTGCTAATTATCTGGCTGCCAGTGCTCCTTTTAATGCTACCGCATTTAGTGCGCCGTTCACTTTGCAGCCGAATACGATTTATTGGGCGGCGATATTGTTTCTCGGCACTATGGCGACTCCCGTGGTAGGCACCTGTGCGAATAATTTGGGTTTGGGGCTAAATGGTCCGGTCATCACTTCTGCATCCGGGCTGGCATCCATACCGCTGGACGCAAGTAGTGGTTTCCCGAATGCAGGCTTGTTTTTCCCGTGTATTTTCTTCACTTGATAGGAGAAATCGATGAGTATTGTTCTTGTTACAAAAAAACCGGACGGGCTGCTTGCGGCTCCGTTGGGCGGTGCGGGTGGCGGCGATCCGAACATGGAGCTTCGTAAGGAGTATTTCGTCTATAGCGGCAATCCCAGCTTTACTTTGGAGCATATCCCTGTCCGTGTGGTGCTTGTTTCTGTCAATGGTAAGACGGATAGCAAAGCAACGGACTACGCCGTATCCGGGAACATACTTACCGTAAACGTGCCATTGTCTTCAATGGACGAGATCGCAGTTGTCTACAGCATAGCCGAGGGTGGTGGCTTGCGATGGACGGTTTTGGAAGATTGACCACCACTTTTTCTACTACTCTAAGGAGAAATAACTCATGGCAGCTATTACTGACGGCGTGACCCCTCTCGATATTGTGCTTAATACTGGTACTACCAATGTGGCGCAACCGGAAGGAACTTTTACTATTTGGCGTAACGGATTGTATTACGCCCCGACGGACTCGACCCAGCAGCTTTTGGGCCAGGTCGAAAACGTCGCCTCGTTGCCCGCATCCGGGCTTACGGATCGTTACTACGTGAATACGACGACCGCGTCTTTGCACCGGTGGACCGGCTCCGCGTGGCAGCAGATCGGTGGTCTGAGCGGACCTGCCGACGAAGCACTTAAACTCACCAATGCACGGAATTTCGATCTTTCCGGTAAGGTAACGACCGCCGGTGCCGTCGCATTCGACGGTACGGCCAACGTTACGATCAATGTTACCGCTTTGGATGCTACCGGTTTGAGCGGAGTGATTGCCGTTGGTGTTACTACCGGCGATCTTGCGGCGAACAATAACAGCGGCGCATTGGCCAATACCAAGTATGTCGATGCCGGTCTGCTCCTCAAGGCCAACGTTGCCGATATCTACACGAAACTGGAAGTGGACAGCAAGCTGACCGCCGTGATGCGGTTCAAAGGCGTTATTGCCGACAAGAATGCGCTTGACGTAATTGAATCCGGTACGCCGACTCTTGGCGACGTGTACCAGCTTCTGGACACCGGCGAATTCTGGATTTTCAACGGCACGACATTTGAGAAATCCGGTTCGCTTGTTGATCTGACCAATCTGGTTACGATCTCCGGTGCCCAAACGATTACCGGCCAGAAGACGTTTTCTCAGACGATTCTTGGTAACGCTTCTACGGCTTCTACGTTGTACACCGCGCGTACCATTAACGTTACCGGTACCGGCCTGTCTGGTACGGCGGCCTCGTTTGACGGGTCGGCCAACGTGAGTATCGCGCTTGCGTTCTCCACGGCTGCCGAAGGAGACAACTCGGTTGCTCCGGCGACCACGGCGTATGTTGAACGAGCGATTGAATCGGCCCGCGTCCGCTGGACCGTGATCAATCCGTAGTTTGTAACTTGTGGGCTTCGGGGCTAGGATGGCTCCGAAGTCTGCACCCCCCACACATGTAAAAACATGGCAACGTATAGTAAAGAACTCTTCAGTGTCATCGAGGGTGAAAATGCTCTTGTACCATCGATTCCGATGGTTAAGGGGCAGCTTATACTCACGCGGGATACCAAAGAGATACTCCATGATACATCACGGAATCATCGGACACGGATGTCTGATCTTCCGATTGTTACAACGATCAAATTTAACGGGAAGCAGTATTACGGCGTGCCATCTGGCGTCCAATGCCGACAGCCGTTTTATGCGACACTTGAATGGGGCCAGTCTTCGGTACGGCCGCTTATTATTGATTTCGATAAGCCGATTGGACAAAACTGTTTCCTGCAGCCGTTTGTGTATAACAGGCTGCCGAGGAACCAATGTGAGACGAGCGGGCCGACGGGTAACCAGCTTTTGTTCCGATCCTGGCCGAGAGGAAGGCAGAAGAAAAAAGGATGGTCGCAGGTTAATATCTCGAAAAATATCCAGTCTGCGAACGGTTACGGCGGGCTGATACCGATGATCCCCATTTTTACAGATGGTTCCGGTAACAAGTTCTACCGGGACGGGATTATCCGGCTGGCTCCGGGTATCAAACAGATTGTTATCCCGGCGGATTATTTGATGAAGCAGTTGATTGTCCATACAAGACGGAGATCAGGTCGGAGGATGCGGGGTGCCCATTTATCACCGAATTACGCGGGCCGGATACAGTACAGTGCGTTCACACCGACAAATATGACCTGGTACGCAGTGGAGGATTGTATGGTTACGGTCGAGGTGCAACATGCGAGCGGTTCGACCCATACGCTGTACGTGAATAATGTCCCGGTCCAGAGATGTACGTATGCCGCAGGCGGCTCTGCGGTTATGACGGCCCAGGTGAAGGTAAGCGATCAGGTAAGGGTTGATTCCTCTACGGCAGGCTCGCTGGCCTACGCCCGGCTGTATAAGGTGCCGCTGATACGGTCCCAGGAGCTGCCGCCAGACCAGCTTATGGATCCGCTGCACCGTAGCCCGCGTTCGGAGGGCGAAACACGGCCCGGTAATATTTGGCTTAGCCCGAAATCGTATATCAAATTTGCGGTCAGCGAATATATCGCCCCGGTCGGCATAATAGGGCAGCCGACCTACCGGCAGGGACAATACACACATGGGATTTTAAGTTCGGTTACTTTGACCTCGCACCGGTACAAGACGAAGAACGGGATGGCGGTGTGGGTAACTGATTTGTTGGAACGTTAGGATTTTTTCCCCTGTAGAGGTAAGCTCAAAACAGAACACCCTCTTTTTGTAGAGTGTGTTCCCTAAAAGGCGATGCACTTTTGCTAAGGCTTTATAGCGCGTTGCTGTGAAACAGGCGTATCTCTTTTTTTGTGGGAAAAGAAATTTTCCAGTTGTTCCTTTGAACGTGAGGCTTGCCGAAACGGTCGTCGGTCGGCTGGAAAATTTCCATTTAATTTGAAAACATGGCAGACGTTTATTTCAATAGTATCGAGACGGTCGAATCGAAGCTGGGTGGTGTGCCGATCAGCCCCGGTAATCTGATCGTTGTGCGGGATAAAAAGAAGATTGCCTACGATACGTCGGAAGGGAGCCGGATTGAAATAGGCGGTGAGAGCGATGTCGCATTTGTGCGGGAGACGTTTTCGTATACGGGGAGTAATACATTTGCGCTTCGATACGAGCCGGTGTTTGTCATGCACGTGTTCGTGGTGGATGCCGCAACACTGACGTTCGGCGAATGGACGCTGAGCGATAAGGATATAACGGTATCAGGCACGCTGGCCGTCGGTAGCACTGTCGAGGTGCAGTATATCGTCGGCACGTTGCAGCTCGCGGCGGAGGGGCTGTCCGCCTATGAGGTTGCCGTGAAGAACGGGTTTGTCGGGACGGAACAAGAATGGCTGGACAGCCTAAAGGGCGGTCTGAAATGGAAGGTGGGTATCTAAGATGTCAGTAACAGTACCAAGATTAGTAAACGGCGAAATACCTGATGTAATACTGCCCAAAGAATTTATCGAGGGCGTTGTAACGTCCGTGATTGAAGAGGACGTGCTACCCGCAGTGCAGCAGGCGCAGAATACAGCGACGCAGGCGGCGAATGCGGCGGACACGGCCAAACTGACCTGGAAGGTCGGAAACCAAAACCAACAATAATGAGGAGCATCGATGGCTATTACAACAGGTACTGCAGTAGGCGTTTGTTTGGTAACGGACGGGGAATTTAGTACCCTTCAGGGATCGAGCGCGTTTGTGGCGGGCACATTTTATATCACGGGCCGGAAGGTTCGGCTGGCGACCGCGAATAATGCGTTTACGCTGTTCGGCGATGTGCGAGTGCTCACGTCGGCGTTGGCTGCCGGGTCAGCCGAAGCAGATACTGTGTATCTGGATATGACCGTTGATCCGCCTTTGTTTAAGATCGTTGTTTCCGGCGCGTGGAAGACAATCGGCGGCGGCAGTAGCGGCAGTATCGATTGGAGTCAGATCACCAATGTGCCGACGGATTTCCCGCCGAACGCACATACGCATAACGCGGGCGATGTAATCGCAGGTACGCTGCATACGGACCGAATACCGAATCTTGATGCGGGGAAGATAACAACCGGTACGCTGGCCGACGCAAGAATACCAAATCTGGATGCGGCAAAGACGACCACCGGTACGTTTAACGTGGCCCGGCTGCCTAACGTTTCGTTGTCTGCCGAGACGGGGGTCGGGACGGATAAAACGACCCCGGCGGTTAGTGCGGATTCTATACCCAATATGCTGCAAACGATCTGGAGTAAGATCAGGCAGGTGGCTAATAGCGTCGGTAGTGCCGGGGGCTCAATATCGGGAACGCTCGGTAATCTTGTTGCGATTGGTTCGGCAGGTGCTCCTGTCGATAGCACCCGTAAGGTCGTCGATTCATTTGGTACGCCGGAGATACCAGGCACACCCGGTACACGTATTCTGAGGATATACGGAAATCAGTCTCTATGGAGTAATACATTAGTAGCCTGGGCGTCTAATCCGGGTAGCGGGTTAGTAGCGTCCGGTGAGGATGCACATGAAAATCCAAATTCAATCATTGAGGCATATGCTCCCACTCCGTTTGGTAGAACCTGGACATGGTATGCGCAAGGTAACCCAAGTGCTCCTGTTGCCAATAACTGGGTTCTTGATGTTACGTTGCAGGCGGGGGATCAGCTTAGTGATTTTACATTCTGGGGGATGAGCACCCAGACGATTGTAACCGTAGGAGGAACACCGTCTATACCGGGCGTTCCTGCTGCGGATAAGGATGTCCCGTCGGTCAAGGCCGTCAATGATCTGCTGGCTGAATTTGAAGGTGGCGGCAGTGTTGACCTAAGCGGTGTTGTTAAAGTTGCAGATGCCGCTACCACTATACGGACGGCAGGAACAGCGACAGATACGAATTGGGCGACAGAGAAAGCGGTCCGGACAGAATTGGACAAAACGTTTGTCGTGTGTGGAGACGCGGCAGCTACCGCCAATAAGGTGGTTACGATTGCCGGATTCACACGTGTTACCGGGCAGCTCGTTGATATCAAGTTCACGAATGGTAACTCGGCCACGGCCCCTACGTTGAATATCTCGTCTACGGGCGCGGCGGCGATCCGTTTGGAGGATAAGGTAACCGCACCTGTTTTGGCCCATATCCCTGCCGGGCATGTGGCACGTTTGTATTTCGACGGTACGCAATGGATAATGATAAACCCGGCGGCAAGTACATTTACGCCCCCTGTTGTAACGTGCAGCGATGCGGCGGCCACTGCGGGCAAGTCAGTAACTATCGGCACTGCCAATGCCCAGTTCAATCGTGTAACGGGCAGTACGATCTCGGTGATATTCACGAGCGGTAACTCGGCGGCGGCCCCTACGTTGAATGTGAACGGAACAGGAGCAGCGGGTATTAGGATGCCGAACGGTAACGTGCCGGTACTACATCAATTGCCAGCGAATCATCGTGCGCTGATGATGTTCGACGGAACCTATTGGGTTCTGATGAACCCGGTCAATGTTGTGGGTACGCACTATAATTTTGGCCCGATTAAAACACTATGGGTGGGAACGGAGGCCGAGCGTATATCGTCCGGGTTCCCCGTAACGGAAGAGACCCTTTTCTTCTATGAGGAGGCGTAGGAATGCCTATTGGAGTCGGCTATAAAAATATCAGTGATGTACGTGTGGGTACTAAACCAATCGAGGTGGTGAAGTGCGGCAATACCATTGTGTGGCAGCGGGCCAAGAACGTACATATCACGCATGTAGATGCTGTTAGTCGTTACTACGGGTCTCATAGTCCGACGCCACCGACTGGTAACGTTGTCGAGGTCATAGACGGAGTTGCAAGTGATGTAGTGTTTAATCCGGTTGCAACTTTATGGGTGTACGCTACCAGCGGCAGCGGCGATTTCAATACAACTGCGTATCGCAGTACCAGTCCTACGGGCCCGTGGACTCAAGTTGGGTCTACCGGTGTTACTTCGGGTATGATGCCGGGTTGGTACTACCCTGTGGCAATATCGGACAGTAAGTGGGCCGGTCCGCTTTATTACTACGTACAAACAGAACTGGGAACTACCCCGGTCATTAAGGTTGAGTTTATGCCTTTGTCGATTGTTTCTGTCGGCGAGGTCTTGGATAATTTTCATAGCTACTCTCCAGGTAGTGATATTGGAACACAGGTCCCCTGGGCAGGCAAGTATCGCGGTGTTCCGGTTGTTGGCGGCGAGGTAAATGGTATGTGGCTCAACCCGCCCGGCGGCTGTGTTATTTCGTCGCCCGATGACTCGATGACTTTTACCGTTGAACGAAGCGATAACCCTAGCGGGCCGTGGACCGAGATAGGAAGGGCACAGCAAACAAGCGGCGTGGATGTAAATGCTGGGACAATACGTGTTCAGTTCTACAAGAACAACCCGACCGTTAGCCCGCCGTTGCCTATTTACCTGAGAACTATTGGAACCTATGGCCCCTCAAAGGTTGTGAAAGTGAACTATCCCAGCCTCTGGATTAGCAAGGTCAACGGTGTGCCTGTGTTGCCGGTGCATGATATAGACTATTTCTCGCCGCTGGCACCGATCCGTGAGAATAAGATATTCGTCGAGGAGAACCCGCCGACGGAACTGACGTTTGAACTTTCACATACTACCCCGCCAGAACCGGCGGATACCTCCGTATACAGAGCAGATAGTACCGATGGTCCGTGGAAAGGTATTTGGATACACGGGAGCACCGCTGCATTTCCCGGAGGCACGCCAATTACGGTGCCTCTGGTATATCTCGATAACCCGAAAAGTACCGGTACGAAATACTACAAGATTGAGGGCTGTGATGTACCGACGAGTCAGATTGTTGCAGTTGCGCCGCTTTTGGAGTTTAAGATCGTCGGTTCGTCGTCCGGCTCCACTGTCCAGTGGGTTCCTACGACCTGGTTTGATTTCCAGATTGCACCGGCGATTACGAACCCGACGATCAAGCTGCAAAAGAAATCGGCTGGTGGCTCTTGGCAAGATGTAGATACGCTGAATTGGACGGGAACCGTCGGGACATCGCCGAGTACGTATCCCAATCCGGTGAGATTTACACCGGCAAGTAATGCGATTATTGATTGGACGGTTATTTACCGAATGATAATCACCAACTTTACCACTTGGGACGGTACGCCGTTTACTGACCCCGTTTATTCCAATGAATTCCCAATAACCTACGGCTATGATTGATAAACGTTACAGTTATGTTCGGTCTGACGAGATTCCTTCCGTGTCCGCGGACAGGGAGGAAGCTGGTCCGGACGACGAGGAACATTTGAACGATCAATTGGCAGAGGGCAATCACGATTAACCATTTAACACATTTTGAGTACTATGAGTAACAATCCAAACATTATTCCCGGAACCATTGTCATTGCGAACCTGGCCCAGGTGGTCGAACCGCAGGAGCTTGATGTTGAGGAGCTGAAGGCAAGTAATCTGCCGAAACAGACCCAGCGGCCTTTCTACTACGGTGATATGGAGGACCCGACGAAGATTGGCGAGCCGGTCAAGGTGATCCAGGGCAAGTACGCATTTATCCTTGTCGGTATTGCGGACGAGCCGGTCCCGCCACCCGATTTCTTCCGCCTGGCCGATGTCATTAAGGAAGAGCTGCCCTACATACAAGGGGTCGGTACAGTGCGGCAGGATGCGGTTCCTGTGATCTCGGAAGAGCCGGGCGACTACACGGTTGTTTATTCCGGTGATTTGAAACTGATTGCGTACAAGACGCCGGTGGAGCCGGAAGTTACGCCCGATGTTATTGAGCCGGAACTGTCGTAATTGAGAGAAAGCAGGTGAGCCTATGCCTGAAGAGAGAAGAGTGCTGTTGTACTTCAAGAACTTATCTATCGCGGTGGACCAATTGATTAACGCGATATTTTTTGGGTTCGCCGACGAGAGCCTTTCCGCCCGCTGCTGGCGGGAGAAGCGGTGGTTCCGGTATGTCTTGGACTCGCTCTTCTTTTGGCAGGTGGATGAGCAGGGCCGCAGGCATTGTGAACAGAGCTATATTTGGGAGAGGAAGCGGATGGACCTGCCGCCGGAGTATCGGAACAGGCGTACACACAAACACCAAGAGAAATGATTTTGAACCGCCATGCTAAAACTCATATTCAACATGATAGCACATCTTAGCGGGCAGGCGTCCACGGAAGGGCACGCCGTCTCGAAAATGTCGCCTACCTCGCTTTTGAAGTACCAGTTCGGCGTCATGTTGAATATCTTTATCTTTCTTTTTATCGGTCTGTTCGGGACCGTCTATATCCTATGGCGAGACGCAGGTGCCGACCGGGTCGAATACATAAAAAGCGTAAACGGGTTCCATCTTGTGTTGAGCGAATTGACCGTCAGTCTGAAACAACGAGACTTGCTGCTGGAAAAGATTGTAGAAAAAGTTGATCGTATCAATACGAATATCATCATTCTGGGCAGCAAAATATCGCAAATAGACCGGGCCACAAGCGGCGTAAAGGCAGATGGCGAGTTTCCCGATTTGATCGTATCGCCGGACGACTTGCCGACAGGCACCGATTATCGTTTGGAACAATGAATTTTCGCAACAACGTGGAAACCGAGTGGCGGTTTCCACTTTTTCATATCTCAGGTTATGTCTTTTGAAAATACACACGATACGCCCGTTGAAAGCCGTGAAAATGGTGTGGGGGACCGCTTTGTAAGGAAGCGTAACGCGATGCGCAGGTCCGAACGCTACCAATACTATAAACACGTAATGGAGATACTCCCGCAGGGGTTACTGGCGTTTATTGTGGTGCAATTCCTGGCCGTGGTCTTCCTGTGGTATACGACGATTAAAGACCGAAAAGAATATACGAGATGTATTCAATCCTTCGATGCGTCGATTGCGGTGCTTAACGACACACTGGAGCAGCTCAATAAAAATATCAACACGGTGGACCATGATTTAATCCTACTTATCGATGAACTCCATAACGAGGTCGATACGGTCATCGATAAGGCAAGTGCGCTTGAAGAGCTATGACTGTTTGGCTCCAGTTTATTATCTGCTTTTTGTTCGTTTGTTTTTTATGGCGGTTTCGCGGCCTGCTGTTCGGCGGTCCGCCGAAACCGCCTACTCCTTTTGTTACCGAGGTGTTTGATATGTCTGATAAAGTTGCATTTACCGTGTTGTTCCCGGCAGTTCCGGCGGCGGGGAGCCCCGTTGTACGGATGCTGGAGTTTTTTGTAAAAGAAGAGAAGGTACAGACCGGAGAGCTTCCGCTTGAGGAATGCGTGGTCCGGTTTGTCATCCCGTATGAAACGGAGGCGGAGATTTATACCAGAACTGCGGATAAGGCCGGTAACTGGTCGGAGCCGAGCTTCCTGTTTATTTCCGGCTTGAAGGATATGACCCCGCCTCCTGCGCCTCCTGCGCCGGTGCTTACGGCGGGCACTATGGAAGAGGTGTCCGAAGAAGTCGGGTTCACAATTGTGCCGCCCGCGACGCCGGACGAACCGGAGGAAGAACCGAAAGGCGAACCTAAAGAAGACACGCCCGAAGAAGAAAACGCCTCCGAAAGCGGCGATGATGAAACGGGCGAAGAAGAAGATACCGACCTCGAGGTAGATGAAGAAGAGGCCGAATAGTTTTTATGCCTCGCTCGAAAGCCCGCCACGTGGCGGGCTTTTTTGTAGGATGCTACGTAGGGTGCTACGTTTTTGTAGGATGCTACGTAGGATACTACAAAAATTGTTCTTTCAATTAAAACACAATGGAAAAGCTCGCTGATATTGGAATGTTTGAAAATCTACAAAACGGTGCCCATGCCCGAATGGGCATGTCGGTTATGCAACCGTTTAACGCAGCGCATGTGGATAACGCCACCTTCTGGGAAAGGGGTAACGAGGTGAAAATCGAAGATGTGCCGCCGTCCGTTGTACGGGATCGGCTTGAGAATATCAATGAAACGGAAGCGGCGATGTCCGCGCTTAATTATGCGAGGATGATAGAGCTAACAAAATTAAACGCCTCCCCGTCTTCGGATGCAAAAAATCGCAGAATAAAAGAAATAGAACAGGATTACCAACGGCAGTTTATTCCGCTAATGGACCATTATAAAAAAGAAAGAGATAGGCCACAAAAAGATTACAACATCATAGCAAAATCGGAAACAGGGGAGTGGTTGGATCGTAATTAGGGATGTTTTGAATTTTACGGTTCGATGCGCTGTTTTTTTAAAAACTCTTCGCATTCTCTAACTTTTGATTTCCACCCGGCAGATATTTCTTCTAATGACATTTTGGGCATATCGCGTGTTGCGGAATCAGTGAACGCTTGGTTGGCGCATGCGTTCATAGAAGCATGAAAGGCGGACCAATCCTCCTCTGCCATTCTGTGTGCATTGCGTACCATATTGCCCATCGTCTCGTAACTGAGGTCAAAAAAGTTCAAACACTCCTCAAGGGAAATTCCGCCTTTTTCCTCGTCCGTCATTCTGTTGTACATTTTCGTATAGTACGCTATTTGTTTTTCGTTTAGATTTTTCATGCCGTTTGGTGCCCCTGATAAAGAAATAGATTTGAATTCGACTTTTATAATATGCGGAAAATTAGACAAGTTTCAAGCAGGCTGTGTAAAAATCATGGGTTGCCTTACCGAAAATTGATCTTGTTTTTAATTCTTACGACCGCATATTTGTTTTGTAGAACAAGCGCGAGGCTGCAGGATAGTTAGCATTTCGTGGTCCGGCAGTAGTAGCGTGTGCCGAGGTGAGTTTCGTGACTTTGTCCAAGTTCGCTTGGTTGTAGCGGCTGAACGAAAGATATTGATAAATCGTCTTTTGTGCCTCGGCACATGTTTTACGCGTGTCCTGCAATCCCCGGTTTCGTGCGCTCCGGAGGTACGGTTTTCGTTACGGTTCCCCGTGCCTCCGGGCGTCTTTCTACGATAGAGAGCGGACCACAATGGGAACGAATAGCGATTCTGAATATATTTTTCTTTTAAACTTGCTCTACGAATCTATTGAAATATGTGTGTAAGGAACGAACCTTACAAAATTCAAAAACATTTTTCAAAAAGGATTATTGCCATGTCAAGTAACACCGAATATCGAAGCATTTCAAGTAACACCGGGGATTGGAGCCTTTCAAGTAACACCGGGAATCGAAGCAGTTCAAGTAACACCGGAAAGTATAGCAGTTCAAGTAACACCGGGAATTATAGCCTTTCAAGCAACACCGGGTATCGAGGCAGTTCAAGTAACACCGGAAAGTATAGCAGTTCAAGTAACACCGGGAATCGAAGCAGTTCAAGTAATACCGGAAAGTATAGCATTGCCGCTGTAAACGGTAAAGACTCGATTGCGATTGTCGAAGGAGAAAATTCAGTGGCCGTAGCGACGGGCCTGGATTGTACCGCGAGGGCAACCAAACCGGGGAGTGTTATTTTCCTTGTCGAACGCGACGATGAATGGAACATTATTAACGCCAAGTGCGGCATTGTTGGTAAGGATATTGAAGCGGGCGTTACGTACAAACTTGTCAACGGGGAATTCGTCGCCATCGCATGACTGGTACGCGTATTTTGAGAACAGATAATGCAAAACGCCTTATCTGTTTTTTTTTTTCTAAATAACTGTCCAAATTGGCATATTATACAACAGTTCACAATTATTGCGCCAAAATACAGCAGTAGAAAACAATGTCAACAAAACCAGAACTACACGAATACGCCGCGATGCTGCCTATGCCGGATGATACCGACATTGAAGCTCGCGTCAACGAGATCAAAGCCGGGTGTCCCCCCGTGATTATTATGTACGAGGGCCGGATATTGGACGGGTACGACAGATACCTCGCGGCCGCACGAGTCGGTGCCTACCCCGCGTACAATGATTATCTGGGCGACGATCCGCTGGGATTCGCAATACAAAATAACAGGTATAGGCATCACATGACGCCTTCGCAGTTGACGTTGCTCGCTGTCGATTACTATCTGTTACGAAAAAAAGGCGGATACAAAGTAACGAGCAAGTCGGCGTCCAAAATATCAGGCGTAAGTTGGCGGCATATAGAACGTGGAGTAAGGATCAGAAAATATGCTTCTCTTGACCTCCAACGACAGATTATTGACGGCACACTATCTATCGAACATGTCGATAACGCGCTCGCAAAAGCAGAGGCCGATCTTGGTGTTCGTGCAAAAAACGCTTCCGAAAAAGAATTGGAAAATATCAAAGACCGGACCGATGAGATTATTGCAAAAAATATCGAATGCTCAAGGCGCACAGATCGGAAAGAATGCAACAAAAATCAGCCATTGGTAAAAGAAGCCATGAAACAAATCGAAAAAGAAGAAATAACCACGGAAGAAACAGAGGAACGACAGGAAACGGAGCGAGGCCTCGTAACACGAGCGGAAACAACGCCAGATACGTCCATCAAGCCCACAGTAGCACACGACGATTGTACGCCGTTTCAAAACGAAATACAAAATTGCCTAGAACGGTGGGAAACTTTTTATGAGTTGGCCAGACGCGACAGGGAAGCCTCACACGATGATGTTCTCGTCAGCGTCGTGAATGAAGCGAAAAGGATAAAACGAATTCACGGGTTGGCTCCCGCCTACGATTGGACCCAACAAATGTGCAAACTCGTCCTGCACGCAATCTCGCCTACGTCAGAATCGAACGAACCGGACGAACCGGAACAAACAATAACCGAACCCCTAACAAAAGAAACAGAAATGACGCCATCAGAAAAACGTATCCACGATATTGTCCGCACCTATTTTATCGAACTAAAGAAAAACGTATCGGTAATAATCGTAGCGATCAAAAAAGACGGCACCGTCACGTTTGCAAACGATAGGCATTGTTTGCCTATCGAAAAATACCCGTATTATTTCAAAGGCACGTTCAAAGAAAGCCAACATTTGGTGCCTAACGATTTGTACCTCGTTCGACGGTTCAATTTGATCGCCAAACGGTGCATCGTCGATGTGCACAATAACGGGCAGGTTATGCGGCTGATATGCAAACGCGGAATTCCCGTAGGCCCCGTGTCTGTTTTGAAAAAGACCGAAAAATGCGGTACTCAAATAACTATCACGCCCGATCCAGAAATATTCCCAGACGGCGTGATGGGCTACGACGCACTGAAGTATTCTCTGCAATACATGGCGTACGTTTGCCGAGGTATCACGGTCAGTCTCCGTGATGAAAAGACCGGACAAAAGGAAAAGTTCTTTTACCCAAAAGAACCGGAAACGCCCGTAACTCCCGTATGCGAAGCAAAGGCGGGCCAGGAAACGACGCCACCCGCTACGGTTCCAAATGAGCCTACGCCTAATTTCAAACCGAAACCAATTACGCCCGAATTGATAGCATCCATAGCCCCTGATCTGGCACCAAAAGCAAAATTACCAAAAAAACAACGGCCCGATCCCGAAACAATGTCCGTTGACGACTTCCACTTATGGCTCATAGAAAAAGACGAAAAAAGCAAGTCGATACAAAAGCGATGCAAAATGACATGGTTTCGGTGCGCCGTTGGCGAAAAGTTGTTAAACAAAAACGAAAGTAAATGGGCATACTACATAAAGTACGGACACCACATAAAAACAGTTGGACAGTTGAAAAACTACCTCTCGAAACGGGGCCATAAGGGTTGGAAAGGCGTCGGCACAGATACGGAAAAGTACATTTTGAGTATGATCGACTTGTTCTGCAAACGCCGAAATGATTGACAATTCGGTACGGAATGCTACAATGCCGTTTTGTTTGTATTCTTTTTGCCGTTTTGATTTTAGTACAATGCAAACGTACAATAGCTTCAATGAGATGTTGGGGACGACCGGAAGCTCCGAAGGAGCCGGGGTCGATTTTCAAACGTTGCTCGAACGGACCGGCGGCACTTCCGCTCCTTTGCTTTCGGAGATGGCGATGTTCAATATGTCGCCCCCTTTATTTCCGGTAAAAAAAGTAGAGGGGTACGAATTTTTTATTTGGCCAACAGAGGGACCTCGACCGCATGTCCATGTAAACGCACCGGGCAATAAAAACGCAGAATTTTGGCTCACCCCAAACATCTCCGTTAAAGATAATGGAAATATGCGAAACGACGAATTAACCCAGGCTATAAAACACATTGTCCCCAATCAAGAAACATTTATTCAGCAATACAAATCAACTATACCTTCTTTCGCCCAACAAAAGGGACAATACGATGACAAACATGTGCCCAAAAGCAGTCAAGAAAGCAACCGAAAACAAAAGCGAGGTCGAATTTATCAACGACCCGATTCAGCCCAGCCTGACAACTGAACAGAGTGCCGAAGTTTTTTCCATTTTACAAAATGGATTTTGGATAACTATTTTTTCTAAAGAATTTTTTATTAAAAAAAACTGGGAAGATTGTAAAAAAGATTTTTTTGTGTCATTCGATCAGTATCCTCATTTTTTAGGAACAACGCCAGAAGAAATAAAACATGTTCGCGTGATGTACGATACGGTACTTTGGCCTTTATTAGAAATTTACATTGGTATTGAATGGCTAGAAAACCCCGCCCCTAATACATTTTTAGGCTTTACTACAAAAGAACTGGACCGTCTAAAAAAGTATAACGATACACAAATCGCAAACGGAAAGGAGCCGTGGTTAAGCGACCGGCTTTTAGATTTTGAATACTGGAACGAAATCAATAAATAATATAATGCAAACGTACAATAGCTTCAATGAGATGGCGGGGACGGCCGGGAGCACCGAAGGGGCCGGGGTCGATTTCCAAACGCTGCTCGAACGGACCAGTGGCGTATCGGAGATGGCGGCGTTTAATATGTCGCCTATTTTCAAGGGGACTCCTAAATATCGCGGTAAGAATTTCGGAATTGGTTCAAACGAAATACAACATGGTGGCGTGCTTGAACCTCCGCATACGCATATTACGTTGCCTGAAGGCGAGGTGAAAATTTGGACAGCGGCAGGACCAAATAAGGATCAGGTAACGCTTGCCAATTTTTCGCCGTCTGTTCCTAAAAAGGAGTTGGGAAAAATTTTAGAAGTCGTATCGGATAACCGCGTATTATTTGTCAACAAATGGCTTGAATGGGCGAAGATAAGTTACCCGCAAGACCCCACAATTAAAGATTACGATTTGAGATAAAGTAGATGGGCAAAAAAGTAAAAAGACAAAGAAAAAGCCGTATGCCAAAAATACGCGGTTGGAAGAAAAAACGGCGGGCGGCCGTAAAAATATACGGTATAACGCCGGAAGGCTTTCAATTGCGTACTTTTAACCGTGATTATTACGTATCACGAGATACGTTCGCATGGTTTCTAGACGCGAGTGACAATGAAATACGAGATGTTACATTGTTTCCGTGTATGTGTTGCGATCCGCTTAATTGCCGTTGCAACGACGATCATCCCGGCGATCATTTTCGATGGGAAAGGCTAGACGTTGACCTATGTACATGGGATTTTGAATACCCGGAAAAACGACACGTATACCATGCGGCAAATCCGCACCGAGAAAAACATGGTAGGTCTAACCATTGAACGCCTGCTCTACGAACCCATATTAGACGCGGCCCGACTTTTTCGATTCAATACTTTTTCAAGGAGGAAAATAATGCAACGCATCGTAACGCTGACCAAAGGGAATGAACGCTACGTGTTCCGCTACACCGACGAAACCAACACCGAGCTGCTACGCACGCTCGGACGGTACGCGGCCGACCCCGAACTGAGCTTTTCATGGTACGACGCCGCCGTGGTGAGCCAAAAAATACGAAAGAAAAGGCATACAAAATTTCAGTCCCATAACCGGCTACAAGCCGTCGGTGCCCTGCAATAGACGATCCCGCCACGTGGCGGGCTTCTGCACGCTCCATAATTGGGACGCCGCGATAATCCAGCTCAGATCAACAAATGATTCTAAAACAATTCGCCACTACCGAGTGCTTTGTTTGCAAAAAACATCTCCCGATGCTCCATGAGATTGTGGCGCATTTCGACGGTGATGTCCGCCTTGAAATCGTTGACGTAAACACGCTCCTTGATGACGGCGCGTCCACGCTTCTTTACACCGTCCCGGCGTACCAACTATGCCGCGATGACGGCTCCATCGCCGAACTATGGGCCGGAACGAAAACGAAAGAACAAATCATTGCAATCATTCAGGACACGCTCAATAACGAATAAACGTTGAATGCTTTGGGAAACATTACGATGCGAGCAAATTCTTATATTTTTCACGTTCCGACCAGAGGATGCCGTTGATTCCATACTTTTCAAGGGCCAAAAGGATCGTCGAATTGATCGGCGATTTCGAGTCATTAAGAATAGGATAGATTACAGAACCGGGCCAACGCGTTTCTTTTATATCGTCCCATTCAAAAATCAACCGCTGGACTGAATTCTTGTCGGGATTATTGATTGGCTGCACAATTCGTTCCGGTGACTTGGTGGACTTCGGAATGGCAGCAAAGAAATTATAGGAAAAGCCGGATTTTCCTACAAATTTGATTTTTGGCGTAAACCGTATCTCGGACGCGTCCAGCCAAGATGCCGCATCGTCGGAAAACAGGCTGGCAACGTGAGGGGACGACAGATAAAACATATCGTCCACCGAAAGCATCGCTTGGACAAGATTGTGCTTGAGTTGGGGAAACTCTTTTCGGTTGCCGTGTGCTTCTAGTCGCCCCTCGACGAGCTTGATCCCAAAACCGTTTAGCATCTCTTGCAAGATGGATTTCCTTTTGGGTGAATCAATATCGCAGCCATACATCCGTAGGTCGCTGACAATATAACCATCGTCGGTCAGAGAGACATTATTTTTTTCAGGTTTGACGTAGATTTGCAAGCAATCGTTGTGCCTGTCCAAAAACGGCGTTGTGATTTCCGTCCAGTTGTCGCCAACTTCACGTAAGACCGTTTTGTCCCGGAGCCAATTAAAATACTGCTCATTTAACGTTTTGATTTCATCAATGTTAGTCATGGTATCAAAAAAACGGCTGTGAAAATACTGGTTTTGTCGTAATGGAGCAGTAGTCCATAAAACGTTGAAAAACCTCGAAAATATCATTCGGGTCTCCGAACTCGCTTGGTAACGGTTCGGCCCACATGTCGCCGAATCCTTCACGGTACCGGTGGATATGCGGGCCTTCAATTTCTCTATTGTCAGGATTAACATGCCTGCCGCCTTCAAGGAGATCGACGCGGACAAGCACAATGGTATTCTGCGTTCGGTTGCCGAACGTATATTTTTTGACGTTGAACCGCTTGCTGTTAATGTCCAGATCAAATTCGTGCCGACGATCACCGGAAACGAGAGGAATACGCAACTCTTTTCCGCCTGTCGGAAAATCGTGGGGATTGTTCCCCTGGTAATGCTTTTCCATTGCGATTAGCCGATCCGCCTCGGATTGTGTCAAGTAGATCAAATCTCCCGTCCTCTGCTTGCCCATTATTGGAAACCTCACTTTAACTGTTGCTGCCCTGTCAGACTTTAATTTTGGGACGAGACGTTTGCTTGGCACAACGTATTCTACGTCGGATTCTAATGTATTTAAAGAAGCCTTTCAAGTTCTGTCAATACAAAATTGAGGCGTTTTTTGAAAAATATGGGAATTGCCAGCAGCATAAAATACCTGTAAAATTGTGATATTTCTCTTGGACACCTTCTTATTACGGACATATTACTACGTCGGATTCGGGACAACGGCTGCCATCTCGTACGAACTCTTGGGAACTGCGATGGCCCGGCACTTATGGCATAGGCTTCGTACCCATAGGCCGGGTGCATAAAACCTCTATTGCGCATTTGGGGGGATTAAGTAAAATAGGCGGTTTTCATGCCCCCTAACCCGAAAGGATTTGCCGCTCGTCTCCCGCAACGCCGGTAAGCTCGGGGTAGCGGAAATATCTCCACAAGAGAAAGAAATGCTTCTGGCCAATATCGCCGTTTATCAACGATCCTTGACAGACTCTGCATGGCCGAAATCAAGCCATATTTCCGTCGAACTGGAAGGGGCTCCCGATTTTTCGTTTGCCCGAGAGAGTTTGTTTACGCTTACCGGCCGATAAAAGAGTACAAGGAGAAATTTAACACCCAGTTGAATTTCGCCGTCTATTTCGGCATAATTGGTCTGCGATGTCACGTCTAATAATACGAACAGGTGCAAAATGGACGATTTAGAAAAAATAATGGGGAAGAACCTCGCGGATCACGCAAAAAAGAGAGCAGATGAACTCCGTCAAAAAATTGAAGTGTTGCCACTTCATATCGAAGTTATGATATTCGCACTCCGCAAATACCCCAAACTACAGAAAAATCTTTTTTCTTTGGGGAAAACAAGCAACTTGATGCTCGAATTCCCAAAGTTTAACGGCATGACTCTTAAAATGAGAGATTCTGATCTCCATAACCTGTTTGATACTATTGAAAGTCTGCCTACCCGAATTAAAAACGTTTATACGGGATAAAACGTCTTCACGCGGAGATATAAAATATGCGACCAAATTTCCATGCGGCACTTGTTGAAAAGCCTTCTTACCGAAAGAAGCCACAATACGAAATTCGTAAATACATCCAAAAGGATTTACGTAAACGAATCAAGCAGACGATAGCAGAACTAAAAAATAGTTATGCAAGGCTGCTTGAAGAAAAAACAGAGAAATACGATCCGTCTGACTACGTATTTAAAATGCGTTTATTGGATATAAACTCGCTTTTTAGAGATATGTCCCATTTGGATGGCGACGCTTTGTACGAAAACGATGATTACATCTTAGGATAGTTTTTCGCCATAGTAATCATGCTTTTTGTTAGGTGGCACCATTATGTCCTCTACAAGATTGCCAAACGAATTTTCCTTCTCTCGCTCTTTTTGTTTTTCTTCCTCTTTTTTCTTTGCTCTTTGTATGCCCTGATTTGTTCTTCCATCTCGTCGTTCTTTTAGGGCAAGAGCTTCCGCATCTAATTTCTTTTTAAGTTCCGTATCTTTTTCTTGCGACGCTTCTAAATCTTTTTCTTTGAATTTGCGTGTCAACGCCGAAGCTCCGCCAGAACTAAAATTGTCAACGTTCGTAAAAACGTCGCCCGTAAACCCCATCGCATTGTTAGCATTACGTTGCAAACCTTCAAACACCGATATGTCCGCAAAACCACTCATTTCTATCTCCTACAAAAGAATAAACAAACAAACAAAAGAAAAACCAAACGATCATTATATCATAAAAACGCTTACGTTGGAAATCCAAAATAGATTTCATATATTTTGATTTTTTTTGTGTACCTACTTGTATTGTTTCGCATACCTGCTAAAATGGTTGCATAAATAGTCGTATCCGCGAGGATGCGTGGATTGAAACGATTGAACGATTGAAACGCCAACCGCAAGATCACAAAATACAAATTTTGTGTCTGCGCTGTTAGTATGCCCCGTTCTGCCATTCAAAACCAAAAACCCCGCCACGTGGCGGGGTTTTGCAAGTTACGGACGGAAAATCGGCATCCAAAACGATAAACCAAAAGAACAGCGATCCCGCCACGTGGCGGGATCTGCGTATAGAAGAAATGGCAAAAAAAGAGAATAAATTGCCGTCGAAAACAAAGGCAGAAGTCTGTAACGCGATAAACGTCGCCGTCGCTTGCGGCAAAACGGTAACGGTCGATTATCCCGGCGTCGCGCATACCACACAAATTGCAGGGGCATTTCCAAATGCTCTTGGTGTATGTTGTATCCAGCATCTGGATTGGCCTGCCCTCCGTTCCTACACTGTTCCTGTTATATGGCTTTTTAAGGGCGCAATCGTCCGGGCGTACCGACCGCAAGAAACCACCGTTGAAATACTTTATGTGCACCCTTCGGATGACGACTAAAAAACCGATTCGCCTACAAGTTTCGACTCACCTTTTGCGGTAAGTCGAAGATTAAGGAAACCATTAGAAGCAATGTTTCCTTCAAGTAATCCTTGTTTTTTTATCGCCTCATAAACGCAGTTATCCAAAGCAGTTTCTTCTACGATTTTGAACTGTTCTGGTAGTTCGTCAGGATTACGAAGCAGGCGACAAGATTTTCCATTACTTTGGTGACTTTTTACGAACAACAATACTTTATTGAGCAAATCTTCTTGTTTCATTTTTCCCTTTGAGTTGGATGGGAGGAGTGTAAATGTAGCAGTTCTTCATTCTACCGTCCTCTCATAGGGGAAACAGGCCCCACTTCTTTTACCGGTTTTTCTTGACCCGGACGCCACCAAACGCCGATACGTATACCGTAACGTATACGCATACACCGTCATAACCCATACAACCAAAATAGATCGCCGGAATACATACGAAAAATCATACTTTTCGTATGTACGCCGTCGCTCGATCCGTTCTGAAAACCTATAGTAGATACGTAGCGACCGGACCGCATGGTCGCATCAACATACCGCAAACCCCAGAAAGAGACATGCCAAAAAAATCAACCAAACCGCAACCAAAGACCAAAGCCCCGAAACCCACGCCCCTGCTTCCCCCGGCCCCGGCGGAGCACCCGCTCAAGGGCAAGCCGCGTAAAACCTATACGGACGAACAAAAGGAAAGCACGCTCCATCGTATGTTCGTCAACGGAGAGCGGAAGGCGCATCTCGCACGTGAACTCGGATGCACCCCTATGGCTATCGACAAATGGGTCAAAATAGCGCGTGCCGAAGGAAGGCTGCCCGCCAGGTCCGCCAAACCCGCGTCCAAACCGGTCAGGCATACCAAGCCCGCTACGGCCACCAACGCTAGGGAACCGATCCGTGTCCGTTTCAAAAGCGGGGCCACCGTTGAAATCCCGGCCGACTGGCCCGAATCAAAGATCGCCGTACTTGTCCGGGCATTTGAATAGCCCCCCTTTGTTGCGCCCGCCGCCATGGCGGGCGCATGGGCTTTTTTCCACACCATCTGTTTCATTGTCCGACCCCAAACAAAGCCCCCACAGACGCCGTAGGATCGCGTCTAACGCGATCTCCGCAACCAAGCGACAAACAACCCCAATGCCACGCCATACGCAACGTATAGCGAAATAAAATGGAAATTTACATTTTATTGTTGAATC